CACGGTTCCACGCCACGTCGACCTCGTTGAACACGAGCTCAGAGCGTTGCCTCTGCGTGTTGAAGTACTTGAATGTTGTCGCGTCGTCGATGGCTCGCGCGGTGACGTAGTTGAGCGCGCCGTCGCCGTCGAACGAGGGGAAGACGACGCGTCGTCGGAACGCTCCGGTGGTCGACAACCCGAGGCGAAGGTACTTGGCGGTGCTGTACGACACGCCACGCTTCTCGAGGTAGCTGATGGCGTCGAGCTTGTCTGGGTGGCGCACGCCGTTGTCGATCTCATCGCACACAAGCGAGAAGTCGGACGGCAACTCGGCGTCTGCGACGTTCTCGATCGGCTCATCCTCGACGACGGTGCCTCCGTCTCCGAACGCAGCTGTGAGCTCGGCCAACAGGTGACGTGCGCCGAAGACTGGAACGAGCCGCGTTGGGCTCTTCGCTGACCAGTTGCACACCCAGCAATGTGTGATGCCGTCAGCGAGGCGGACGGCCAGCTTGCGCTTCTTCGCGTCGTGGTGCTTGCAGAACGGGCACCAGAACTGCGCGTTGATCGCGCGGCTGTCGATGTCGCCAGGCCCGAGCAGCTTCACGAGCAGCTCGTACTTCTGCGAGACGGTTATCACTGACGCGATCGTAGGTCTCTGTCACCTCTGCTTCGTCGCGCCGTGAAAGGCCACCACGAACGCGTCAGCTCTGTCGTACGACTCTGGCTTCACCTTGCCTGTCTTAGTCATGTCCCACGTGATGTGCGATAGAAGGCCGTTAGGAGCGGTGAGCTGTTGAAATGTTTGTTCTTTTTGCCCAACTCCTGCCTTCTTCTTCGTCGTCATCACAAGGTCGCACGTCTTCCGCGCTTCGCCTGGCTTCACGAACGAGATGTTTGCGTCGCCTAGTTGTTTCCTGACGCCGTATGAGACGAGCGCGTTGAACTTGGCCAACGTGAGGATCGTGTGCGCGGACGAGAACCCGGGGGTGAACGCCTGTACGGACTCCTCGATTACACACCTGTCAACGTTCAGACTATCGAGGATTACGAGGATCTTTGGAACGACACTGTCAACTTTGTTGAACAGGCCGTCGATCTTCTTCAGCGAGATGTGGCCGAGTTCGACGATGGAGAGGTCTGAGGATTCGAGAACGCAATAACCCACACACGATGTCGAAAGATCTAATCCAAGCACTCTCACTTCATCAAACCTAGAGCCTTCAAGTCAACTTCTGTGATCACCGAAAACGTCATGCTACGCAAGAGACAGAAGGCTTGCGCAGCACCGAACTTCTTCACGTTCTTGAGAAGCGTCATCTTCTTCTTTGGTTTGATCTCCACGAGGATCAGGGTGCCGTCAGATCTCAACACCTCGAAGTCCGGGTGGTACCGGCGCACCTTGCCCGTCCTCACGTTCGACACGTAGGGTATGCTGTACGGTTCGTAACGGTACGAGAGCACGTCCGGGTCCGCGTCGAGGTAGAGCGCGTACCTCAGCTCCCATCCCGACCTGTAAGTGAACGTGCCACCCTTCGGTGAGGTGTGGGTGCCGCGTTTCGCTCGACGGGAGACACGCTTCCTGCGTCGTGGCTTCTTGATCTTCTTCACTTGACGATCTGTCTTGATCGTAGGTCTTCTCCTGTGAGGATCTCGTAGACGTCTATGCCGTTAGCGGAGCAGTAGGCGCGAGCTGCCTCAGCTTTGAGCTTCGTCTTCTCGTTGTTGAGGAACTGCTTCGGCTTGATCTCGACGAGGACGCGGCGGCCGCTCGCGTGCGTGACGAGGAAGTCAGGGACGTAGTTGCGTTTGTGGTTGTCAATGTCGTAGTACGGAATGCGCACGCACTCGTACCCGTACGAAGGGACGTCGTCGTTCGAGTCCAGGTGGAGCATCATGTCCCTCTCCCACGACGAGCGGTAGAACATCCTCTCGCCGTTGTTGCCCTTGAATGACGTGTGCCACCCACTCATGTGTCCATTGCCACCGTAGACAAACCCTTTGCCATCGACAAGGTTCTGCGAGTGACCGTCGGACATCTTCTCCTTCGAATCCTCGCGATGCTTTCGCCCCTTCATCCCGTTGAGAGCTCCGTCGTGCTTGCCAACGGCTGATTCGCGCATCTTCGCTCGTGATTCGTCTCCATGGACGTGACCAAGCATCGAGTGGACGTACCCTGGTGCCGAACGTTGCTTGATGAGGGTAGCCTTCGACTTCGCGCGAGCTTCAGGGGTTGACATCGCAGCTACTTGTTCAGGCGGAGTGGTTGCCACCTTCCACAACTTGAAGCATTCACGATCACAAAGGATGTCTTGATTCTCCATGTGTGAAGTTGCTCGTGTGATCTCTTTCCCGCATTGCGAGCAAGATCGGGTCGTCTTCCGACCGTGAAGCGGACTAGCAGCACGGCCAGCGTAGACGCAAGTTGAAGAGCAGAAGTGTTTGGTTTGCTTCGCGCGATCGGTCGCGTAAAGACGTTCAAATGTCGAGTGACAATGATCGCATTCGAGGATGAGCTGTCGAGGAGGAAGGCCAGGTGCGCCTTTAGCAATACGAGGAAGAATCTTGATTTCTTTGATCATTCCTCTAAGTATGCTGTTGGGTATGGCCTAATAGTCGAACTTCACTCTTATCAAAAAACGATCTCCGCGACGCTTGACCAAAGGCTGCGCCAACTGCGTTCTCATCACGATGTTCAGATTCTCGTCGTGGAAGTTGACACCGCTGATCGTGACGAACTTCTGATTCTCAGGGTCACGATTCGCGTCGAAGGACGCTGACATCGTCGGGCTCCACGACGGGTTCGACGACGTGTTGTACGATGTCGCATCAACAAGCACGCTGATCTTTGTCGTGTGCACTGCCTTCTCACCCTCGAACTCGATCTCGAACCCTTCGGCGCCGAAGAACGGTAACGCGGGTGACTTGATAGTCACAACGCCTTCCTCGTAGAAGACGTTGCCGACGTGGTTCCACATGGCGCGTTGCGTGACGCTGTCAGCACGAAAGAGCCCACCGTTGCCATCGTCTTGAAGACGAATGGAGACGCGACCGTTGGATCCCGACATGGCAGGATCTGTGATGATGAACGAACCCGGACGGATGCGTTCGCCGAAGAACAGGTTGCTGATGTCGAAGAACACAACCTCGTTCGAGGACGCGTCCTGCGTGCGTTGGTACACAGCGTACAGCCCTGAAGGCACAACGGTGGGCGACAGCGATCCAGACTCCGGCAGCAGTCTCACGACATCTGAGAACAACGAGCCGGTCTGGTGAAACAAGCTCGAGTAGATCGAGCCAGAGATCATCTTGCGTAACGAGATGAGCGCAGGATCTGGCGAGCCAATGTCATCAACGAAACGTGGTTCGTCGACGAGATCCAACACGGATGCCATCTCGAAGTTCGGACAGAAGTTACCATCGTCGCATGGGAGCACGTTGAGGTTACGCAACCTCACGCTGGCTGTTGCGTAGAGGTAATCGTTGCATGTCAACGCACCTGGCGTGGTGTCAAGGAACTGGCTCGCTGTCAAGTGGAGAACACGCGCGTGACGGTTCGTCGCGAAGTCCCGTGTGAAGTTTTCAAGACTGTTGTACCGACCGGCGACGCCAAAGGACATCGGGGCCGAGAACGGATGCTTGCTGCTCTCATCCAGCGCGTGGAAAGGAGAGATGAGCAGTCCGCCAGATCCGTCAACTTCTGTCAACGTCGGTGAACCCGGGACGAAGAACGGAGGAACGTAGAACAGGTAGTTGTCCGCCGTGGGTGGCGCCTTCTTCACGGTCACCGAGCCGTGCACTTTGGCCTTAGTCGACGGCAGGTACTCGTCACGGATGCTGACGTCATGCAGCTCCGCGTTCAACTGGTGTCTGAACTTGAACGAGGTAGGGTAGTTCACCCCCGACGTGCCGTCTAGCTCATGCACACCTTCACGTGCGGCGGTGTCTGTCGTGAAGAACCTGGCCTGGATGCTGGGTCCTGTGTTCGACCCCTCGTAGAAGTTGCCGAGGCAAAGCACGTCGTTTGTCGCAACAGGCGGGAGGATCGTGTTGCCAGGGAAGACGAACACGCCCTTCTGGACGCCGTCGACGTAGAAACTACCTGTGCCTTGATCGTTCCTGCTCGTGCCCCACGTCACAAGCACATGGTGCCAGTTGTTGAGACGCAAGCTGTTGTCATCGGACAGGTAAGCGTACACACCGTTACCGACGCCGGGTGTGACCTGACTCGGTTGAACGTCGGCGCTCCCTGACAGCTGCAGAAGCAGACGGAAGGCGTCAGGGTTGCCGTCGCGGCCACGAGAAGATCCAGACACCAACGAAAGCACGTAGCTCGACGACAGGTGGATGATCGTTCCTGCGTTGTACGAGCTGGTCACGTCAGCCGTGTAACGTGGGTTGACGTGGAGTTCGAAGGTGAAGCTGCCAGTCGGCGAGTAGCAACCACTCGGGTACTCAGCGTCACGCACATTCGGGTAGAGCCAAGCCGCGTCGCTTGGGACTGTGTCGCTCGTGAAGAAGTTGACGCTGTGGTAGTTGACGTACGCCCAGTTGTTGCTCGGCCTATGCACACGGTAGTACGGCATCAGACTATCTTGCACGAACAGTTTCTTGGCGGTGTTGATCGTGTACAGTGTCGTTGGAGCGTGGCGTAGGATCTCCAAGTCCATCGTGTTCTTGGCGGATGTAGGCGTGGAATTTACCTGATCAAGGTACGACTGCATCGCTTCTGAAACATTTGACGTTCCGCCAGCGACCTTCACCTGCAATGCTCGAAGGGTGGACTCCAGCGTGTTCGACGAACGTGCTGTGTCAACGAACGCCGACGGCAAGAAGATGTCTTTCTCGCGAGCCGATGGGTTCGAGAAGATTTTGAGCGATCCTGTTACCCCTAAAGACGATGAGACGTACGCTCTCTTTGGGTGTAGAAGTATCGAGAATGTCTCGATCGCTTCAGGAGGTAGACGTTTGATGGACACGAGGCCCGTGTCCTTTCAATAATCCAAACGTACTCTGAGGTTCAATCCCCGTTCAGGACTCTTCTCAACCGGACGGCTCAGCTTGGCCACCGCGAGCAGGTTGTCGTTCGCGTCGAACAACCCAACGCTTGTGACGAACACGAACGTCTGTGAGATGTCTTCCTGGCCAGCCTCGATGACAACGATGCGATCGTCGGTGTCTCGGAACGTCGGGTTGCTCGAGTAGTTGAACTCGTCAGGTCCAGCTTGAACAGAGATCAGCGTGGAGTTGATGTTCGTGACGTTCTGGAACGTGATCGCGGTGACGGATCCCGTGTGGAACCGAACCGAACAGAGGTGATCGACGATGTCATCGATCGAGCCGCTGGTCATGAAGTCGGGGATGAAGGTCGCGTTAGAGTTGTCTGCAAATGTGCCGCCGATCGTTTGGGCACCGCCACCAAGGCCGTGCAAACCGCCAGGACCAACAGTGCTCACAGATCCAGAAGCGCGTTGACTGCCGCTCATGAGCTTCGCAAGGTCAAGGACGGCGATGCCACGGTCGTAGAACAGCAACCCGACCGTGTTCGACGTGTTGGAGGATTCAACGACGCTGCCAACTTCTCCGCCAACGCTGACGTTGCGGTTGTTAGCGCTGCCAACGTCTGTGTAGATGTAAGCGCCGGTGAGCTCTGACCCTGAGATGACGGTCGCGATGTTCCCAGGGTGGCTTTGGTTGTGCTCAGACACGTTCGCGTAGTAATGGAACTTCAACGCGAACGTTTCACGCTTGATCTTGTCACGCGCGAACAACCGACGAAAGCTGACGAACATGGCGGCGTCGATCGCGTCAGTTGCTGTTGTCGAGTCAAGCGGCGCTGTGAACTGCAGTGTGGCATCTCCAAGCAACAGCTGTGCGAACTGTCGGTAGATGTCCACCTTCTCGCGCATCATCAGCGAGTTTGAAGGGAAAAGCAGCTTGCCAGCCGAGTCTGTGCCGGTCTTGATGGTCGACGCGATCGTGCCGCTAGCGAACAGGCCGACCGTGATGTCGAACTGCGGATTTGTCGTCTGGATCGTGAAGTCCTGGTCGTGGACGGTCTGAAACAGCGAGGATGTGACGCCAGGGGCGACACCCGCGCCAGTGACGAAGTGCTGGTACTTCTTACGGGTGGAGGAGCCGGAGATGTCCTGCTGCAAAACCTCAACTAATTGCGACAAGAAGCTCTTGGCAACCTTGATGTTATCCGACGCGAGTTCCTTGTAAATTGCCATGTTCTGTGTCCCTTACGTAGTCACGTGCTCGAAGATGACGTCCTTCAGCGGGAAACGCTTCGGGTCGCGGATGTTGTTACATACGGCGCCCTTCGAATAGCCTGTCGCTTGGCCTGCTTCAGTGAGCGTATCAAACGTCTGAACGTGGACGCCTTCCTTCGTCAGTTGTCTAACGCGCTTACCGAGTTTCTTCTTTGTCGATTCTGACAGGACTCTCCCCTTGGCCGATGCTGCCATCTTAGCTCTCATTTCAAGCGTTCGCGTCTGTCCAACGTTCGACGCACGAATCTTTTGCTTGACCTCATCAGAACGCTTATGCCCGGCGGCTCGATTTGCGAAAGCTCGTTTCTCAACAATCGCTGGATCTTGTTTCACGCCGCTTTTCTTCGCCGAGATCTTCGCCTTCGTCTCGTCAGTGTGTTTCCTACCCAACTGGACCTGACGCAACTTCTCCCTCGTCACCTCGGAGCACTCGTACCCGCTTCGGCCGCCGCCACCCCTCGTCGAGTTGTATCCGTTCTCAAAGGTCCCAAGCTCTGCGACCCAGTGGATCTCACGCTCGTTCAGCAACTCGACCGCCGTCTCCTCGATAACGCTCGGCACGAACGTCTTCGCGCCGTGCTTTCTGATCACCCTCGCGAAGTGGGTGTCCTTCTCCGGCATGTGACGAATGACCCACCAAGCGTACGCGACGTGAGCCTTCCACCGCTCGTCAAGCGGCAAGACAGTCTGCCCGACGTACGTCAAGCCGGTCTCCTTACTGTCGATCCGGTAGATCAGCGCCACGACGGGAAGCTAAAACGATCCGTAGCTCTGGTTGCTTGCGTTCTTCTTCATCAGATGGACTTGTTGATGTTGACCTTGTACTCGAGCACCGCGCCTGATTGCAGGCCGGTGACACGCACGTACGTCGAGATGATGTTCTTGTTGGCGGTCGACCCGTAGACGGTGAACTGCGCGTCTGGGATGCTCTTTGCAGCGAGCGTGAACTGCAAGCTGGATCCACCTTGACTGTTCTCGCTAGGAGAGCGAGGGAGCAAGTAGGTCGAACGTTGCTGGCCGTCTGTCGTGTCCGGCGTGCTCTGGAGCACCTGTAGGAAGAGGTTGCTCATCTCGACCTGAAACACTTGATCACGCAACTCCACGTCGATCGTGGACTCACCTTGGATCGTCTGCTCGACGGAGATGGCGGACGTCTTCTGCGTCGTTCGGCCAAGCGTGACGACGCCGGTCGAGCTGTTGACGTTCGAGTCGCCAGACAGGGACAGTCGAGGGAGTCGAACAAGGTTGGGGTTGGAGACGCTAATGAGCTTGTACTTCATCGCGTACGACTGGTTCGTCAGGGCTTCGAGCACCGGGGTGAGCTTCTCGATGCGCTCCTTGCCGACGGTGCGACCGTACTTTCGAACGTTCGTGTAGTCAACCTCGTCGTCGCCGAGCGAGAACTTGACGAGCGAGAAACTACCGTCGTTTCGGGCGAGGAATTGGCGGCCCACGTCGGTTAAAACGCAGTCCACAATCACGTTATTTGTGCTCGAATCCAAGAAGCCCATTAGTTACCTTTACTTAGAGCGCAATGCGCTGATAGTACTTTCGTCTCGTACGTACCGACGAGCACCGAAATCCTTCCCAGAGCGCAACCAGTTGCGCAAAGTTTTGAGACTGACTCTCATGTCTTCAGCTACGAACTCTAGCCTGAGGTAGGTAGCGACATGCTCATCGTTCTCGTAAACGTGCACAGGGTGTCGATTGAGACCACGTGACGCCCACGTACTCCTTCCCGTTGACGGTGCACGTGATCAGGTAGACGATCACGAGTCCTCGACCGGCTCCCCCACCGGGATCATCCCCGGCTTCAACGTTGGCATGTACTTCTCTAGCGTCTCGTGTCGCAGAGCGGGCCAGTCCTTCGACGCCTCCATCACGTCTGCAAGCTCCACGACGCACACCTGAGAGCCGTCAACCCTCACCGTCTTACGTGGCGTGAAGTCCTCTGGATCGTAGTACGTACGGCTCACCTCAAGCTTGATCGCTGTCGGGTCGGATTCAGCGAGGGTGATCAGGTTGAGCAGCATGGTCATAGCGTCCGTCATGTCAAGAACCTACGCGATCACCTGCCTGGAATGTAGAAGTCGCTATCCTTGTCCGGGTTAGACGTCAGCTCCTTCACACGATCCATGTACGCTGTGACCTCCTCCGGCGCCATGTTGCCCACGTCGACGTAGAACACCTTGCGTCCGGAATGCTCCTTCTTCAAGAGCACAAGATACGTGTCGCCGACGACCTGCGTCTCCTCAGTGAGCCATCCATCCTTGAACAGCTCGTTGAGTTCGTCAGCCTTCTCGGCGATTTTATGAACGCTGCAGGAGAACAGCTTGTTCTCGCATTTCGACATCCGCAGTTGCTGCAGTTTGGTCTTACGCATGTCAAGAACCTACTTCATCGGTTCGTCTTCAAGCCTGAAATCCTTGCGATGTCTGTTTCGTATGTAAACGTTGCCGAAAGGCCTCAGCCTGCTCGGCGAGATCAGCCACGTGGACAGCTCTTTCATGTCGATCAAGAACGCTTGCTCCCCGTCAACGTACACGGCGCAGCACGTGCGGTAGATGTCATCTGTCTGCTCGACGTGCTCGACGTCGACGCTCAGCTCGTAGGCAGTCTCGCCTGACTCGGCATGCTCAACCAAGGCCATCAGCAACGCGTACTCGTCGGTCACAGCCAGGTTCTCATGACCGTCACTTTAGCTGTCTTCAGTATCGTCGACGGCGTGGCTTCTCGTCGTGAAGTGTGTCTGAGGCGAACGTGCCGGTTGCGTGACTGCCTCCGGCGGTGAGCACGAAACGCTCAGGGAAGCGGTTTGTCGCCGGCATGCGACGGAGCAACCCGCGCATCGTCAACGTCTCAGCCGCCTCAACCTCTTCTGGAGAGAGTTCATCGATCGGCATCGAGTGGAACGGGCCGTTGTCGACCTTCTGCAGAAGCTGCTTGTCGGTCATCGATTCGCTCATCGCACCTTCCAAGATCGTGCGCACGTACTTTCGAAGAGCTTGTTCGTCCATGCCTTGTAACTACGCCGTCTTCGCGGTTGCGAAACGTGTGTCGTAACGACTAAACCCAGCTGACACAGTGTACTTCCTGATCAGCTGACGGATGAACAGGGTGTCGTGCGATGGATCGGCCTTCAGCATCTCGGCAGCGAGCGCGCAGGTGATCTCCCTTGGATCCTCGCTCATGATCGTCAGCTTGACGTTATCGACCACACAGGCCGATAGTTCCCCATCAAGGCTGGTGAATGGGATGACAGCTCCCTCAACAGGGACGATCTTCTTGAACCTACCAGCTAGTTCAGCCTCCAACCGAGCGCCAACATCGCATGTGAGCTGCAACGCGTCGGCGAACGTAGCGTCGTTCGACACGTAGATCGCGCGAGCGTCGTCTGGCTGCTCGTCAACCATCCACGCCACGAGCGTCGTGAGCCATTCCTCGGTTGGTTTCTCCACCAATGGTGCCTGTATGTCACCGAGGATGTCAGCCAAGGCTTCTCGGTTGCCTGGCTCGTGTAAGATGAGAAGGCTCACGTATCTGCTTTCAGCAACGCGGCCGCGAGCTCATTAGTGCTGTCTACCATCTTCTTGATGTGTACACCCAAGGCATCTATTCGCACGTTCAATCGTGTCATGGATTCGTCTAAGCGTGTCCACGCTGAAACGTCTCGGATCCATCCGCTGTTGCAGTGAGAGCACACGACGAACTCTAAGTCAGGATCCACACGGTGGACCGTGACGTCCACATCCACCAACGCGAAGATCTGATGTGAGCAGCAAGGGACTTGAGGTATTTCCACACCTTCCACGATAGCGTCACTTCAGACTTTTCGCGAGCGTGTTCCCGTAATCCGGGATCGCGACAGCGCTCGGTGGCTTTTGGACAACGTCAGCTGGACGTTGATCCTTGATCACGATGTCCACAACCTGCGCTGTCGCTAGATCCGTGTTCATCGCTAGGATCTTGTAGTGACCACCCTTGTCCTCTGTCTTGATGAACCCAAGGTCGTTGTTGTTCTTGTCAATGATCAGGTTGTGTTCGGGGACGAAGGCAACCTTCATCGTGTGCTTCTTGGATTCGATCACGCTGTCGACAAACGTGTCAACACGTAGATGCATATTTGGGTACGGGCGTGGCGCACCGCCTGGTGAGACACGTGAAACAGACAGACGGTTACGGTACTTGAGGTAAGACACCTGCGATTGCGGACCGTACGTCGAGACCATTCCATGTGCGTCTACACTGCCAAGCGCGTAGATGAAGCTTGAATCACGTGTGAACTCGTCGTCGATCCAACAGAGTTTTGGGTTCGTGACATCCTCTACATGACGTGGATCAGGGCGTTCAGCGTAAGGCGCAGGCACCGTGGAATCGTCGAAGGAGATCTGTTTCACAAGCTCGAACGGTTCAGTGGTGCTGCGACGTCGAAACACCTGGAACTGCTTGATGTCACGTTGCGGGTTGGGTGGAAACGACCAACTGATGAAGAGTTTATCTGTGTCCCAGTTCCATGTGAAGCGCACGTCAGCCGGCGCCGGCGGTGGCACAAGCTCAACACACGACACGACTAGTGGTGCGCTTGGACGTGAGGCGATGAGGAACTTCGAGACCACCAGTTCGTTTGTATCCTCCACGATTGAGGGGATGCTAAACTCTGCCACAGAACGCACAGTGTACTGGTACCTCGCGTAGTACTTCACGTTCAAGTCAACTGTCGACGACGCTTTGGGGTTCTCTATGACGATCGGGTCCAAGGCGACTGATCGTCCATCGCCCAAGATCTCGTACCGGTTGATGATGTACCCAACGATCCGAGCGTGCGTTGCAAGGCCTGGATCAGCTGATTTCATTGCTTTCAACTTCACGTACGCCGGGGCAACGGTTCTGTAGTCGTCGGCCTTGAGGTCTCTGATGCCGCGTGTCTGCGCTTTCCCTTGCAACTTACGTGAGACCTCGTACATCGGCAGGTGAACGCTGTCAAACGTTGACTCTGGAAATGCGATCGCGCGCTTGATCAACGTGTGGATGATGTTGTTGTTGAGTTGAACCTGAATGTTGAAATCCTTGAGCTTGTTCACAACATCGTTGCGTACACGTTGCGAGTCACGTGTGTAAAAGAACGCACCGTCCTCAGCTGGCTGCACAAGGTACTTGGAAAGGAACTGGTAGTCGACCTGGTTTGACGTGAGCTCGTTCGTCTGCAACGCGAGACCACGTTGCGTCGAAGCGTTCTGACGTTGCGAGTTGAGCACATTTGCTGATGCTGAGATGTACGAGTACAGCTTGCGATCAATGCTCTGATCACTGATGTTGTAGCTTGTGAACTTGTCGGACGCGAAATGCTCCTCGCTCAACACCTTTGCGAGGTTGTCACGCACGTAATTTTTGGGGATCTCATCATCCTGGAAGTACGGTGACTGTCCGTACAACCGATCACGGTAACTGACAGGACTCCATGTGAAGACCACGTAGCGTGGCGCTTTTGCCATCGCAAGGTAGTCAACGATGTGTGCGTCGAAGTACTCGCCTGGTTTCGTCAGCAAGGCTTGCGCTACGCCAGCAGCTCCGTTCGTGCCTTCATCCTTGATGTGGTAGTTGTACACGAAACGCGAGGTGAACCCACCTACGTCAGGAACGTCGATGACGTGGATCTCACTTGAAGGTTTAGATGTGCTCAAATTGACCTCACAGGGAGTGGCGCGTAGGATCGAACGGTGATGAAGTACTTCTCGAAGATCATCTGTTTTTCTATCGTGTGATCTTTGAGCTTGTAGGTGTCGCGTGACAGCGAATTAGCCTGTTCGAAACTGTTGGTGATGGTCACCACTTCGCCGGCTTGCTGCAACTGTGTGAACATTTTGCGACCCGCTTCGGTCTTGAATGTCTCGTCGTGATCGATCTCGTAGTCGTCAGGATCGATGTCCACAAAGAAGACACGTTCGAAGAGCTTGGGTGACATCATGTATTTGCCAGAAGTGGCATGATCGATGTACACTGTCTTTTTACCGGCCAACGGTGCGATCGCCGCGGCGTGTGCTTTCGTTCCCACGAGGTATCTTGTAGCACCATTGCTCTCAATTTTGACGTCGAACTTCCCGTTGACAGCAGACCATTTTCCTTTTTCTGCTAATTTCGCAGTAGCGAGCATAGGAGGCACAACTTTCGGCGTCGGTGGAGGCGGCGGAGCCTTGAATGTCTTTTCGGTGATGTTGTTCAACACGGCACGCACGATGAACGGCATAGGACGATCATTTTCATCGGGATCGGCAATGTAAAGCTCGCGCTCGCTCAACGGGATGCCAGTCAAGATGCGAAAGTAGAGCTCGAGCATGTAGCTTGTTGTGTGGTTACGGATCATGCTCAAACGATCAAGTTTTGTCAAGAAGTCGTACGCAACGTTCGCGCCAGATCCAAATTGAGGCACGTCTGTTGTCGTGACAGGCGAGTCGATGTTCGTGTAATCTCTGGTTGGAACGGCATCCAACGCGTCTTCAAGAGACATGCCTACGCCCGCCTTCTTGAAGCTGTTCTCGTTACGCACTGGGAAACGGCTCAGCTCGAACACGCGCGAGATCGGCTTGAAGACAAGATCGGGGTAACGAACGTCGACTTTGTACACGTCTGCGATCACCACGTCGTTCTGCTTCAACTTGCTGTTTACCTGCTCGGCAAAGCTTGTCAACTTGAACTTGTTCCTTAACTTCGCCGCGAAGCCATGTGGAAGACCAAAGGTGATGACACGAATGTTTGAGCCTCGCGCGATGTTGTACTTCGCGTTCGAAAAGACAGCCTTAAGCACATCAAGCGTCTTGCTTGTGATGAAGGAGTCATCGAAGATCTTCAGATCCTCGGCCGGATCGACCGAACGTGTTAGAGACGTGACATCGACAAGATTGGTGACAGTTGCGTTTGTTGTCGACGCCGGATCGATCTTCTCAAGAATGCCTTCCACAGTGTTGTAGAGCAGTTGTACTTGCCCACGATCACCTAACAGTTCAACAAGCTTTCGATCGCCAACGACCGCCAAGATATCGTTGATCATCTTGACACTGTCTGCTTTTTGCAGGTAGACAACGTAATCCTTCAACCCGTCACGAACGACTCGAATCGCGTTGAGAGGAGCCAACGCTGTGCGAATGGAAAGCGTTTCTTCACGATCCAACCTTGCCAACACAGCTTGCTTCAAAGGCAACTTTGTGGTGATCCTTGCCCTACTCAGCACGGGCGCCTTGACAGCGACGGTTGGTTGAGCTGGCAACTTCACACGACCAAGAGCTTTCGCGGTCGTCTTCGTGGTGGGAGCAGCAACGACGTGTTGAGTCGTCGTTTGCGATCCAAAGAGACTTGCGACCAACGAACCTTTGCTGCTGGCGACTGCTGCAAAGTTCTGGTTCGCCAACATCGCAACATTTTGGCTCACACCTGCCGAGGCGTAGCGACGTGCGGTGTCGAACACGCTTTGCACTGACAGTGCGACCATCATGTTGTCTGTGAGGTGTGAGTAACGTGTTGGACTAGATTCCGCGATCTTCTTGTATGTTCCGTAGACCGCAACCACGTAGGCGATCGATCGAGCCAATGGACCTTGCTCGTTGAAATTCTTCAACGAGTGTTCGATCTTGGCTGCTCCTGCAGAATCCTTCGTGATGCTCTTGTAGTAAGAGATACAGTTGTTGATGAGCTTGTCAATCGTTGGGCTGATGGCCGCATTGCGATTCTCAGCGGCCGCTGCCGCGTTCAACGATTCCTGACTCAGACTCACGCCGGCGTTCTCACGAGCACCAACGGCGTCCACCAAGCCATCGCCTGTCACGTTGCCAACGCAACACATGTACAGGTGCAGGTTCGCGCGCAACGTCGCGTTCGTGGCTGCCTCTGCGAAGAGGTTGACTATTGGATTATCCTCCACGTCGTTCATCAAGTGGTTGCCGTCGCTTTCCACAAAGATGCTGTACAACGCGTTGGTCATCAACGAAGGATCGGTGATCAACTGCGTTTCAGACTGCGTGTTAAGGATGTTTCCAACACGCGGTAGGATGTTGAATTTTCCGACAAAATCCACGTATTTGTCGATGATCGTTGACAGTCTTGACACAAGAGCAGCTGCGTTGTCGATAGAGAACCCGTTGTCACTTGGTTTGACCGTGGAGCCAATGTAAAATGCTGCGCCTGGCGTGAACACGCTCCCCTGATCATCCTCGAGATAATCGACCTCGTAGGTGAGCACAGAGACGTCACCGACGATCCGAGAGGCGATCGAACTCAACGAGTTCGCGTTCACACCTGTTCGATCGTCGGTGATGCGACTTCCTAGTTGTCCGTAAACTGCATCAAACAGTTGCTGATTTCCAACAGTTGTGCTGAGCTGGTAGCCGTACTGCGACAACAGAGTTGACACCGCGGGATCGTTCAACGCTTTAGAATACGACGCTTCACGGGCAAATGTCCGCAATTTTAGCGTGTAAGCGATCTCGTCTGAAGACGCGCCTGCATACACAGTGTCGATGGCACGGAAACCATTTTCCAACTGCTTCACGTACGACGTTCGTTTGGTGTCTGAGTTATGGATCCCAAACGTTGCAACGTCTGAAAAGCTTGGGAAGTCTGTGATTTTTCCGAGTTTCACGTGTGGATCGCTGTAAACACGTCGATTGATCGTTGACGCGTCTTTGTCTTTCGCAGCGAGAGACACATCCACACTCACTAGGGAATCACTGCCTGCTCTAAGGATCTTTTTCGCCTCAAACAGCGTTTGAAGAAGGATCTTGGTGCTGCTGAACCCATTCACATTTTTCTTGTCAAAACCATGCTGTCCAAGCAGATCAGCGTACGTGAAGATTGGCAACGTATCTTTTGCCGACGTGACGTTGTTGTAGATTGACGAGTAGTACTGGGCCAACAGAGCAGCAGCATCGATCTTTGTGCCGGTGTCACGCAGATCAAGAAGGTTGCTGAGGCGTTGGATGTACTTCTGCAAGCTGACCAAGAAATCTGCTTGTGATTTCAGGTTCTCCACATGTAGAAGGAAATCGCGTTCGATCTGATCCAGTTGTTCCGCTAACTTCTCGTCCTTCTTGAGATCGTTGACGAGTGTGACGACAGCTTCATGCCGTAGGTTCATCAGCTTTACTTGCGCATCCATGAACTCACCTGCAGCTGTGAATCCACTGTTGTTTCCTTCAAACAGTGGTTTGAACTCGGAAACGCTGAGGATGTCTGGCCTAGAGGAAGCGATGCCGCTTAGTTCTTCGAACGCTGTGAACTTTGCTGTCGAATGTGGGAGTTCATCGTTGTAACGACGATCAGGTGCAGTCAGGTACAACCCTGTGTAGATTGCCTTGAAGTCGAAGCGATCGAACGAGAACTTTGATTTTGCAGGTGCTACAGCCAACGATGCCAAAATGTTCGTTATGGACAGTTTTTGACTAGTGGTAGTTGAGACGATTGCAGACGTTGAAACAAGTGGTTTTGGTTGGATGGAGATGGAGGCTGCGGTGACAGCCGATTTCCTCACGGTGATGCTCACGAGCTGCCCTCGGTGTTTGCCACAAGGATTTCGCGACCGCGAACGTAATCGTGGTACACAGGACACACGTAGTACTTCAGATCAAGACCAACTTCTGTTTGATCTAGACGTCGCACATACAAGAAGTTGTCGGTCTCTGGCACGCACGTTGCTTTGCCGACGGTCGTCTTCTTCCCACCGTGTTCAACGACAATCTGGAAGTGATCAACGTCCTTAGAAGGGCCAACCAGCACCCATTGAAGCACATCAACGTCGCTTCCTTTCTTCACACGTGTAGCAGACGTGATGATTGAGTTCTGCTTGTCAAGCGCGATCTCAACCGTAGTGTGGTTGCCAATCTCTCCAAATGTCATGGGATCTTTGGAGTAGTTCGTGCGGATTGAGCTTGGAGTCACGATGTTCCCGTATTTTGCTACGACAGGGTGAAGGAATTTGAACGGACTGTACGAGTAATCACGTCCGGTGATCGTGTCACGCGATGTCTTGATGAACGACTCCAACAGCGTTTCGGGGGTGCGTAAAAGAGCGGTCACGATGTATCGGTACTTGTGACCTAAACGTAGTTCAGAGACGCCTGTCACATTTCGTGATGTGAGATCAGAGAATTTATCTGCCGTGACAGTCCCGAAATCCTCAACGTCGCCTGTAGTCAAATCAACTCGTTTCACGTTATGAGCGATCAGCTTCGCAAGCTGATCGCGAACATCTGCCACGTCATCCTTGAATATCTCGTACAAACCTTGACGTTCCAGCATCTGCTTGATCTGATCAACGTTCGTGCTCACAACTGTGGTGGAGATGGTGAACTGGACGTCGTAACCTGAGTTTGTTAGCTGCAACATCGTATCAACGATCTTTGTTTCAACGACGTTCTCAACGAGCGCGACGTGCTCGTAATGGGTCGCCAACCTATCCTCGTGACTTCCTGTCTTCCTGAAGATGCGACAGTGGTAAGCGTACACATGGTTCTGTTTGACGCCTATGTCAGTGAGCGTGTACACATGGTTAGGATCGTTGCTTTCTGTTCTCACAGGGGTTTCAACAAACACGCGCGTTCCTTTGTCAAGTGTCACATCTTCACGTAGCATCTGAAACGACACGCAGTCTGATGGGAGTTTTGACACCTCTAGCAACACGCTCTGTAGCTGTGGTTTCGTCGTGACAACGACGCGTTTTATCGCTGGATTTCGCATTTTAGGCTTGACTACGATGGTTGCAAAGTCTGAACCATGAATGCCAAGCGCGCTGAGCGGGACCACACGGTAGATGTTCGTGTTGCCCAACGATATCTCCACTGGGATGTATTTCCAACCATTTGATGGAACTAGATCGAACTCATTCACAAGAGTGTATTGTTCGTCGTTGACCGTGAAGTGATCATACACACGCTTGTAAACACGAACATGTGTGGCAACTGGATCGACCTGTTTGATGCTAAGCATGCCGTACGTCTTGTCAGTTTGATTGCTCAACTTGACAATCGGAGCGATCGTAGGAATGCTGAAGTACTTGATGTACTCACGTGGATGGAACACACGTTCAAGGATCTGCATTGTCACGCCAGATGAATCCTTTGCCTTCAGGATCAGTGTGAGTCTATCTGGACTTGTAGCAGGCAGCGTGAACCTGATCTTGTCTTTTACTTCGGCGTGACGACCGTCAACGGTTACACGTTCCGTTACGAACTGATCGGGTGTTGCGCTGTCATCGAAAATAACGACACCGACTTCACCTGGCGATGTTTGTTCGATGGGCTTCAGATGTGGTAGCATTTTATACTTGTACAACGTCTTCTGAACCTTGGTGGTGAAGACCGATGGACTAGCACGATGTGTGCCGTTATGACTCTCGTTCAACGACAACCCAAGATCATTTTCCTCGTATGACATGCTGGGATCTGCGCCAAGCATCAAGAGCTCTTCGGCGATCTTCTGTTCCGAGCTTTCTTCGCCAACATCGTGTTGTGCGTTTACAAGAGTGATCGGGTTCTTTGCATCTTGAAGACGAACTGCTTTCAACCTGCGAGAAAAAAGCTGTGGGATCTGCGTTGAGTTGAACCCACGCTTGTAAAGAGGAACGATCTCGTTGTTCACGTTTTTAGTAGGATCACTCGCGACTGTCGTGACGAGATCATTCTTGATGTAGTTCGTGATTCGTCGCGTGTGAATACCCTTTTGCTGCTGGATCCCACGCACGATGTTTGGATCATCTGACGCGAACTTCGGCGGAGAATTCTTTGCGATCTCGACGCTCACGCTCGTGATGCCCTGTTTGATCCCTACCTCTTGATCAAAAAGGTACTTCAGTTCAAAAACGAGATCCTCACCATCGATCTGTTTGAGAGTGAGAAAATCGTCTGGTAGCGTGACGACTTGGTGTGATGTTTGAAGGTGGATGTACATTCTCTTACTCCAACGTGATCGTGAAGAGCCTGACAAAGGTTTCGACGTCGTAATCGTCCCAGTACACCTTGCCTACGAACACCACGCGAACCGGCGCGCCTGCGTCGCCACGGTACGTGCCAAAATCGATCACGTCCAACTTCGTCATCCCAGCGCTGGTCTGCTCAAAGAACTGCAAATGGATGTTGTTCGTTCGTGGTGCTGGATCAAACGTGAATGTACGCACGTTTCCGACGTTACGTGCAGCGCTCATCTCCAGTTTAACATCGTTGAAATCCATCTGGATGTTGCCACCAAGTGCTGAGTACTGACCGAGAAGAGACACAGGCACCTCGTCAGAGGTTCGCTTGTTGATAGGAGGCAGGTACTGGAAGTTGGGAACGTGACTTAGCAGTGGATCTTGAATGAAACCTTCAAGATCTGACACATTTGCTGTGTTCAGGTGGGTTGGATCATCTGCCACACTCAACGAGAAATTGACGTGACTTGGACCAAGCCTAAATTCCTCATCCTCGAAAAACTCATCCACCGTTCCAAGCACGTAGTTGTTCTTCAGGTTGTCCAGCGACGAAGACAGAATGAGCCCGGCCATCGAAGCAAAGGCACTACCCGACAAGATGCGTTCATCTTGGTAAGCGCCTTGTAGGATGTGTCCACCGTAAACAGAGCCAGTAGGCATTGCCGTAGAACGCACACGCGTCACCTGCCCTGCGTCATCCGTCAACAGGCTGATGACGTCCTGTGGAGTGTTTGGGGAGCATTCAGCATGCACCCGCACAGTGACGTCAGACGATCCGCTTACGTCGAGCTCGTAAAACGTCGTCGCGTCTGTCAGACTGTAGTAAGCAATCTTGAACGCGTCGCGTGCCAACGCTTCTCGACCCTGATCGGTCAACACAACGTCTAGAACACGTGACTTAGGATCGAGTAGCCCCATTGAGACGACTCTAGATAACCAACATCAAGCTTTCACAGCAGTTCAGCTGCACGCGTGGCCAATGCTGAGCGCTCTCCCTTGATCAAGGTGACGTGACCAGCCATTTCTTCGTCTTTAAAGGCTTCAACCACGTACGACAGACCGTTGGAGACGGCGTCCATGTGCGTGACATCGATCTGATGCACGTCACCACAGAGAACGATCTTCGTGTTCTCACCTGAGCGTGTGATGATCGTCTTGAGTTGGTGGACTGAGAGGTTCTGCGCTTCATCGATGATGATGAACGAGTTTGGAATGGAGCGCCCACGAATGTACGCGACAGCCTCGATCTCGATCTTCTTCTGCTCAAAGAGCATGTTGATGTACGGATCGCTTTCGATATCCTTGGCTCCTTTCTTACCACTCTTCCCCTTGTGAGAGAGTAGGAAGCCAAGGTTATCACGGATCGGCGCGATCCATGGCGCCATCTTCTCTTCAAATGTTCCAGGAAGAAATCCAATGTCGCGACCGAGCGGCTCGATAGGACGGGTCACAACGAGCTTGTCGTAGATCGGATGTGCACCAAGCGTCTGTTGCAACCCAGCCGCGAGAGCGATCAAGGTCTTTCCACATCCGGCGGGGCCAACCAGTGTGACAAGCTTCACGTTCTCATCCAACAGCAGATCCAGAGCGAAGTTCTGTTCCTTGTTACGTGGCTCAAGCCCAAACACGTCACGATGTTCCTTTACAAGACGATACTTGCCGTTCATGTGACGGACAACTGTCGTGGTCGCTGCATCACCACTGCGTGGGATGACGACGATCTGGTTGGGATGTGTGTCGTGAGGCACGTCGTCGATGTCTAGTTGCCTAGTCGCCCACACAGTGGCGACAAGATCGTCGTCGAGTGGAGTGACAAGCACGCCTGTGTAGAGGTTCTCAGCCATGTCGGCTGCACGCTGCTTCAAGTAGTCTTGAGCAATGACACCAAGTGCATCACATTTCACACGAACGTTGATGTCTTTCGACACAACGATGGGATCGCTATCCTTGAGTTGAAGCGCACACGCAATGACCAGGTTATCGTTCTTGTCGCTGTGGAGTTCAGACGGCAGGATGGATTTCGCGTCAGCCTTGTTCTGCATAACACAGATCCGACCTCCGTTAGGGAGAGGGACCCAATCATGCAGACTTCCAACGTCACGAAGCGCGTCGAGCTTTCGACATGCCGAACGTGCGTTACGACCCACCTCGTCCATTCGCTTCTTGTTGGAATCCAACTCCTCTAAGACAGCAAGTGGAATGACCACATCGTTGTCCCCAAACGAGCCGATCGCGTCGACGTCACTGAGGAAAACGTTTGTGTCAAGAATGAAAGTCTTACGCTGATCAGTCTTCGGTAGACTCTGGCTTCTCATCGTCCGATTCGACCGCGTTTTTACCACTGTTGTCTTCTCCAGATGTAGTATTCGTAACAACTGCAGTCGATTTCTTGCTCGACTTTACTTTCGTTTTCGTTGACGCCTTGATCGTGACCGTAGGAACTTCAACGGTCTCAAGCGGTGTAACGATTTCATCTGAGGATGTGTACACAAGACCAGATCTCATAGGCTCATCTGGATCGATTGCGGTGGCATCGACATTTGTGAACGGTTCAAGAACTTGTGTGACAACAGGTTCAACTGCGTCGCTAGTTCTCGTGTCTTTCATGCGACCGTCAGGCCCAAGGTGGCCTTTTGTGTAGGCCACCTTGGGATCGAGCTTGAAGTCATGCATGTCGCGGAGGAAGGCTTTAGGGGCTGGCATTTCCTGTTTAAGTACGCCTCCACGTCAGATGTCTACTACGAGGTCTTCGCGGTCGTCTTGCGAACGTGATCACGCTCCAGACAGAAGAGTCGTGCGTCTTGCGCAAGCCTCTTGAGTTCCTGAAGCAGCTTTCGCGCCCGCCCACCAGCTGCGAGCGTACCCTCATCACTCTTCTGAACGTCATCGTCCAGCGAGTCGAGCAGGTTCTTGAGCGCGTCGATCTTTTCTTTCAGTGTGCCTTCCATATCATTTCTCCCGTGCTTCAAAGATAGCATCAACGATGCCAAGTTTCACTGCTTCTTTCGCAGTAATGTACGTGTCACACCCTTTTTTCATGAGAGATGCAACCTGTGTCTTTGTCATCTTCGTGTTTGCAGCAAGTAATTCTTCCATCAAAGCTTGCATACGAACAGATTCAGACAGTTCGTTCTTCAACTGGAAGACGGTGCCTTCTTGACCGGCCGAGATCGGGTGGATCATCAGACGTGTGGAACGACCGATGAGTCGACTTCCCTTCTGTCCAGATGCGACGAGGAGAACACCAGCTGACATCACCTTGCCTATCGCGATCGTGTGAACAGGGCATGGAACGTACTTGATGATGTCGTAGAGGCTAAACATCTCATCGACGGAACCTCCATACGTGCTGATTATGAGCTTGATAGGTGACGTTTTGTCTAAATTTGCCAACGCGATGATCGTTGCTGTCACGTGAGCGATGGCCTGCTCGTTCACCTCACCAGCCAGGTACACGATGCGTTCAGCGAGTTGGATCGCCGTTGATTCGTCGCCAGATCCGAGCGACGCGTTGCCGTTGATGACTGTTGAACGTCCCATGCTTCACAAGCTGGTACGTTCTTTACTCTTCGTCGGGGATGAACAACGCATTCTGACCCTTCATGAACTCTTTGGTCATTGCGACCACCTCAACCATCTGTTCGTGGTGAAGCAGTTCACATCCAAGTAGTTGGATCACCATCAGTATTTGGGTTTGAGATGGGTTGAGGTTCATGATCTCATGCACCACATCACGGCAGAGTTGCAGGTCTTGAACCTTCTTGTCACCGTCGGAGTTGCCGATGTTCTGTTCGTTCATCTTGTTGCTGTCTCGTTTGTGAAGTTGCTGATCTTGTAGAGAGTGTCATCAAGGATCGTCATGATCTTTCCTTGACGAGCTCCATCAACGTATTCGGATGTTAGGATGACGTAAGCGCCCCATTGTTTGGTCTCCACGATCCAGGCAACCTGTTGCCACGTTGGCAGATCCACCTTGTTTTGATCGAGGATGGCTGCCAATTTAGACGGCACCGATCCTTTGACGTCGTCAAGCGTGACGATCGATTTCATCTCGTCACGGCCACGTAAGATGGAGGATACACAGACGTCCGTGACCTTATGAATCACACTGCAGTTGTCGCACTGCACGAACGACGTCTCGAAATCCTCGGGATCGTCGTCGTAGATCGAGAAGACCGTGAACTCGTGCGACGGTGGATCCTTTTGCTTGCTCAGCTGCGGAAGTACACAGACGCATTTAACAAGATGTTTGACACCATGTTTCGCCACCGTTTCACCCAGCTTTCACTTGTTCGCGCTTTTGGAACCCTTGAGCTGGCAGTCCTCCTGGACTGCCTTCACAAGAGTATCAAGCGTCTTATCGAAGTGCTTAGCAGAACGTCCGTAGGTCTCATCGATCGCCGCGTTGACGATCGCGAGGATCTTGTGGGACTTCTGTCGTTCCACACCGGACTCACCAAGCGCTGCGTAGAGACGTTGATCGACGACCGTCTTGATGGATTCTGCCATCTCAAGAAGGGATTTCTCGGCCGCATTGCGTTGCTTTTGCATGATGTCTATCTTACGTCGTGAATCGGCTAGTTACCAACATGATCAGGCTCAAGGATCGCACGCTCAAGAACGTTTACGAACAGCGAACACCACGCGAAGGTGTTTCCCAACTCACGGAGGCTGGACTTGATCCTGCAAAAATGAAGCAGTATGAGGATGCATTAGCGAAGCTCAAAAACCTTGTTCCACCTAACGCTGACCTCTTCAACATGGCCATCGACAAGGCGACGAACGAACTTCACAACTACATCCAAGGTGGGTTGAAGCAAGGTATCAAGAATGTGTTTGGGCTTGGCGGAGATCCTGTCGCAAAAGCAGTGAATCTTGCGAATGGAATCCGTGCCGGTTTGGCAAACATCCCCACGCTTGCAAAGGGTTTCGTCCCAGCTGGCATGGAGCAGGAAAACCAGAAATCCATGTTAGAGTTAGTTCCTGCCGAGAAGCAAGAACAATTGATCGCCATCATGACGAAAGCGTTCGGCAAATTGCCGTACGTCATGAACGTCAAGGCAGCCGCTCAAGAGTTGCTGCAGAACACAAATCCGCAAATGCTTTTCAAGAATGCGCAGCAGATCGCTGCTACTCCACAAATTGCGCCACCGGCTCCACCGGCGCAGACTGCTCAACCCGCGACTGCGGGCCAGGCTGCTCCAACCCCGGCAGCAAGCGGAGCTCCCACCACAGGCACGACCGCGACTGCTCCAACACAAGCAGCGGCAGCCACAAAGGGTGCAATTGCCCCGACACCATCGCAGGTCGCTCCTCCAACCGCCAACAAACGCCTTGACGCTACAACTGACGCTGCGAAGATCAGCGACATCGCGTACTTCATCGCTAGCCAGTCAGGGGTCGACAAGGATGCTGCGAACAAGGTGATCCAAGCCTTGGCAAAAGCCAAGGGGTTGATGGACATCCAGGTACCCGCGAAGCCGTCGAACAAGCTTGGCCCTGGCAACGTTCCGCCGGCCGCCGCGCCTGTTAGCTGATCAGACATAAGAATCCAGCGACTCTAACGCTCGAACGAGCTTGCGTGCCGTCTCGTGGGCCATGGCCACCGAGCTCAACGGCACCACGTCGCGTCCAGGCCAAGCTTCGTTGTCAGTCGCGTCCACGACGCCATGTGTCGCGGCTCGCAGGCTTCTGAGCGCGAGATCCCAAGCCTCCACACGTGAGAGGTGGTTGACTCCATCTTCCAAGCGCACGATCATGCATGCCCCTGAGAGGCGTCTCACGCGACGTTCAAGGATGGAACGCACTGGGTCTTCGGACTCAGCGAGTTTGCTCTGAACGCCAAGGAGCACTGCTGCCGCACGTTCAGCCGTGCCTTCGCCACGGAAATCTAACGTCTGCCCGCGCAAACGCGCGTATGGAACGCGCGGCAACGCGGTCACATCGACAGCTGAGTACAACTGGCCCTTGAGAGAGGAAACAACGTCTCCTCCCACGATCGTTGCCACGTCAACCAGCGTGTTCGCATCCGTATCGTCGAACGGGAAGGTCAACGCGTACGCCACCAATGTCCCACGTGAACGGTTCACGGCCAACGTGTGCATCACATCATCCGAGAATCCACGACCGCAGATAAGCAGTCTCTCACCCTCCTTCGCGCAGCGGTCAAGCACGCCGTGGATCTCGGCAACTGTCTCGATGTAGCCGTCTGCGACCAACACTCGAGCGCCGTCCATGCACACCGTGCCATCGATGGATTTCGATGTGTGTTTGAACTCGTAGCTGTCAACGAACTCGACGCTGTCTGCTCTCGCCGGCTGTCGCTCAACAATGTACCGACTAGCGCCTGCGTCTTGAACAAACACCGTCATCGCCTCAACATCGTCGGCGTCGAGGATGCCTCCAGCCACGCGCGCGACGTCGGCGCGAGTGAACGTGCGACCAGTCAGCTCACGTGACGCTGGCGAGGCTCCTCGAAGAAGCCTGTCAGCGTAGACGACGCTCGCACGTAGCGATCCAGGGCCTTGCGTCTCGCTAACGCGAGCGTGCTCTAACGCCATCAGGAACGGGTGCACTGCGCCGTCATCTAGGTCGTCAGGCGCTCGCGTGTTCAGCAGTAGGCCCATTGGCCCAACGACAGCCACTCTTGACAGAGAGTCTCTGCCAACGATCGTGACGCCTCCACCCGTGTAGGCTTTCGCGGCCGTCACCCCCTCAACGATCGAAGCTTTGCTCAACTTCACGTGAGCATGTTAGTGCAGCGATACGTGGTCTTTCATGAGGTCGTAGAACGTCTTCAGACCCATGAGAAGCGTGCTGCTAGCTGCTGCGACGACGAGAGCGATGATGCGCTTCTTCCACGCGTTCAACTCTTTCACGTCCTTGTGAGCTTGAACTGCCATCTCGAACAACCCGTCTTGCGCTTGAAGCTTCTCACGCCACTTGTCGAGATCGTCAACCTCGCGGCGCAGGGGTGCTAACTCGTGATCGTGGTTCGTCTCCACTTTCTTCACGCGAGCGAAGAGACCATCGTCTGGCTCGTAGATGACCTTGTGAACGTCCTCCATCTTGACCAGCATTTCCTCCTGCGTCTTCTGGATGATCTGGACGTTAGAAACCAACGTTTCGAACCCGCCGTTGAAGACGACTCCGTCAAGTTTACTGTGGATCTCTTTTACAAGAAACTCCAGATCGTCGTCGGATAGCTTGCGGCGAGGAGGCATCACTCTCTACATACGCGACAACATGTCCCTTAGATCCTCCGACCCCACCCAACCGCCTTTTCGATTGTAATGAGCTATCAGGCTCTCGATCAGAGAAATTTGAAGGGAGATCGATCTCTTAAGAAGATCAGATTTAAAGAGTACTGGATTGAGCGTAGTCACATGAAACCGAAGGTTTCGGCCTACTACCCAGCGATCAGCTGCTAGAGTGACAGGCGTGAGACAAGACGGATCCCTATTCGCGAAACTTAACTTCAACACGCTCCTTCCGGAGGACGCTCAGATCGTCTTCGTGTCGGACGCTTACCCTGAGCAACTCATTGGAGGCGCCGAGTTGACGCTTCAAGCGTTGATCGACGCTGCACCTTTGAAGGTGCACAAGATGCTCTGTTCAGAGCTCACGATCGAGCACATCAAACAGGGAGCAAAGAAGTTCTGGGTGTTCGGGAACTACTCGAGCCTGAAGTCCCAGCTCTTTCCTTCCATCGCGACCAACCTTCGTTACTCGATCGTGGAGTGTGATTACAAGTTCTGCAAGTACCGATCGGTTGAAAAACATGAGCTCAACGAGAGCAAGCCGTGTGACTGTCACACGACTCAGCTTGGCAACGTCGTCTCCAGCTTCATGTCTGCCGCCGAGCACACCTGGTGGATGAGTGAAGAGCAGCAGAAGACTTACCACGACCGTTTCCCGTTCCTTGTTGACTACCCCAACACCGTGCTCTCCAGCGTCTTCGACGACCGCTTCTTTCGCACGATCGAAGCACTTCGATCAGAGAGCATCGTCAAGTCTGACAAGTGGTTGATCCTCCAGTCTACTTCGTGGGTGAAAGGCACCGAACTGTCGGTGTACAACGCTGAACGTGACGAGCTCGATTACGAGCTGATCGGCGGCGTCTCGTACGATCAAATGCTGCGCAAGCTCGCTGGCGCGAAGGGTCTCGTGTTCTGCCCAGCCGGCGGCGACACATGCCCTCGCCTCGTCATTGAAGCGAAGTTGCTCGGTTGCGAGTTGAGACTCAACGACCACGTTCAACACGCCAAAGAATCGTGGTTCGCCACTGATGACCTGACGCACATCGAGGAGTACCTTCGAGGGGCTCCAGCGGTCTTCTGGCGCGCAACGGCGCGCTCGATGGCTAAGGAGGTGACACTGTCCGGCTACGCGACGACGTTCAACTGCGTGAAGCAGGAGTACCCGTTCGAGGAGTGCATCAAGTCGATGCTTGGCTTCTGCGACGAGGTCGTGGTGGTTGATGCGGGATCCACAGATGAAACGCGTGACAAACTCTACGCGCTTCAACGTTCGAACCTGCTGCCGAATGCAAAAGAGCCTGGTGAACATTCGATTGAACTGAATCACGAGTCGCGACTCAAGGTTCATGTTGTCGAGCGTGACTGGTCCGACCCTCGTTCCGCCCTCTTCGACGGCATGCAGAAGGCCGAAGCACGCAAGCGTTGCACCGGCGACTTCGTCTGGCAGATGGACGTCGACGAGCTCGTGCGTAAGGAGGACTGGAAGAAGGTTCGCGAGCTCGTCGGCAACTTCCCCAAGGCGGTCCCTATGCTGTCACTCCCAGTCGTCGAGTATTGGGGTGGACTTGACAAGGTGCGACTCGATGTCACACCGTGGAAGTGGCGCGTCAGCCGTAACTCCCCGCGAATCGGGCACGGCGTGCCAGTTCACCTGCGATCCAAGGATGCGGAAGGTCGCCTTGTTGCCTTGCCTGGCACAGACGGTTGCGACCCGATCGACGTCAACACCGGCGAGCCGATCGTGTTTCTCGGCTTCCTCACGAACGAGATGGAGCAGATTCGTCGTCTAGCGTTGACAGGCGACCCGAAGGCGTTGCTCATGTACGAGGACTGGTTCAGTCGTGTCGTGCAGAATGTGCCGTCTGTGTACCACGCCAGCTGGCTCGACATCGAGCGTAAGATCCGCCTCTACCGTGACTTCTGGACGCGTCACTGGAACGTCCTTGAGGGCAAGGAGTACGTTGACACCGCGGAGACCAACATGTTCTTTGACAAAGCGTGGAGCGATGTCACCGATCTTGACATCAAGGAGCGAGCGAAGGAGCTTGCAGAGAAGACGGGTGGTCACGTCTGGCACTCCAAATATCTTGGACAAAAAACACCGTGGATGACATTGAAGGACGTCAGACCTCCGGAAGAACTACAAAACCTCGGGATCTTGCCTAAGAAGCGAACTACCGTCACGAGTAACACATGAAGCCCAACAAGAACGTCAACATCAAAGACAAGCTCGCCGAGATCAGCATGCCGGTTGAATCCCTCTCGTTAGGGGAGTTCGATTACATTGGAGAAGCCACCGCGAAGAAGCTCCGTGATCCTAACTCTGAACTGTTCCGCACAGTGGGCGCGTTCTTCAAACCCAACCTCGAGCGTGGATTGCTCATCTACTCGCTCATCAAGAAGTACAAGCTTGACTCGTACCTTGAGATCGGGTTCGGCCGCGGTTACTCCGCGTTGTGCGCCGCGAAGGCGTTCGCTGAGCTTGGAAACGACGGGCAGGTCATGGTGGTTGAGCCGGCGCTAGACGATCAACACATGCAGATGATCGCGCAGATGTTCCCAACGGAGTGGACAAGTCGCATTCAGGTTGCGCGTGGGAAGTCGGCTGACGTCTTGCCAAAGATGAACGACAAGTACGATCTCGTGTTCATCGACGGTGATCACACAGCTCCTGCGGTCCGTGGCGACTGGGAGGGTGTGAAAGACATGTGGTCCTGCTTCTGCCTCTTCGACGACTGGCACATGGACAAGGGCACCGACGCTGCGATCCAGGTGCACGAAGCGCTTGAGGAGTGCGATCTGCCTGCCGACGTGAGCAGTGAGCTCATCATCATGGATCGTCGCGTCTTCTTTGACGATCGTCGCTGGCCAGACGAGAAGATCCGTTACGGGCAACTGCTTCTCACACGTGAAGGCGCTGTCGCCAACAAGGCGAAGCTGAGTGTGGTGTCGGAGACCTGGGACTGGTGAACGTCTACGCAGATGACAAGGGTGACATCCACCTCACGCCCGAAGATGTGGATGGGTTGCTGTCAGATCTTGATGAAGTGTATTCGGCTGCGGGCGCAGCCGGATGTGACTACGCTACACTGGAGGAATTCATCGCGCTACTGCGTGAGTTGAACGATGGTTCACCGTGAAGTTTCTCGTGTTTTTGTTTCTTATCGGCTGTCATCACAACACCTCGGTGTTTGAATGCAAGGCAACGTACCAGGGAGCAGTGTGCATGATCAAGATCACCGAACAACCGATCGAGTCTAAACGCTGTCCAGCTTGTGAGTGTAAATGAGCGTCACATTCGCCTTCGCTATCCCCACACGTAACAGCGTCAAGACCATGTGGCAGACGCTTGTCTCAATGGCCGGTCAAAGCTACACCAATTGGTACGCGGTGATCGTGGACGATTGCTCTACTGACGGCACCGCTGACCAAGTCGAAACGTACTCTACGTGGCTTGGAATCGAACACAAAGTCAGCGTCGTTCGCAACAAGGAACGGCGATGGGAGGTATACAACGTTCTCCTAGCCATGTCGCAGATGGATGATGACGATATCGTCTGCCGTCTCGACCTAGACGACTACCTCTGTGACCTCAACGCACTTGAGATCATGGCGACTGCTTACGAAAAGATCCCAGATCTAGAGGCTGCTTGGAGCAATCATCGCTGGTTTGATCAGAACGGGATCACAAACCAAAACATCTCGGCAGCATTGCCGTCTGGCGTTGACCCGTATAAACACCCATGGGTCTCTAGTCACTTCAAGACTTGGAAGAAGAGCGTGTCAAAACATGTCTTCGACGCCAACTACCGCGGCGCTGACGGCGAGTACATCAAACGTGCCGGCGACCAAGCGATCTACTTGCCGGTGCTCGCACTTGCTAAGAAACGCGTTCACGTGCCGATCACAATGTACGCTTACCGTTGTGACATGAGCCCCGCTACATTTCAGACTGACGACGCTCGCTTTCAAAAAGAAGAAGCGGAATTTTTGCGTAAAAGAGGATTTATCACATGAACGACGAACCCAAACCACGCCACCCTGTCACCATCCCGCCCAACGTTGGCAAACCTGGAGGCCCTCGCTTTCTAGACGTGTTGTCGTACCACCTCGGGATGAAGCTCCAAAAGTTCGCGGACGGCACCCGTAAACTTGACAAGGACACCATGGAGGAGATGTTCGACTGCGTGTCGGAGACCGTTCACAACGTGTTCGCGAAGGGATCGCAGAACATCCATGAGGATGCACGTTGCTGGATCGCACAGAAGATGTACGAGACCATCAAGATCGGTGACAGCACGATCATCACACGTGAAGAGGACACGTGGAAGCACGACGTCCACCCCGTGTACACGAAGTGCAAGCTTGATCGCGTCCCACTGCAGGACATCCGCCTCATCGCAGGCCTGTTCAGCGAGTCGAGCTTCGCGGGAGACATCATGGACGAGCTCAAGCGTCGTGGCGTGCGATAAGAAACGTGAGACGTTCGGCGTGCGGTTGAAAGAAGCCATGTTGGAAGGCGAGTGTCTTTACGCTATCTCGTGTTTGGAAGCCGGGAACATCGAAGGCTACGTTAAAACCTGTGAAAACATCGAAAAGTGGTACAGAGATGACGAAGGATCCCTCCAGCGACGTCAATGATCTGTACGTTCGACTTTTGGAGTTCGAGATCAAACAAGACATTTGTCGAGCCATTGAATGCCTAGAAAATGGTGATCACGGTGGCTACGTTCGAGCGAGCCTTAGAGTCCAGGTGGCGATGGAATCGCTAGAGAAAGCTGAGGATGCGTGAAGGTATTTTTTGACGGCGTTGACTTCAACGCCGAACACACCGGACCCAACTGCTTCGCTAAGCGACTTGCCATAGCTTTGGGCAACCTTGGACACATCGTGGCCGATCCCGACGACTACGACGCCGCCCTTGTGTTCATCGAGCCGTCAACGAAGCTCGATCCGAAGAAGCCGTTTGTGCAACGCCTCGATGGAATCTGGTTTAAACCTGAGCAAATGGCGTCCGGCATGAACCGTGGCATCCACGCCGCGTATGACGCAGCCAGTTACGTCATCTGGCAGAGTGAGTTCGACAAGCAGATGACCACGAAGTGGTTTGGTGCACGATCAGGGCGTGTCATTCCTAACGGCATCGAGATCGCCCCTGCAACATTGCGAAGTGAAGCGTTGATTGAGATCCGTAAACGTTACAAGAAGGTCTTCGTCTGCTCGTCGAACTGGCACCCGCAGAAACGTCTGATCGACAACATCGCAGTCTTCAAGTCGATCCGTGCTTCGCAGCATCCAAGCTCGTGCCTCATCGTGCTCGGTAACAACCCCGACGTTCAGGTGGCCGACAAGGACATCTTCTACGCCGGCAGCATCCGTCACGATCTGTGTGCAGAGGTTTACTCCATCGCTGACTGGATGATCCACCTCGCATGGCTAGATCACTGTCCAAATGTCGTGGTTGAGGCGATCTCGCAAGGATGTCTCGTGATCTGCTCCAGCGAAGGTGGCACCAAGGAGTTGGTAGGCGAGAGGTACGGCGTCGTCGTCTCTGACCATGAGGAGTACAAGTTTGGATTGGTTGATTACGATAATCCTCCACACGTCACACCGACAGTGACGTTGCCGCTCATGATGGAAGGTCGTCGTGCTGATCCGTCGTCTGTTGACATCGTGAAGTGTGCGAAAGCCTACGAAGACGTGCTAAAATTCGTCGTAGCAACATGAGACTCGTCGACTTCGATCAGGAGAAACTGCTACCGCAAGAGAGGTTCTACGCCAACGGGTTCGATCTGTTGCCTGTGGATCATGGATCCAGCAAGCTCATGGTCGACGTGCTCGAGAAGCTGTGGAACGACGACGTGCGTGCTGGCTTCTTCTACGAGAAGAGGATGGAGAACGTTTTTCATCTACGCCCGAACGTCTACGATTACGACGACATCTTCTTGGATTTCTTGTTCGCGAACGAGCTCCCGTATCTGCTCGAGGACATCGTGGGTCGTAAGCTGTCGCTCGTTCACGCTCAGGTTGTCAAGCAGATGCCAGGTCCTCCGCACCAAGATTGGCACCGTGACGCGTACCAGTTCGATCGCAACCCCATCGTGGGCGCGTTTCCCCCCGTGGTGAAGATCAATTTCTACCCGACGTTTGAGATACCAGAACCACGTTTGAAGTTCGTGCGCGGCACGCATCGGTGTATGGCGAACGACGAGCGTTTTGACGCGATGCTCATCTCCAAGTACGAGAACGAGGTACTTGAGTCGTCGAACGACCGCGTATTGATGTTCGAGTCCTCAATGCTTCACGGTGTCGTAGCAGACAAGAACCCGTGCGGATCTGTCAGAGTCATGTACTCGTTCGCTTCTGAGCACGAGTATCAGAAGCGGTTCGCTGATAAGCAAGGGCACGCGACGTTACACGATCGTTACGTCATGCGAAGAGAGAAGGATCGATGAACGACAAACTGTTGTACCTGAAAGCGTGGTTGGAGCATGAGATGACAGTGGGTTACGGCGGCAACCCGTACGTCTCCGATCCTGAACGCGAGGGTGCGTGGGACAGTCGACGTGACACACTTGACGAGGTGTTGGAGCAGGTTCGCGACCTGCTGAAGGATGAAAAATGACAGTTGGCAAGCTACGAATCGGCATCGTTGGAGCAGGCAAACGTGTGCACGACATGTACGCACCTGTCCTCAACTCCAACAACGACATCGAAGTGAGCGGGTTCTGGAACCGCGACCTCGCGAAAGGCCAAAAGCTCATCGATGCGTTTGGGTACACACGTTACGCGGATCTCGACAGGTTGGCGCGCTCGAGCGACGCGCTCGTCATCGCGGTCAACTCCTCGGCGCTCACTGAGATCGCTTTACGATGCCTCGATTACGGCAAGCCGTTGATGGCCGAGACGCCTGTTTGGACCAAGGACGTGGTCACCAAGGCCGAGAAGAAGGGTATTCCTTTTCAGATCGCCGAGCAGACGCCTTGGCTGCCGTCTGAGCAGTTCAAGATGAACGTGTTAGGTCATAGCCGATACGGCAAGCCTCACACGGTTGTCAACGACTTTCGCACGTTCGAGTACCATGGTCTCGCGCAGCTTCGACGCTACATCGGCTTCGACAAGGTGCCGATCGAGGTCTGCGGCATGTCGCACGGCGTCCCAATGGCGTCGTTCAAAGACGGCAACGGCGTGTCACAGCACGGACACACAGAGAACTGGGAGAGCGGGCAGATCCGATTCGCTACCGGCGAGGTGGCCATCTACAACTTCAGCTCACTCTACAACCGTTGCAAGTATCGTTCTCCATGCTCGTTGCGCATCTACACGTCGTGCGCTTCGATCGTGAACCACGACAACGATCTCAACATCAGGGTGGCTCTTGAAGGACCCGACCACTCAACCATGCTTGTCAGGGTCAACCCAGGCCGCTTCGCCGGAAAGACGCAGTCGATCCTCGGTGAGCTCTACAAACCAGACGGTCCTCTTTTGGAGACACACGCTTGGGAAGCTCAGACTGATCATCTCAACGATCAACAGGAAGCGCTCAAAGTTCTAGTCGACAACTTCGCTGATCATGTCATCACACAAGGAGGTCAGCGTCTCAAGTACGATGTATCTCAAGGGTGGACTGACTTCAACCTCTTGATGGCGATTCGAAGTAGTTCCCAAACAAAGCGCTATATTTCGCGTTGATGAAGGGCGTCATTCTCGCAGGCGGCACTGGTTCTCGACTCTACCCATTGACACGGGTGACCAACAAGGCGTTGCTACCGATGGGTGAGGTGCCGATCATCGTGCACATTCTCAACGTGTTCCTCAAAGCTGGCATCACTGACATCATGCTTGTCACTGGCACTGAGCATGTTGGAGCGATCATGTCGTTGCTCGGCTCAGGCTCGGAGTACGGGTGTCAGATGACGTACAGGGTTCAAGACAACGCGAACGGCATCGCTGCTGCGCTTGGTCTATGCGAAAACTTTGTTGGACAGGATCGATTTGCCGTCATCCTCGGCGATAACATCTTTGAAAACGTGGACGACGTGGCGGCTGACATCGCGTTCTTTGCCCAAGACAAGAAGACGGACTTTGGTCTCTTTGTGAAGGAGTTGCCGGACGCGAAGCGTTTCGGTGTGGCAAAGTACGGTGTCGACGGTGGTCTTGAAGACATTGTCGAGAAGCCTGACGTGCTACCAAGCTCTGACGCGGTGCTTGGGTTGTACCTGTACTCCGCTGACGTCTTCCAGATCATCAAGCGGCTCAGACCGTCCGCGCGTGGTGAGTACGAGATCTCCGACGTCAACTCGGCGTATGTCAAGTCCGCGTTTCACACTGGTCATGTTTTCCGTGTGGAAGACGGGTGGGTCGATGCTGGAACACATGAAAGTTACCAGCGCGCGACTGAGATGATGCGCAATCGTGCGTTCAAAGAAGACATAGACCTCATTTCGAAGGTCACAAAGGAGTTCAAATGAGGATCATCATCGGCAACGGCAAGCTCGCGCAGCAACTCAAGAAACCCGGAGACGTTGTTCTTGGTCACAAGGACATCGAGATCACGGACAAGCCGTTGAAGCTCGCGAAGGTCATGAAAGCGGCGCATGACAAGGCAGTTCTCGCCCTTCGAGCAAAGGGCGACCTTGACCATGTGGTGGACAGTCTCAACCCCGTCGTCATCAACACAGCAGCTCTCATTAATCTTGAATATTGTGAACACAACAAGGAGGAATGCTACGCGGTCAACACCCTCGGCGCGCTCAACGTCGCCGAAGCTTGCGACGCACTCGGGTGGAAGCTCATCCACATCTCATCAGGTTGCGTGTTCGACGGAATGGGAACCGAAAAGGAGTACAGCGAGGAGGACGAGCCCACGCCGGCGAGCTTCTACGCTTTCTCCAAAGCCGAAGCAGACAAGATGATCCTCAACGCGAAGCTGGACGTGCCTGTGCTGATCCTGCGACCGCGGCAGCTGGTCAGCGCCATCCCATACAAGACGAACCTTCTGACGAAGTTCCTGAGCGTGCCAGCCCCCGCGCGGTTCATCGAGAGCGCCAACTCCATCACTTGCATCGAGAACTTCTGCGACATGGTGGATCACCTGTTGAAGGTCAGAGCCACTGGCATTTTCAACTGCGCGAACGAAGGCACCATCTCGCCGTATCAGATCGCGGTCAAGCTCGTGAAGCTCAACCCGAAGCTCGATCCACAGCCGGTCGATTACCAGGAGTACCTTGACTCCATCGAGGTAAAGCGTGTAAACACGGTGCTCAACATCGAGAAGTTGAAGAGCACCGGCTACCACCCACGCACGGCTGAAGAGGTCATCGACTGGTGCGTAGAGAACTACGATAAGACCGCATGAAGGTTCTTCTGACAGGCGGCGCAGGTTTCATCGGTTCCCACGCGGTTGATCATTTCGTGTCCTGTGGTGACAACGTCACCGTCGTTGACAAGCTGACGTACGCTGGCAACCTGAAGAACCTGTCTGAGTCGTGGGGGAAGTTCGAGTTCAAACAGCTTGATATATGTGACAAGCATGCGATGAACACAGTTTTTCTCCAAGGTGGGTTCGACGTCATCGTCAACTTCGCTGCCGAGACACATGTCGACAACTCGATCAACGACAGCGAGCCGTTCATCCGAACAAACCTTCACGGCGCTTCTGCGCTCATGGATGTTGCACGTCATTACAACGCTCTGTTCTGTCAGTTGTCGACCGATGAGGTCTACGGTGACGCGTTGGGTTGCGATCGAGGTTACGTGACCACTGATCCGTTGCGCCCACGCAACCCATACTCGGCCACGAAGGCAGCCGCCGACATGATGTTGCTCGCGTATCACAACACGTACAAGCAGCCGTACCTCATCTTTCGTCCTTCGAACAACTTTGGCCCGCGCCAGCACAAAGAGAAGTTCCTCCCCAAGCTGTTGGAGGCGATGATCACCGTGCGGGACTTCCCTCTCTACGGAGACGGCATGCAACGTCGTGAGTGGACGTATGTGGGAGATACTGTCAGAGCGATCCGTGATACCATCGTCTCAGGTGTGACAAACAAGATCCTGAACATCTCGTCTGGTTACACAGACACCAACGTCGCCATCATCAAACAGGTAGACGATCGCTACCGTGAGCTCGGGATGATCCCAAACGCGAACGTTGTGTTTGTTGCCGATCGACTTGGACATGACCGTCGTTACTGGATCGAGAGTGACATCGATCCTAGTCGGTTCACGACGTTCACTCGCGGGCTTGAGCTCACGATCGAGCACTACTTCCAGAGACTTGCGTGAAAAGAGACAAACATGACAGAGATCACCAGTGGAAAAGCAGTTCACACGTCAGGGAACCGTAAGAACGGGTACGTCAACACCGAAGATGACGTGCAGTTCGGGCCTGTTCACAAGACGAAGAAGGAAGCGAAGGCAGCTGGTCGAGAGCGTGCCATGCTCAACAAGGGTGAGCACTTCATCCACAGCAAGGATGGCCTGATCCACGAGCGTAACAGCTACGGGAACGACCCGATCGGGAGCAAAGGGTGAACGACGATTACGAGTCAGGCGCTGCTAAGCTCGAAGCCGACTTTCTCGCCGTGCGTGATCGTCACGCGACTCGAATGCTCAGCATGGAGTTCGACGGCTTCATGAAGAAGTTGAATAGGCTCTCACGTGAGCAGCAAATCACTCTTTTCAACGCTCTCGTTGAGAGATTGGCAGCATGAAGATCGCTTTCAACAGGATGCCACGTCGTACGCCTTGGGGTGGAGGTGCGCATTTTGCGACCACGTTCGCCGACTACCTGACAACAATCGGGCATCAAGTTGTGTACACGCTTGAACCTGGGATCCACGCGATCGTCATGCTTGATCCTCGTCACGAGGATGGTGGGTTCTCCGCTGGTGACATCGCGCGTTACAAGCAATCCAACCCGAACGTCAAAGTGCTTCACCGTGTCAACGACACCGGCAAGACGCGCGGTGGAGATGAGCTTGATCGCATCATCATGGGTTCGAACGCTGTGGCAGACGCGACCGTCTTCATCTCTAGTTGGGTTGCCGACTACTACGCGAGCAAGGACATGCGACCGAGTCACAGCAACGTGTGTGTCATCACCAACGGCTGTGATGAAAGGTATTTTCACGCTGGTAGGTGGACATCGACCGAATGGCAACGGATACGTTCTGGCAGCGATGGAAAGACATTTTTTCCACCTGGCTTCAACAAGCCACATGCTCCGATCCGTCTCGTCACACATCATTGGTCAAATAACCCGTCAAAAGGTGTTGACCTCTACGAACACATCGATGAGTTGATTGATGTTGGCGGCGCTTTTGAATTCACGTACATCGGACGCTACCCTGCCGGACACATTCCAAAACACACCAAGATCATCGCTCCGTTGTACGGCATTGAACTTGGTGATGAGTTGCGTAAACACGACGTCTACGTGACAGGCGCGCGTTGGGAGGCGTGTGGTTCTCACCATGTTGAAGGCGCAGCTTGCGGTTTGCCTGTGATCTTCCACGGTGATGGCGGAGGCGTGGTTGAGATGTGTCAGCGCTACGGTGAGGAGCTTGTAGGCGGCGTCAAAGGGTTTCAGGACGCGCTCGAGACCATCAAAGATGACTACGTGACGTACAGCAGAAGAGCATTCACCGCTGACTTAAGCGCAGACACGATGTGCAAGAAGTACCTCGATGTCATCGTGAGGATGACAACATGAAGATCGCTTGCATAACGCCTGACAACAAACGCGATTACTTGTGCGAGATGGTTCTTGAGGGACTGTCTGAACTTGGACACCAGCTCGTTGTCTCTGATCCTGGCAATGGATTCTGCAAGCATTCTCTGATCGACGGCTCCTTCCGTGAGGAATTGAAGAGTAGTGACTTGCTGCTTTGCTTCTTCGGCAAGGTGCGAGGCAACCGACCTCCTCGTCGTTACTTCGTCGCTGACTCCGATTTCCCACGCGATCGAACGGTGTATATCGACGGATCCGAGTGGTCCGCCACCGGGTGGGAGTCGGGCGATCAGACCGCGGCTTCGTTGACCAACCCGTCGCGTCGTCGCGGTGAGCCGTGGCTTGACGAAGAGATGCTCAAGCGCTGCGGTCACTACTTCAAACGCGAGACATACGCACAAGACCTTGCACGCGACGTCGTCCCGTTCCCGTTCGCAATGTGCGATCGTCACGTAGTGATGACAGGCGAGAAGGACATCGACGTGCTCTGCTCACTCGGTCACACAAAGACCGGCATGCGAAAGGAGGCCATCGAGGTCGTCCAAAACTTTCGTGACACAACCGACGCGTCACACAAACTAAACATCGTTGTGCGCAGTGACCTGTCATCGAGTGAGTACAAGGACCACCTGAGACGCGCGCGGATCGTTGTGGATGCGTGGGGCGGTGGCGACACGTGTGACCGATTCTGGGAAGCCGTGGGGGCGCGCGCGTGCGTCTTGTATCAACGGTACAACGTCGAGTTCCCACACCCGTTCTTGGACTTCGAGCATGCGGTGTCGTGGTCCACCCCAGACGAGCTGTCAAAGAGCATCCATCACCTTGTCTTCAATGACGCCAACCCCGAGCTCATTGGAGAGCGTGGTCTGGAGCATGCGATGTGCTACCATACGGCCAAGAACCGTGCTCAACAGATCCTCGACACCGTCTTCGCTCGCTGACGTCGCCTGCGTCACCTACACCACGTCCAAGTACGCTGACGTGTGGCCGATTCACTTCGGGCAGCTGAAGAAGCACCTCGGCGGCATCAAGTCGTACGTGTTCTCCGACAAAGGGTCCGGCGCGAAGTTCGACTTCGCCGGACACGAGCTGGTCGAGCACGACGACGCCGACCCGTACTACAAGCAGTACCTCTCCGGGCTCGACCACGTCAAGGAGGACTTCGTCATCTACCTACAGGATGACTTCTTCCTGTACGCCGACGTCGTCCACGAGCGCATCGCGAAGGTCCGCGACTACCTCCTTGACACCGACTACGACTTCGTTCGTATGATCCGCTGCGGCTACAACACGTCGCTCGACAAGCACACGAAGGACAACTTCTTCGAGGTCGACATGGCCACGCAGGACGCGTTCAGCATGCAGGCCACGATGTGGAAGAAGGGCCGGCTCATCAAGCTGTATTCCCACGTTGGGTCGGAGAAATGGTTGGAGTCTGAGAAGTGGAACGTCGGCGCTCGTCAGTGCGGCATCAAGGGCGTCTTCACCTGGAACGGGGAGCCGCAGGTGGGCAAGTTCCACTACGACTCCGTGACGTGGCCGTATTGTTGCACCGGCATCAACAAGGGTCAATGGAACATGGACGAGTACCCCGAGATCATGGAACGCTTGATGAAGGAGTACAACATCGACACGAGCATCCGAGGCGTCAGAAGGCGATGAGAAAGATCTCCGAGCAAGAAAAGGAGAACCTTCGACTTCTCTACAAGGGCAAGCCGCGGTTGTACCGACGCACAACGAAGTACGGGAAGCAGCTCGGTATCAAGTACGACAGCGTTCGACGACGTGCAATCATGCGCGACATTGCTTGGGAACTCACCAGAGAACAAGCCGATGAACTTTTCGTCAAGCCGTGCCACTACTGCGGGAAAGAGTCCGAAAACATCGGGCACATCGACACGTACAAGACCAAAGGCATCAACGGCCTAGACAGGGTCGACAGCGCGCTTCCGTACACCATGGGCAACGTGGTCACGTGTTGTTGGAGGTGCAACGCGGCCAAGAACAACCAGACCGTCGCAGAGTTCCGTTCCTGGATCGAGCGCGTCTACAATCACCAGAAGGCGACACAGTGATCAATTTCGTTTGCATGTTGTCGCGCACGTCAGGTCTCATCAGAGGTCGACAAGTCGCCGATGCTCTTCGAGAAGGATCACGTGTACTCGACGTTCACAACACGGATTGGGAGCGTGAAACCAGTCTAAACGACATCTCGTTGTTCATTCGAACATACGACGCTGGTCTAGCCGCTCAATTGAAACGCCGCGGGCATCGAATCGGATTCGACGTCGCAGATTCAATGTGCGGGGACGCCTTCTTCCGCGGCGCGAAGGTCGAGAATCTCTCGGCGTACGCCCACCCCGAGTGCGACTTCTACATCGTCAACAACACGGTGACTCTCAAAGACCTCGAGCCGTACGCCGACAACAAGCCGATCTATGTGGTCCCGCACCACACGGTCAACTACGACAAGCACGTCAACACGCTCAAGAAGGCGGCCCGCGTCGGGTACGTTGGCCTGCCCGAGCAGCTCTCCGCCAAAGAGGAGATCGAAGCGTTGTGCGCGAAGATGGGCGTCGAGTTCGTCTCCGTCCACCCCAACACGCGCGAGGAGTGCGTCGAGATCATGAAGACGATCGACGTCGGCGTCGTCTTCGCGGAGTCGAGCCTGAGCTCCAACCCGCGGTTCGCCGAGCTGCTGAAACGGCACAAGCCAAACACGAAGCTGTCGAACTTCCAGTCGTTCGGCATCCGCACGGTCTGCACGCCGTACGAAAGCTACTTGGAGCACGGCGGCGGGGCCAGCCGTTTCGAGGAGACCCGTGATGGCATGATGGAAAGCCTGGAGCTCCTCATCGAGGGCAGCAGCCTCACGGAGATGGAGAGCGCCCGCGCGCTCGCCGTCGGCCAACGCTTCCACATCGACGAGATCGTCAAGCAGTACAAGAACATCGTCCTCGACCTGGACGCCATGAGAGACGTATGAAGGAAAGCAAGTTCGAAATCACGCTCGAGCACGATGACCCCAACGAGATCGACCTCACGATGCGGATCGTCCGCAACGGCGAAGTGGCTTGGGAGGAGTGCGACAGGGGCGAACCCGAAGACCAATCCTTCTACCGCGACTGGTCGTGGGTGCCCGACGCCTGCCGAGCCTCGTACGGGTACGGGCTGGAGGACGGCCGCGAAGGCTTGGCCGAGACTCACAAGACGCTGCAGACCGCGCACGCGGAGCTGGTCGACGCGTACTTCGCCATCATGCCGGTCTTGATGTCGGTCGTGCAATCCGACGGGGCGGGCAAAGCGCTCCGCGCCGCGTTGGACGGCGTCGAGAAAGCGCTCAAGCAATCCGCCCCCAAAGAAAACAAGGCAACATGACCTGGCTCACGTCCGACGAAAGCATCACGCGTTACACCGACGCCCTCAAGCGCGCGTCCGAGGACGACATCGTCTTCAACTGGTTCCGGCGCGAGCCCGGGGTGCGCGAGATCGTCGAGGGCATGCCGGACTGCGTCGGCTTCGGCTACCACGCGAAGCTGAAAGGCACGGAGTTCTTCGCCGGGAACCTCGAGAAGATCCAGCAGAACGACAAGGTCGGCGGGCCAAGGCTCTTCTTGATCGAGGGGCAGGCTTTCACGTCCACCACGCTGCGCTACGCGTGGAACGTGCACGACATGCACCTCAACGGCGTCCTCCTCGACGGGGCCAACGTGGTGGAGGTCGGCGGCGGATACGGAGGCCTGTGTCGCATGATCCACGCTTTCCACACCCCGAAGAGCTACACTGTCGTCGACTTGCCCGAGGCCCTCGCGCTCGCCAAACGTTACCTCGGAGCGTACGGCATCACGAACGTCGCGTACGTGAGCGCGTTCGAGTACGGTGAGCTCCCGGTCGACGCCTTCATCAGCAACTACGCGCTCACCGAGCTCACCAAGAACGTCCAAGTCGGCTACGTCGACAAGCTCATGAAGCGCGCGGCGAGCGGTTACGTGACGTACAACTCACAACCGCGTAACGCCGACGTGCAATTCTCGCTCGCCGAGCTTCAAGACAGCCTTCCCTCGAGTTGCCTCTCCAAGATCCAACAAGAAAACGTCAAAAAGAGCGAGTGTCAAGTGCTCGTGTGGTCTCCCTTTGTCGCCGTTTGAACGCTTGCTACTCCAGGTCGTCCTCGTCTTCGCGGCGACGGCTTTCGTCGATTACGCGTGGTCGGTTTACATCCGTTCGCTGGCGACCACCAAGATGCTCCGCGCTGCGGTGTGGTCGTCCATCATCGTGTTCGCCGGCGGGTTCACAACGATCGAGTACATCTCAAATCATTGGATGCTGATCCCCGCAATGGTTGGCGCGTTTGTCGGAACGATCGTCAGCAGCCTTCACAAACCCGAGGAGAACGTGAAGTGACAGTCTACTCGCTGGTATTTGATTACAACCTCAAGACTGTGACCGACTCCGGTCGTCACTGGGCGAGTGAGGTGTACAAGAACAAGGACTACATCTTCTCGTACACGGCCGCATCCATCGCAACGTTCCTGCACCACAACCCAAAGATGCTCTACCGCGTCTTCACAGACGACTGCGGACTCATCCTTGACAAGTTGAAGGCGTACAACGTGTCGCTCGACTACCTCGACACCGTCGATCTAACGAAGGAGATCCGTGAGTGGCAATCGCATTGGTACTCCTTTTGGCCGCTCGTCAAGATCGTGGAGATGAACCACGATGGCCGTCACGACGCATTGAAGCTCGACAACGACCTGACATGCCTGAAGCCGATCGATGACCTCCTCGCTCACCGTGGGGCCATCGCCTGGAAACGAGAGAGGATGTGCTCAGGTGGACGTGAGTACTGGGGTGAACGCAAGGCGGCACGTGAGGGGCTTGGCACCGAGGACTTCCCCATCTTCAACATGGGCACGCTTGGCTTGACAAAGGAGTACCAGGCGAACGCAGGCGACATCGTTGGGTACTGCGAGAAGCTCATCGCGGTCGACGTCACGGACGTGTCTCATTTCCCGGACGCGCCGGGCAAGAAGACGAAGGTATGGAGCTGCGCCGAACAGACGGCGGTCAACTACTTCCTGCACGTCAACAAGGTGCCGATCCTGGAGAGCTATCCATGGATCATGCATCACTGCCACGAGAAAACGAAGGATCGGGTCCTCACCGAGGCAGCTTACCTTCTGCGATAGTGAGCGTCTGGTTTGTCTACGTTGACCGCACTGACGATGAGAGGCCCTTTTACGTAGGAAAGGGGACGCACAAGCGAGTGCACACCCGCGAACGTGACAACGCTCACTGGAAGAGCATTCGCGACAAGCACGGTTGGCATCGTGAGGAAGTGTTCGGGACGAAGGACGAGCAGGCCGCTTACGACTTCGAGGCCGACCTCATCGCTTTGCACAACACGTTCCACGGGTGGGGAGCAAACCACACCGCCGGCGGCTCATGTGGTCAAACAGGACTGAAACGCTCGGCTGTTTCACGACTTCGGATGAGCATCGCTCGCCGTGGCCAGATCTCTTGGAACAAAGGAGTCCCACAATCAGAAGAGCATCGACGCAAGAACAGTGAATGTCGAATCGGGAAAATTCGTGGGCCCATGCCTGATGAAACAAAAGCAAAGATTGCAAAAGCTCACACCGGTATGAAGATGGGCCCGCGGTCACGCGAAGCCGTAGAGAAAACAAGGCTTGCCAATCTAGGACAAAAGCGTTCGACCGCCTTTCGACAAGTCATGAGTGAGCTTGCATCTGCAAGGTCTCGATGGACGGCTGAGATCATCGAAAGCATGCGCATTGATCGTGCGAACGGAACAATGTTGAAAGACATCGCAGTTAAACACAACACCAGCCCGGCCACTGTGTGCAATCTGCTAAAATACGGAAAGGCAGGACGATCGTCAAAATGAAGAAACGAGGACTTGTTTTAGGCGGAGGCGGGTTCATAGGCGGACATTTGGTTCGTCGTCTTATCAAAGAGGGTTATCATGTAACCTCTGTTGACCTTAAGCAGCCAGAATTTCGTGAAATCTGCCCAGGTGAAACTTTCATTCGCGACGATCTTCGCGATCCCTACTTCACACGCGCAATCGTTGCAGGAGGTCATGATGAGATTTTTTCTCTTGCGGCCGACATGGGCGGGGCCGGATTCGTGTTCACCGGCGCGAACGACGCTGACATCATGCACAACTCGGCGACCATCAACTTGAACGTTCTCGACGGAGTCTCCGCTCTCAATGTCAAGCCAAAGATCTTTTACTCGTCCTCGGCGTGCATCTACCCCGAGCGCAACCAGCTTGATCCTAACAACCCGGTGTGCTCCGAGGCCTCCGCTTACCCCGCCGCTCCGGACTCCGAGTACGGCTGGGAGAAGCTGTTCAGCGAGCGTCTGTACAAGGCGTACCAACGCAACAAGGGTGTCGACGTACGCATCGCCAGGTTCCACAACATCTTCGGCGAGTTCGGCACGTACGACGGCGGTCGTGAGAAGGCTCCCGCTGCCATGTGTCGCAAGGTCGCGCAAGCGAAGGACGGCGGCGAGATCGAGGTGTGGGGAGACGGCAAGCAGACTCGCAGCTTCCTCCACGTCGATGAATGTGTCGAAGGCGTGCTTCGCCTCATGCGTTCTGACTACACAGAGTCGTTGAACATCGGCTCCGACGAGATGGTGACGATCAACCAACTCGCTGACATGGTCATCAAGATCTCGAGCAAGAAGCTCACCGTCAAGCATGTCAAGGGTCCTCAAGGCGTCAGAGGTCGTTGCAGCGACAACCTGCTCATCGACCAGGTGCTCGGCTGGCGGCCAAAGAAGAAACTCATCGAAGGTCTAGAGACAACATTTAACTGGATTCACGACATGGTTGGGCCATGAAGTGGGAATACCATGTTGCGAGCATCTCTGTCTACTCGTTAAGATGTGAGATTCTCAACAAACTTGGAGCTCAAGGTTGGGAGCTTGTTGGTGTACACGAGCATGAATTTTACTTCAAGCGTAAGAGTTCGGGGATGTCATGATCGACATCCAAGTCTGTAGTCGTCCCCTCATCGAGGCGATGGATCTATCAGACGTCCCGCACATCATTGTCTCCATCAACTGCCCGGGTGAAGAGCCAGCTAACATCAAGACAAATGAGCATACCCTTGGCAGGCTTAACCTTTTCTTTTGGGATCTGGATCAGCACGCCCCAGGACAGACTCAAGAAAGCTGTCCGCTCGCTCAACCTGGAGATGGAGAACGCATCGTTGATCTTGTCTTGGAACATCCCAACGCTCAACAGATTGTGATTCACTGCACTGCTGGGAAGAGTCGGTCGGCCGCAGTTGCCGCGGCGCTTCACCTCGTGCTCAATGGCAGCGACGCGCCGATCTTCGGCAACCCACAGTACCGCCCGAACATGTTGGTCTATCGACATGTTCTCAACGCCTGGAACGAGAAGTACAAGCCATGAAGCACGACTTCAGACAGAAGGAGCAACGCAACTCCAACACACATGTGTGCTCGCGATGCGAGATGCCCGCCACGCTTCGCGAAAACGAATGGGTTTTGCTGGTTACACTTGACGATCAAGGATTGACGTACGCGCCGTTCACAGACGAAGCTCTCGAGTGCTCAGGATACAAGTCATGAAGTTCTTCACCAAACGCATCGACACCAACCTGATGATCGAGTCGTTCCGCAACGGTCATCCGTTCCCGCATGTCGTCGTCGACAACCTGATCGATCCCGAAGCGTTGCGGTCGCTTGTGCCGAAGTACCCAAGTGTTGAGGAGAAGAAGTGGTGGCAGTACGACAACCCGCTCGAGCGAAAGTTCGCCTTCAACGATCTGTCACAGCTCGACGTTGGGTTTCGCGAGTTCTTCGACGAGGCTAACTCGTCTGATGTTGTCGCGCAGCTTGGCCGGCTTGCCGGGCTTGAGAACCTTGTCCCAGACCACACGCTCAACGGCGGTGGCCTTCACCAGATCAAGCCAGGTGGCAAGCTAGATGTGCACGAGGATTTCAACATCCACCGCCCGATGAAGGCTTTCCGCAAGCTCAACATGATCGTCTATCTCAACGAGAACTGGGACGCGAGTTACGGCGGCAACCTTGAACTCTGGAACAAGGAAATGACGGAATGCGTGTCGAAGGTGCTCCCGATCTTCAACCGCACCGTCGTCTTTCGCACCGACATGAAATCCAACCACGGTCATCCCGAACCGTTGACCTGTCCCGAAGGCATGACGCGACGCAGCCTTGCGATGTACTACTACGTCCCAATGACAGAGGCTGAATTGGAGAGTGAGTACACCTCCACGCAGTTCAAGAAGCGTCCCGAAGATCCCGAGGATCCCGAGTTGAACGAGCTGCGTGTCAAGCGCAACAAGGGTCGCGTCGCTGACAAGACGTCGTGAACGTCTAAGCGGGATCGACCTGGAACCAGACGCACTCGTCGACTCGCGTGAGCGTTGCCGTTGGCCACAGCTCGCGAACGATTTCGCGTAGTCTCTCAAAGGTAGGGTACCCGTTCTTGCCGTTGAAGCACCAGAGGTCATCGATTGCGATAACGGCGTCTCCTCCCCATTCCTTCAAGGCGTGAAGCTCTGCCACAATAGGGGTGTCGCTGCCACTATCGTCGCGCACAGTTTTCCCAGCAGACCAGTGCGCGTCGAGCCACACGAGCGGCTTAGAAGCCCCGTCTAGAGCCTTCGGCAGCTGCTCGGCGCTGTTCCCCAAGATGAGCGTGATTACGCCGTCCTTCTTTGCTTTCTTGACTTGTACGAGAGCTTCGTTGTGAAGCTTTTCGCTAAGTTCGATCGATCGTACGTTCGAGGTCAGATCCGACATCTTGAGACTCATCTTGGCCTCGTACGTTCCGGTCTCCACAAAGCTCTCGCGTTTGTGATCGGTCATCAAGCGGTGAAGCAAAGTATATTTTTCGCAGAAGTCCATACAGATAAACTAGCCTTTCGGGCATGAAAGGGTTTGTTGTTTACTGTCACACATGTCTTGTAAACGGAAAATCCTACATTGGATGGACGTCGAAAGGCATGGAAAAACGTTGGCGCAAACATGTGTCGATCGCTCGTTCCGGAAGCCAATACCATTTCCATCGAGCAATCAACAAGTACGGTGTTGACGCATGGAAACATCAACAGCTAGAAGAAACGGATTCGCTTAGCGAAGCAAAAGCGTTTGAACAACGTTGGATCAAACGTTGTCGAAGTGCCGATCCTGATTTCGGATACAACGGTTCAAAAGGTGGGGAAAGTGGACTTCCTACTGTCGAGACTCGAAGAAAACTGAGTCTGAGTCAGCGACGTCGATACCAAGATCCAAACGAGCGCGCGAAAGTCGGTCGTCGAGCAAAGGTTCCGATCTCGATCGAGACGCGTGTGAAGCTTCGAGATTCGAAACTTGGTCCGAACAATCCCCAATACGGCAAGATCAGCAAACGGTGTCGTCGCGTTGATTGTTACACGATGGACGACGTGTTCGTTGCCGCGTACTCCTCGATTAGGGTTGCTGCTCGTACGAACGACTACTGCGAAGGTCACATAGGCGCGGTCTGTCGAGGGACACGACCTCACCACCAAAATCTCAAATGGAGGTTCGCTCAATGAAGATCTATATGTTGCCGGCTGATGAAAACTGGATCTGTGACACCTTGACAAACGATTGGTTGAAACACAACCCGAAGTCATCGGTGATGCGACCTGAGCAAGCTGACATCATTTGGATTTTCTCAGAGTGGAGATGGAGAGTCATTCCAAAACATCTTTTGAAAGACAAGCCGAACAAAAAGGTCGTCGTCACGATCCACCACCTCGTCCCTTCCAAGTTTGGCGTTGACGAGCGAGAAGAATTTATGGACCGCGACAAGCACGTCGATTTGTATCACGTGTACAACGCGCGCGCAAAAGCTCAACTGGAAATCCTGACAGACAAACCCGTAAGACAGGTTCCGTATTGGGTGAATGATGCTATGTGGCGACGCACAGCTGATTCTCAAGTGTTGAGAGCGAAGCATGATTTGCCTTTGAACGCGAATATCGTTTTCTCGGCTCAGCGCGATACAGAAGGACACGACGAAAAGTCTCCAAAACGTGAAAAGGGTCCTGAGGCTTTAGCCGATTTCTTCATCAAGAGACATCAACAAGATCCAAACTCACTGGTGCTTTTGGCAGGATGGAGAAGGCAATATATTTGCGGCCGCCTCGCTGCTGCAGGTACCCCGTATGTGTATCGCGAACGACCAGAACAACCAGTCTTGAACGAATTCTACCAATGTGCCGATCTGTACGCTGTCACAAGCGTGCACGAAGGTGGACCTCAGGCTTTTCTTGAAGCAGGAGCGATTGGTCTTCCTGTCGTTTCAACACCCGTCGGCATTGCCGAACAAGTTCTTCATCATTCTGCGATCGCCGACGACGTTTCACAAGCAATTCCAACCATCCCAGATGTGGAACGCTTTAAGATTTCTAAGGGTGGAATGGAACCCTACCGTAAGATGTTCAAGGACCTCTGATGAACGACGACATTCTCAAGCGTCTCGGCGCTTCCGAGCTCGCGAATGGCCGCATCGACTGGGGCGGTGATGCCATGAGCCCTTACTCTCACGATGAACTCGTTGCGTTCGCCACGATGGACGCTGAGACGGGTGCGAGGATCAAGGCGCAGTTCGACGATTTCTTGAGTGTGTACTTCGCGCTCTCTACAGACGAACGCGACACGTTGAAGGTGTGGGCTCAACGTGAGTTCGTCGACCCAACGTGGAGGAACGGGAGGACGTTTCCACGACCGGAGTTCGCTAACGCTCGCTTCTTTCCAAACGCAGCACATACAGGAAGGCTGCTTGACATCGCTCCAGCGCATGGGTGTCACGGAGCCTTGCTCTACCGCGATCACTACAGGTACGATCTCAACCTTCACACGTGCGACTTCTCACCCTGTTACAACAAGCTGTTGACGTTGCTTGGTGTGGATGTGAAGCACTTTGACGTTCGCTTCGATCGTCTTCGCGACACGTACGACACAACGTTTGACGTGGTGACGTTGACCGAGGTGTTGGAGCATGTCGATCAGACTGCCGAAGACAACATCATCGCTGACCTTCACGACATCACGCGTCTAGACGCGCGTGTGCTGATCACCTTCCCTGTGAAAGCGCTCCCACACGGTGGCGTGCCTCAACCTGACGACCCACTCGGTCACATCCGTCAGCCTGTTGTCGCCGACGTCATCGACAAGATGCAGGGGTTCAACGCGTTGGAGCGCGGGAGGTTCTCGAGTGGGAAGTACGATCAAAACTTCATCATTTTGGAGAGAAAGTGAACCTACACGACATTGCTGTCAAGCATGGAACTGACAAGGCGAACCACGGGTACTGCGAAGTTTACGAGCGTAGACTAGAGGACCGCAGATCTGAGCCATTGAAGGTTTTGGAGATCGGCGTGTTCTTTGGCGCAAGTCTACGCATGTGGCGTGAGTACTTTCCAAATGCGGAGATCCATGGCGTCGATCTGGACATCAAGCGTTGCGGGGACATCGACGGTGTTACACTTCACAAGATCGACGCGAACGACACGAACGAGCTAGTGAAACTCTCTGAAAAGCATGGCCCATGGGACCTTATCGTTGACGACGGTAGTCACATGATGAAGCATCAACAGTCGACTTTTTCTAAACTGTGGAGTCATGTGAAGCCGGATGGGTTCTACGTTGTTGAGGACATCCACACGAGCTTCCTGCCAAAGCTTGAAAGTTGCTCCGCTGACGCCCACAACGAAAAGCTCGTTCACACAACCTTCAGAATGATCGAGTCACTGAAGTACGAGAAGGATTTCCACAGCAAGTACGTGAGCCGTCACGTGTTCGAGACGCTTCGTCAAGACGTCAAACACGTGACGATCTGGGTGCGGTTGCCGAAAGAACATTCGTACGATTACACGTCTGACAACAGCATGACGAGCATGATTCGAAAGAAGAAAACATGAGTGACACGATCACAGGTCCACTCTTCAAGTGGTTCGGCTCGAAATGGACAGCAGCAAAGCATTACCCCGCGCCGACGCATGACATGATCATCGAGCCGTTCGCGGGCAGTGCTGGTTACTCGTTGCGACACCATCGCAAAGACGTGTTGCTCGCTGAGTCTGACGAGCATGTGTGCGCGCTGTGGTGGTGGCTCATCGAGGAAGCCACCGAGGCGAGCATCCGTGAGATGCCTATCAACATCCCTGAGGGGACGGATGTGCGTGAGCTCGGCATGAACCGTGGTCAAGAACTGCTCATGAAGACGTGGCAGAGAACGAACAACGTCGGCAGCTGCTGGACGGTCTCGTCGTGGGGAAACAAGTCAGGGCAGTGGACCGAGAACACGAGAAGTCGTGTCGCGAGCGAGTTCCACCTCATCAAGCACTGGAAGGTTCGAGTCGATGGCCTCGAGCTTCTGAAACCTGGTGTTGAAGGCACATGGTTCGTCGACCCTCCGTATCAGTACAACTACCAGTACCGTGCGAAAACGTTAGATTACACACGTTTGACGGGTCAAATCGCTGATCTGCGAGGGCAGGTCATCGTGTGTGAGGCCGAATGTCCCAAGACAGGCACAATCCCCGACTGGCTTCCCTTCGAACCGTTTAGGACAACTGTCACCAGTCGACGCAAGTCGGACAACCACCACCACAGCAAAGAGCTGATCTACACGAGGGAAACATGATCGGCAAGATCACGCGTTACGGTATTGACGATCGCGATCACTTCGTTCACTTCTTGACGAAGTTCTACAAGAAGCACGCTCCTGAAGCGGTTCAGGACGCGAACATGTCATCCAGCACGTTGAACAAGAATTGGTCGTGCTTCTTGTACGAACGCGACGGCAAGAACTTCCTGTGCTTCTTCGACGGCGACGACGGATCGGGTGGCACCCCGTTCGACATCAAGCTCAACTGGCCGCGTTTCCAGAACCTGATCGACCACTACAAGGTCACAGACTACATGGTCTTAAAGATTCAACATGGGAGCACGTCCGAGCAACGCGTGTTCTACCCGTTCAAGGAGGATGTCTACCCGCTTGCCCTCATGACGAACGACCCGGATCGCATCTTCAAGGTGGCTGACACGCTTCCGAAGGTCGAACAGGACATCGACGTGCTCTTCGTTGGCGGTAAGGTTCACGATCACAACAAGCCGTACTGCTGGCCAAAGAGTCGCAACACCAATCAACACTGGCCAACCAACCGTCGCATCGGCTACGCAAAACTGCTTGAGATCAAGGAGCGACGCAAGGATCTCAACATCGTCACCTACGACGGTCTCATGCCGCCAGACGAGTACTACAGCGTCATCAATCGCACGAAGGTGTGTCTCGATTTCCCCGGCATTGGAGTATCAAGTCGCAAGTTCTACGAGTTCTTAGTGCTTGGTAAATGCATCCTTGCCTTGCCGCAGAACAACTGCTGCTGGCCGCTGAAAGAATGGGAGCACTACGCGTCACTTGGGCCTGATTACGAGTACGAGACGCTCGAAGCACGCATTGATCATCTGTTGGATCATCCAGCGATCCGCACCGATCTTGGGAAACGAGCTGCCGCCTTGCGACCGCTCATGAGTCATGAGGCCGTTGGAGAATATGCCGCGAAGACTGTCGACGAGTTCGTCGGTGCTAGTTTGAGCGGCACCATAGAAAGAACAAGGTACTTGTGAAGTTCATCGACAGATACAGACAAGACAAAGAAGATCAGTTTGTCGACAACGCGGTCATCGTCACGTTCGAAAACATCTGTGACTATGCTGCTCAGATGCCAAGCGCAGACAGCTACGAGATCAGGTACGCCACTAGGATGCCTTCGTTGAAAGCCGCTGAAAAAGTTCTTGAATCCGTGCGGTTGAAGTTCCTGGCTGAGGATGTGAAGGCTGATCTCTTTTACATGGAGGGAATGATCTGTGGGAAGATCGCATCCATTGCTCCTCCTTCGCAGGAGGTCTACCAACTTCGGATGTTCTGGTCTCGCGCACCTGGAAAGTTCATCAATAAGCTCACAGGTAATCCTATCGACCTCACCTCGAGTCTCTCAATGGGACCCGTCTTCACCGGAACGGTTCGCGAATGGTACGAGACGCTCATCGAGACCATCGTCGATGCGAGCAACGAACTGCGCAAGCAACACGGGGTTACACCCAACAAGATCTACGTCGGTCCTAACGTGAGGTGCATTCTGGAGGCCTGCGTTATGTACAGGCCTTCTTTTCCAGGAGGATTGCAACATTACGGCACGTTAGCTGGTGGTTTCAAGATCTACGAGACCAACAGGTTGACCAACGACGTTGAGATTTGCCTTGATCTGGGTGACGAACGACACATCGCGATCGTCAGCGTCCTCGACATGAACATCATCTGACAAAACATACCTAACGATGTGTTGACCCTCAACGAACTGCGTGAGCTCATCCACCGACAGCTCATTGAGGAAGCAAATGTCATGGATCTAGCGAACAGACAGCTTGACCGTGTTGCGATCGTGTCATACATGAACGGCAGGATGACATCGCTGATCGCGATCTCAACGTCCGAGATCGTGAATCACGAGGGTGTTCCGATCCCCAAGGTGTTGGGTTTGGCGCAAGCTGTCAGTGAATACGATGCAAACTACAGACTTCACCGTCTGTACGCCGAGAATGCTGTTGTTTCTATCGTTTTGCTAGCTGCTGCCCTTGAGTATTGGAAGAGTGTATTTGCCGATTACAGCGTCAGTCCTGCTGCGCAGCAGGTAATCAAACGCTACTTCGATCAAAACAAAGATAACCCCAATCTGGTCGAGCTTGAAGCTGACACGGCAGGGCGAGCGAAGCATCCTGACTTCCTCAGAGCCGCCTACCTCGGGCCCGTGGGCTTCGACATCGCGGGCGCGCTTGCGGCGGGCGACAAGGCGATCGCTGCAGCTGGAGATCCAGGCAATTGGGGCCACGATGACGTGCGTGACATGATCGTGGACGCCGCTTTCAACGGGTTCGATCGAGCGTACAGCGACGATGTGAAGACCAAAAGGTCGTTTGACGATCTCTTCCGTGAAGATGCTTACCACCCGTTGTTCAAGGCTTTGATGGTTGCGATCCAAAGCGGCAGCACAAACAAGTCAAAAGCAGTGGCTTGGGCAAATCAACACGTAGACGATCTTCTCCAAGTAATGCAGGATCTCACGCCACAACGCAACAAGCAAGATGCCGAGATTGAACATTGGTGGACATCCACCATTTTGCCCAACCTCGACTAATTTGCCGGTGTGAAGAAAAGCATCGCGGTCATCGGGCAGGGTTTTGTCGGCGGCTCGCTTACCACTGTTATGTCGGAACGTGGCTTTGACGTCTATGTGTACGACAAGACCGGTAAGGTCGCTGTAGGCGGCGATGGTCGTTTCGCAGCGGCTGACATGCCAGGCCTTGTGGGGCCTACTGCCACTCAGATTTTCGTTGCGGCATGCGCCGCTCTTAAGGACTTCACGGGCGTCTACTTCGTGTGCGTGCCTACTCCCATGTACGAGGACGGCTCAGCCGACCTCAGTATCGTCGAAGGTGTGCTGAAGGAGCTCGCGAACGTCCCCGGAGAGCGCGTCGCGGTCGTGAAGTCGACGGTCCCTCCGGGGTCGACCGAACGCTGGAACAAGGCCTTCAAGGACACCGGGCTTCGAGTCGTCTTCTGTCCGGAGTTCCTCCGCGAAGCGTCCGCGCTTAACGACATGCGGAATCAGGATCGGATCGTTCTCGGTGGCCCTCGACCTCACATCAACAGGGTGAAACAAGTCTTCGAGACGGCATTTCCCAACGTCCCGATCATCAAAACGTCGAGCACGACGGCCGAGATGGTTAAATACGTCACAAACATCCACCTCGCATGCAAGGTGTCTTTGGCGAACGAGTTCTACCAGATCTGCAACGCGCTCGACGCCAATGGGGCAAACATCGACTACGACAAGGTGATCGAGTACGCGACTCTAGACGCGCGCCTGGGAACTTCGCACTGGAAGGTCCCTGGGCCGATGCCGGCGGATGACACGGGCGAGTCAGCAATGGGATGGGCGGGGAGCTGCTTCATCAAGGACCTCAATGCGTTGATGTGCGTCGCCAAGGAAAATGGCGTTGACCCTAAAGTCATGCGCGGCGCTTGGGAGAAGAACCTCGAAGTCCGCCCTCAGCGTGATTGGGAACGTTTAGTAGGACGAGCCGTATCTAAGAAGAAGTGAGTCAAGAACTTAGAAACAAGCAATACCGAGACACACCGCATAACTGTGACTATTGTGGATGCTCATATCTCGCGTGGAGGTATAACAAGAACCCATTGCAGTATTGCGGTGTCTCGTGCTCCATTAAAGCACGACGACGCGTCGAAAACACGAAGCAATCATCGTGTTTGGCATGTGGAGTTACTGTATCGTATTGGCAATCTCAACCAAGGAAATTCTGCAGCAAACTCTGCGCGAACACACAAAGAGGAAACAAGTCCAAATGGTACACAGTGGGACCGTATCGCTGTCAAGGACTGTATGAAGTGTTGTTTGCGAATTGGGCCTTGCAACATGGACTTGAACTTGCTTCACATGTCGGTATGCTTCGTTGGCAAGATGACAACGGAAAGTCTCACAGGTACTTTCCGGATTTCTGGGTGAAGAGTTGGAATTGCTACATAGAGATCAAGTCAGCATGGACCAACAAGCTGCAGCCTGAGAAAATCGACCGTGTTCGAGCAGCGAATCCAGCTGTCGATTTGCGGTTACTGGTCGAGACAGAGTTGAGCGAACTGGGGATCAACATGTCACGTAACGAGATGTATCGTCTACGTGTCTTGCTCAAGAGCAATCCGTTGTATTTCGCAGAGTGACTCTCTATTCTTCAGAGACGTAGCATCTGATTCATGAAGAATAGACTGCTCAGCTAACACCGAATTTCACCGTAAACAAAGACACTTGCGCCCGTTGCTTAGTCCGGCCTAAAGCATGAAGACTAATAGACCTTCATATCACCGGTTCGAATCCGGTCGGGCGCGCTAAACAGACTACTATCTAAGGCATCATGAACATCCAGCTATCGCTATAACCATCGGCCACGTGGTCCTCCGAGTCTCATCCGTGTGAAAACGCGTGACGATGTGACTTGAAAGGAAAAGACCATGTTGAAGATGAAGAAATACGAAGCGTTTGCGAAGATGACGAAGCTGTTTGGCCCGTGGAACACGTGGGGTCGAGCGGAGCACATCGCATACGGGCTTGTGAGAGGTGTGCCTTACGCCAAGATGGAACGTTGCTCAAACGACAACCCGTTGGCTGTCTTGGTGGAAGACCGATTGTGGAGCATTGGGGCGTTCCCCGAGCATCTGAAGCCGATCGCAGATGGGAGGTACCACTCTGTCCCGCGTGAGATATACGACGAAGTAAAAGCTCTCGTCATATGGATCAAGAAGGAACCACACGTCAAGCGTGAGAAGGTTGAGGCTGCTGAATGACCACTGGCAAGCTTTACCTCGTCACACGCGCTGACCTGCGACACGGCTCACAGGCGGCGCAGTTGGTGCATGGGATGGCAACGTTCGCGCGTGAGTACCCAAGCACCTTCGAGGCCTGGGAACGCAGCTCAAACGTGGTTGTGTGTATCACAGCCTCAGACGAAGAAGCGCTTCGAGCGCTCTGGCATCGTGCCGAGGAACTCAGCGAGCTCAGTGAACACGGTTTAGCCATTTCACGCTTCTACGAGCCGGACATGGGCGACGATCTCACGTGCGTTGTTCTTGAGCCGATCGAAGTGTTCCAAGAACTCTGTCTAGGGTTGCCGTTGGCATGCCGTTGACTAGAGTGTGAACATGCCATCGATCGACGTGAATCAGATCTACGAAGGGTTGTATCAAGGCGCTTATCCCCCGTACGGGGACGAGCTCGCAAAACGTGGGTTTGACGTGCTCGTCCTTGCAGCAGGCGAGAATCAAAACGAAGAGCTGTACCCAGGCGTTCAGGTGATCTGCGCGCCTGGGGACGATGACGTGCGAGTCAACCGCATGATGCGCTTCTTGCCGACGTGGATCCTTGCTGCACAACGTGTCGCTCAACTGCTTGACAAAGACAAGAGGGTGCTTGTCACATGCATGGCCGGCCTCAACCGATCCGGCATGGTGACAGCCATGGCACTTCATTTGCGCACTGGGTGGTCTGGTGAAGAGTGTGTCGAACACATACGCAGTTGCCGACCGATGGCGCTGTGCAACGACACGTTCGCAAAGTGGTTGATCGACAACCTCAAAGAAACTGAGAGTCCAACACTGCCAACGATCGACGTAGAGTCGACTACATGACCACACCGATCGTTGATTTCGTTGGGATGTCTAAGAAGCGTGCGCAGGACGTGGCCGAACTGAAGAACATGCTCTTCCGGCTCATCAGCGTCGACGGTGTGCCGTTCCTCTCCTACCCCGAAGATGAACGCACAGACAGAGTCTGTGTGGAGATCGAGAACAGCAAGGTTGTCAAGGCTACGTTCCGCTGAAGATCACCACGACTGTTCACGAGCTTCACCACGTAGATCTAGGAAATCACCTGGATCGACGACGACGAAGTCGCCTGTTTCGCGTCGAACCATGAAGTTGCCAGTGTGTAGGTCAGACCACTCCATGCCTGCGTTCTTTAGGGCTTCAAGGAACTCATAGAATTCACGAACCTTCCTCGAAGGATGCCCGATCGCAACCTGCTTCTCTGCTCTAGACGATGTTGGTTCATGTGGGATCGTGGCGCCTCTCAACGCCGTGAGCAACCCGCGTCCAAACTTGTAGTAAGCTCTGTTGAATTTTCTTCCATCAGCATGCTTGTCGATCACACCAACGAGGTACTCATCGAAGTCGTTGATGGGTTTGCCAACAAACGATAGAAGCTTCCCTCTGATGTCAAGTTCATACATCGTGATGAGTTCGTCACGAACATCTTTGATGTCAGTCGCATCGTCAGCAATGTCTTCAACAAGCTTGTGGTTGTTCAACACGGCGCTCGCTCGCGAACGCTGCAAATTGCCTACAAGACTCTGATGGTCTAAGTCAAACTCAAGACCCGGCGGCATGGGATCCAACTGTTCAACGACTGCTCCGTAGTAGTACTCGATGCTGTGTTCTGATTCGATCTCGAGATCGAATGTCGTGAGAATTTTGGGAAAATGCTTGCGATACTTTGCTGGAAGAGAGTTCGCTTTTGAGACAAAATTGACCATTTTGTCCAGCTCATCCATATCTTCAGACATCCTGGCCACCGCTCGACGTCCCTTGTAAATGACGTCCAACACCGTGTTTGTTCTGCCACTACCCAATTTGGATGTCTGCTCAGCGCCGTGCTGGATCGGGACGATGCCCTTCTTCGCAAGCTCATGCTCGACTGGGGTGCCGCTCGTCAGCGCCCATTTCTTGAGCATGTCCTCGTCCTCGAGAAGCATGCCTCTGACGAGAGCTCGGAGGAGTCTCATCCCTCGCCAGCGAATCGCAAGGCAAGCTCGTCTGCGGTCGCCACGAGAGCGTCAGACGGATCGAGCTGATCGTACCAAGCGTTGAGGCTTTGTGTCACATGCTTCGCTTTGGCAGGATCCGCGGTGTACCCTTGAGCGTCGAGCGCCTTCTTGATGTTGTTGACCTTGTTGGTCTTCTGTGTGTTTGGACGCGCCATCGGGTTGCGACTGATTGTGCTGCCTTGCGTCTCCGCGTCGGCCTGCTGCTGCGTCGTGCTTCTCGCGGCCGGCATGGTCGGTGGATGCTGCGTCGGTGGCATCTGTGTGGGGGTCGTGCCTGTCGTGGGGCTCGTCGCCGACTGCTCGTCTGGAATGGATTCGCCAGCTGCGTTGTAGCGGAAGTTTCCTGCCTTAGCGGTCGCCGGCGGCGGGACTGCCTCGCTTAGACGTCTGACAACACGTTCCACCAGGGTGTTCAACTTCGCGCGTGTGAGCATGTTCTTAGCTATTCAGACGTTTGACAGTGACGTCACAAGACAATAGTAACGAGAGCGTCATCACGTCATACCTACCTGACCGTTTCTGGTGAGAGTGTTAGCTTCACTACGTGAACGATTACAAACATCTCCCCACGGGGAAGCCGCACGTGTCATACAGTGAAATGAGTGACTGGATGACCTGCAGCTACCGACATTTGCTCAAACATGTCAAGAAGATCGATCTTGATAAGCGTGGAACTGCCACTATCATCGGGACCGCGTTCCACAGCTGTGTTGAGGCTAGAGCGAACGGCAAGGAGCCTGACCGTGTTGAGATCTTGAGGGTTGTCAAGCAGGAACTAGAGCGTGTCACCGATCCGAAGGAACGTGAGAAGTTTGACCCTGAGGCGAACGTTGAACGCGCGATCCTGATGTCCGTCGAGGCGATGGGATTCCTCAACGCAAAGTTCCCTGAGTGGAAGCTTCACAAGACAGAGGACAACCTCTACGAGGCCATCATCCTGGATGTTGCGCAGCACGCTGACACAGCCTTCAAAGGGTTCATCGACCTCATCATCGAGGTGCCAGACAAGAAGCACGGCACCATCTTCTGGGTCATCGACTGGAAGACCGCGTCGAGACCGTGGGACAAGCGAAAGTTGATGGATCCCAAGGTCACGTATCAGCTCTCCTTGTACAAGAACTTCTGGTCTGCGAAGGCGAACATCCCACACGATCGTATCAAATGTGCGTACATCATCGCGGTAAAATCCGCGAAGGCCGGCAAACTCTGCAGCTTCATCCCTGTGTCAGTCGGCCCCACGACGTCGAAACGCACGCTCACTGTCCTAAACAACTTCGTCGGCAGCGTCAAACGTGGCATGGCTATCAAAAACAAGAGTGAGTGGAACTGCAAGTACTGCGAGTACAAGAAGACGGAGTGGTGCCCGTGATCGCTCAACATGAATTAAGCGGCATGAGTGTCTCTAAACTATCAGACGGAAAACCCATTCATGACCGCACAGGTGAGTCGTGGGAGTTCGATTACCCAACTCTCACTCCATTTGAGAAGTTCAGTATCGTGTACATCGTGATCAAAACGGTGGCTGGGGATGTTGATGGTGTTGAGTGTGACGTGCACACGTTTCTTAGCACACTTGATAATCGAGTAAGCACTTGGTGGGAGCGTCAGACGACGCCGTTTGAGTGTTGTAATGATCGTCGTCGTTTGGCTTGATCGAAAACGTCTTATATTCCGGACCAGCGCGATATGACAAAGAAGAAGATTGTCCTAGTCAGTGATAACCTCCTCGCAAGTTCAGGAGTCGGCACGCAAAGTCGCTACCTCGCGTGCGGGCTCGCCGCAACCAACAAGTACAAGATCTGCCAACTTGGCGCGGCCATCAAACACGAGAACTACGACGTCGTCCAGGTCCCAGGAATCGACGTCTGCGTGAAACCGATCGATGGGTTCGGCGACAAGAATCTCTATCGGCAGCTCCTCGCGACCGAAAAGCCAGACGCCATCGTGATCTTCAACGACCCTCGGTTCTTCATGAACATGTTTGAAGTGCACGACGAGATCCACCAGGTGTGCCCCATCGTGTACAACCATCTCTGGGATCAGTGTGAGTACCCGCCGCTCTACAACAGGAACGTGTACGACATCGTCGACATGTTCTTCTGCATCAACCGTCCAACGTACGACTTCCTGCAGCCGATCTTCGGCGATGAGAAGGTCAAGTGGGCTCCACATGCCTTGCCGAAGGACGTCTTTTACCCGCTTCCCGTCGGTGAGCAGCAGATGCATCGCAACCGTCTACTGCCAGACCGCTCAGATCACTTTGTCGTTTCATGGGTCAACCGCAACGCGCACCGCAAGCGTCCAGCAGATGTGATGTGGTCTTTCCGAATGTTCCTTGATAAACTCCAGCAAGAAGAGGGTCATCAGAAGGCAACGCTGTTGATGCACACCGATCCAAACGATTTCGAAGGGCCTAACCTGTTGCATGTCCTTGACATCCTCAAGCTCAACAACAACGTTGTGTTCTCACGTGAGCAGCTCAACCTCGACGACATGCGTGTGCTCTACAACATCTCGGACGCGGTCGTCAACATCTCGTACGCTGAAGGATTTGGGCTCGGAACGCTTGAAGCGATGATGTGCGGCAAGCCCATCATTGCCAACAAGACAGGAGGCATGACGCGGCAAGTCATTGATTACCGTGACGGATCGTTCAACGGCATCCCGCTTGAAGTCGACTGCAAGAAACTTGTTGGCAGCCAATCCACGCCGTACATCGTGGAAGACATCGTCAAACCAGAGTCTGTTGCCGATGCTTACTGGCAGATGTACAAGATGGAGCCTGATGTTCGTAAGGAGTTGGGACTCAAAGCGATGCGTTACGCTCACACGGAGTTTGACATGGACAACCTTATCAAGACATGGGACAAGGGGTTGGATGACGTGATCACCAACTGGCGTTCTAGGCGACCACGTTGGACCAAGAAGGTGATCAAGTGAAACCCGTCGTCATCCTGCGCGCGCCCATCCTGACAATGTCGGGATACGGCACGCACGCACGTCAGATTGGCGAGTGGTTGATGCGTCTCGTCGCCGCTGACTCTATCGAACTTTACTGTGAGCCGTTGTATTGGGGGAACACGACCTGGATCACGAACGTCGATCGCGATCCGCTTGTGAACGCGCTCGCGATGCGCTGCAAGCCACTGCCAAGAAAAGCTGACGTGAGCTTCCAACTCCAGCTGCCAAATGAATGGAACCCTACGCTCGCGACCGTGAACGTTGGTGTCACTGCTGCGGTTGAAACTGACAAATCAGTTCCTGAGTGGGTGACAGCGTGTAACAGTATGGATCATGTTGTTGTGCCATCTAAGCACGCGCTCAACAGTCTCAAGAACGCTGGTTGGTCCGCTCCTGTTGAAAAAGCACACGTCATCGCTGAGAGTTTTCCGAGCGCGCTTCTTGACGCAAACATCGACACTTCAACGTTGGATCCGCTACCCTTGTTCACGTTTCTTGTGTTTGGGCAGATGACAGGGCAAGATAACGCTCGTGCCGATCGCAAGAACTTGCACAACACGATACGTTGGCTGCTTGAGGAGTTCGCCGACGACAAAGACGTTGGCATCCTTTTGAAGACGAATCAGGGTCGTAGCACCACGTTCGACGCGTATCACACGGAGAACACGGTTCGAAACATTGTCAACGATGTTACTTCACGCACGAAGAAGAAGCTTCCAGAGCTTCACCTTGTGCACGGCGACCTTGACGATCATGCCGTCGCTGCACTGTATCGTCACCCGAACGTCAAAGCGCTGGTCAGCGCGACACGCGGTGAAGGCTTTGGGTTGCCACTACTGGAGGCAGCTGCGTGTGATCTGCCCGTCATCGCGACAGGTTGGTCAGCGCACACCGAGTTTCTCGGTCTTGGGCGTTACGTGGACCTTCCATGCACGTTGGCGACGATCCCCAAGGAACGTGCAGACGACAAGATCTTCCCACGCGGAGCGAAGTGGGCTGAGGTCTCTGAATCAGATTTCAGACGACGCGTACGCAAGTTTCACACGTCGTGCAGCATCCCACGTGAGTGGGCTAAGGATCTCGGCGTGAAGATTCGAGCAAAATACAGTCAAGATGCTATCGCTAACGCTTGGAGCGCTGTTTTTGATGATGTGCTCATGAAGGTGGGCGGATGATCGTCGTTATCTTGTCTCTTCTGTTGATAGCGAGCATCACCGGTAACGTGTTGATCACACTTCGAGCGTTGAAGATCAACAACACGGCCTATGCCGGTGGTTTAGCCGTTGAAGCATGTCTTGACACGATCAACACGGCTCACATCGTGGTTGGAAAGATCCTTGACATGCCATTGGCGGCAAACGATGCCAGAGTGTTACAGATTCACAACGAGCTCAAGCGAGTTCACGCCAGCCTTATGACTGTGGCAATTCGCCTCGCTCAAAGTTGGAATACCGAAGAAGAAGAGAAGGTTCCAACAAGTGACACCGATCAAGAATGAAAAATCCACGTTGCCACGACCGAAGATCAAGCGGAAACCGGGCAAGACCGATCCGTCTCGCATGTACTTCAATGCTGACACGCAAGCCGCGATCGTCGAGTACCAAGGGCTAGGCGAGGATAAGAAGGCACGTGACATCGTCTACGTGGCAAGGATCTCACCAGCGTTCACAGCGTTGGTTGACAACCTTGTCAACATCCATCGTTTCACGGCAGCAAATGAGACTTCTGAAGAGTTGAAGTTCGATTGTGTGCATTTTCTCTTTGAGACCATTCACAAGTTTGACTCAACGAGAGGAACAAATGCCTTCTCGTATTTCAACGTCGTTGCCAAGAACTGGCTCATCATCCGTACGAAGCAGAAGAACACCAAGGCTAGAAGACTCATCTCCATCGACGACGAGGATCAGATCGCGCCGTTCGAGTCTCAAATCATGGAGGATTCTCAGCGTGTGTTTGAGGATGAGAATCGACCAGACGGGATCATATCAAGGAAGATCGTTGCCATGTTGGGGGAACTACGTCATGAGACAACCAACCCAAACGAGATCTTGTGCATCGATTCGATCTCACGTCTGTTCGAGCTCGTGAACGGTCACAACGCTCCTGACATCCTAAACAAGAGCGGAATCCTGCTTTACTTGCGAGAACTGTCAGGGCTCACATCCAAGCAACTCACAACTGCGCTCCAGTCTATCAAAAGACGTTACCGTCTTGAACGAATCGGGATCCTCGATCTCTGAGCAAGGTGTTACCTTAGTCTCGTGGGAACGACAATCAACGAAGCAATCAACGTGAAGATCGCAGGGTTCAAGGACCTTCTCGACTCTATCACCTCGCTACAGGACAAACGCAAGATCCTGTGGCAGGACATCTACACCAACGCCTTGCAGGATCGTGACTACGCTTTCCAGATGTACACGCACCTGTCAGGGTTTGTGTCCGATGATGCACAGCAACACGCCTTGCATGGGCCAAACATCGCGAAGTACATCGAGAGAATGAGTCGAGCGAACGATCAGCTGCTCAAACTGGCTGAGCTAGTCAACGCAGCCCTTGAGAATCAAGCTGACACCGGCGAGATCTCGGCGGATGCACTCTACGACAAGTTCGCGGAAGAACCGACAAAGATCGGCAAGAAACGATGACGAATAGAAGCGCCGGAAACAGTGCGACATCCGCAGCCGCTGAGGGTCGAGTTGGCTCTGTACTTGGCGCCATGGCTCTTGGAGCTGGAACGCTTGGCGGTGATCGTTTTTTGAAACGTTTCCTCGTCGATGAAGTCATATTCGATCCACAGGAGCTCGACGACGATCGAATCAAAGACATCCAGGGGAAGTACGGCCTCACTGAGGCGGCGTTCCTCAAGCAGATGCCTCCAAACACGGTCATCGCGCGTGTGGTGAACGAGTCAGCCGGCGGTCACGAACGTCACCACTACCTCTTTCCGTTCTTTCCGCCACACATCATGTTGCCAGCGCAAGCTGGAGAACATGTTTGGGCGTTCTTTGAGCAGGAAAAATCCATCGACCACGGTTTCTGGATGTGCAGGATCTCGGAACCAAGACATGTTGACGACCTCAACCACACACACGCGGACCGGAAGTTCCACGTGTCCGAACGCGCAAAAGACACAGCCGAGAAGTACGAAGGATCAGCAGATCCAAAACCAGGGTTTGACAACGGGCCAACGTTCGTGCGCGATGGGAAGGTTGAGACTACCAATGTGGGCGCAAGCTCGTCTGACACAGACGCCAAGGCGTACGAGAAGTTGCTGAAAGACTCTGACTCGGGCAAGGTGGCAGATCATGAGCTGGTCCCACGTTACCGAAAACGCCCAGGAGACACAGCCTTTCAGGGTTCAAACAACACGCTCATCGTGCTCGGCACTGACCGTGTTGGACGCACAGCTGAGTTCGAATCCACACCCAAAGGCAAACGTGTCAAAGGGAAGCCTGACAAAGATGCGAAGGGTCTTGCTGGTACCATCGACATCGTCGCGGGACGTGGCAGCTCCAAGAAGACAGCACCCAAAGAAGTGACCAACACGCTTGGAAAGAAGGAAGGATCGAAACGAAAAGCAGACGAGAACAAAGAAGAAGGCGATCCCGATTTCGCGCTTGATCTGTCAAGGATGTACGTTTCGATGAACACGGACGCCGACGGGAACTTCGAGATCAACTTCTCCAGCAAGGAGAAGCCGGGCCCCGCGACGGTCATCAAAACCGATCACATCCGACTGATCGCACGAAAGACAGCAAAGATCCTTGTCCAACCCAAGGCAGACTCACCAGAGTCAGAATGCGCCGGGTTCCTCATCAAGGATGGAAACATCGTGGCGTTGCCAGCGAAGACCGGGCTTGTTCTACTGGGTGGTGAGGACGCTGACAAGGCGATCCTGTGCACGAGGGTCAACAACAAGGGGGCGGGTGGATCGGTCACCGCCACGCCGATCATCGACACGATGCTTGGCTCGCAAGGTGGAGCTGACGCGTTGAACGGGACGTTTGCCAGCAAGGTGTTGGTCAAGTAGAAATGGCAAAAGTCTACGGTCCTATCCTCACTGGAGTTGGATTGCTGAAAGACGGCAAACTGACGAAGACGGCGAAGGACAAGTACATCGAAGAGGTTGTTGCGCTTCTGTTGAGTGGCAACGCAAATGGGCAAGGAGGATCTCCGTCAACGAAGATCTTCAACTCACTCTTTCCACTCCCGCCGATCCCAGGTCCAACGATATTCAACATCACGACTTTGACGACCGAGCCTGTCTTCTGGTTCGAAACAGACCCGATCGCAGCGATCATCGCTTCTCAACTCGTGGATCCCAGCAAATGTCCAATGTGGCACGCCATCTTCCCCGATCTTCTCTACGAGAAGACGGCGATTGCCATGGACGCCAACGGGACGACACCACTCTTCCCCATCTTCGACGTTGGGCTCGATCTGGACGTGGATCTCCCAATCCCGTTCACGCTGCCTGATCTAGCTGCGCAGTTGAAGATCACACCTCCAGATCTTGCGATAAAACTTGCTGATCTAGGAATCAAGTTGAGTTTACCTTCGATTCCTTTGCCTCCAATCCCACCGCCGATCCCGTTCCCTTCTTTTGATGTAGCGCTCCCTCCGTTAGTGTTGCCTGATCTCTTGTTAGGTTTGATAAAGCTACCATTTGACCTACTTTTGAAGTTCACGGTGCCACCAGACATCAAGTTGGTTCTCGATCTGCCAAACCTTCCAAAGTTGGTTCTAGGGCTTGCTTTCGACATCGTCATCAACTTGTTGATCGATCTGGGTATTCTGCTCGTTGTGCCGAAGATCTTCGTCGCGTCGATCCTCATCTACATCAAAGACGTTGTTGCCATGGTGTGCACTGACATCGTAGGGATGTTGGTCGGCGCTGGCACCATCGCAAAAAGCGTCGCCACGTTGACCGGTCTGATCTGAGCCGGGTGCGAGTGAAGGCGTAGTTAGCCCCGTGGCAGCATCAGCTATCTCGTTCAAGTCAGTTGGTAAGAGCGCGATCACGATCCGCTCTGAGGCCGATGCGGCACGCGTTGTCATCCCTATTGGCATCAAAACACCGTTACGGTACGGAAATACAGCACTTTACGAAATGCACACTGATCTGTTTGATCAGATTAGGGACAACTTGCGCAACCTCGTGCTCACCAACTGGGGCGAGCGGTTAGGGCAGTACGACTTTGGGGCAAACCTATTTGAGCTTGCGTCTGAACGGCTCGCGCGCGACGATTACGATCAAGAAGTTGCGTTTCGCATCAGGGCAGCAGTAGAGAAGTGGATGCCGTTCGTTTCTTTGCAAGAGATGCTACCACTCGATAACGCCGAGGATCTTCAAGTGAGATCACATGCACCGACGATGTCTTTACGACGTTATCTCCTCACCTACGATGTTCCCTCCATCAACTCCGTCAAACAATCCCTAGAAGTCATCGTTGGCCTCACGTGAGGGGAAAGAACTAGATGTCAACCGATACAAAACGAGAAGCAATTAAGTCTGTTAGGCAACGCCGTTACCTGAACAAGGAGTTCGACGCGTTCCGACAGGATCTCGTCGAGTACGCACGTTCGTACTACGGTGACAAGATCGTTGACCTGTCTGAAGCCAGCATGGGCGGGCTGCTCATGGACATGCCAGCGTACATCGGTGACTCGCTCTCTTTCTACCTTGATCACCAGTTCAGCGAGCTTGACCCCGAGACGTCTGTTGAGACAGACAACATCGAGCGACAACTGCGACGCGCGGGCGTCGACATCGTTGGCGCTTCGCCGGCGGTCGTCACACTCTCTCTGTTCATTGAAACACCTGCAACAAGCATCGATGGCGTGCTTCGACCGTTGCCGTCTGCACTTCCTGTGCTCGAGGCAGGCTCCGTCTGCACCGCTGAGAATGGCGTTGACTTCGAGCTCGTGCAAGACGTGGACTACACCAAGGTGGATTCGGACGGCGCACTGACAACCGAGTACCAGGTTGGCGAGACGGACGCTAACGGCGTCCCGATCACGTTCATCCTGCGTGGCGAAGCCCTCGCGATATCTGGGTTCTCAACGGCCGAATCTTACACGTTCAACGGTTTCGTGCCGTTTCGACGGATCACGCTCAGCAACCCCAACGTGACATCCATCGCAGCTGTGACTGACACGCTTGGAAACATCTACCACGGCGTCAACAATCTTGCAGAGGACATGATCTACAAGGCGTTCACGAACGCAGGATACGACGTCAACAAGGTGCCAATGGTTATGCAGCTGATGCCGGCTCCTTACCGGTACACGACTCGTGTGTCGCTTGACGATCGTGGAACAACGTTGGTCTTCGGCGGTGGTTCGGCTGACACACTTGAGGATGACGCCGTCCCCGATCCGTCGCAGTTCGCGCTTCCTCTCTACGGGAAGACAACGTTCGCACGCACGACGCTCAACCCGCAGAAGCTGCTGGACACCAAGACGCTAGGCGTCAGTGGGACAGACACTGTCGCGACGGTGTCCTACCGTTACGGCGGCGGCTCCACTCACAACGTGGAACCCAACACGATCCGCGTGGTCAGCTCGCTGGTTCTACGTTTCCCAGTCACACCGTCAGCCGCGATCGCGGCGGCCGTGCGTGGCTCTGTGACCGTTAGGAACAGGAGGAAGGCCATCGGTGGCTTAGACGCTCCGACGCCTGATGAGCTCAAGGAGCTTGTGCCGCTCGTTCGAAGCGCGCAGTCGCGCATCGTTACCAAGCCTGACTTGATCTCGCGCGTGTACACGATGCCGTCTGACTTCGGACGTGTGTTTCGGTCTGCCGCGCGTGCAACCCCTAACAACCCGCTTTCAACGCAGCTCTACGTCATCTGCAAGGATGCTGACGATCGACTTGACTTCGCGACCGACGCGCTCAAGGACAACCTTCGCACTTACCTCAACGGTTACCGTTTGATCTCGGATGCGATCGACATCGTTGACGCACGCATCGTGAACATCAAGGTCACGTACGAAGTGACCGTGGATCTAGCCATGAACAAGAAGACGGTGTTGCAGCTGGTGAACACCAAACTTCGCACGTTCTTCAAGACAAGCAACTTCCACATCGATCAGCCAATCGTTCTGTCTGACATTGACAACCTCATCTACAACACGAACGGAGTTGTCTCGGTGAACACGGTCAAACTTGAGAACCTCACGAACCTGGTCGACGGTCGTGAGTACAGCGAGATCTACCACGATCTCCAAAACTTCACGCATCGTGGTGTGATCATTCCGCCTCCTGGAGGCATCTACGAACTGAAATTTCCTGACGACGATATCCTTGGAAAGGCAGTCTGATGTATCGTGCGATCAAGGCAGACAAGGATGCGTACATCACTGATCGCATCATTAAAGGTGTAGCGAAGACGAACGCGAACACCGGTGAGGCTGGAACACTTGACCTTTACAAGTTGTACGGGTTGAACAAATCGGGTTCCAACGCCGTGTGCGAGCTCACACGATTGCTTGTTCATTTCGATCTCACCAGTCTGCGAGCTGATTACGTCGCTGGCTTGCTTGACATCACATCGCCCACGTTCAGTTGCGCACTAAGGCTTCACGACGTGTACGGTGGGCAGACGACGCCACGCAACTACACGATCAAAGTGTACCCGCTCTCTCGTTCGTGGGACGAAGGTCGCGGTCGAGACGTCGTGTTCTATCAAGACGAAGACGTCGTCAACTTCCTCACCGCTTCGTACACGACCGCAGGTGGACCTAGCGTTTGGTTCGCCTCGGGTGCTAACGCGTCTGGTTTGCTCGGGTCTGCGAACATCGACATCATTTCAAGTGGGAGCCTTGGATCCGGCCTTGTTGACCTCTTCTCAACAGCAAGCTTTGTGGACGGAACCGAAGATCTCTCAGTAGACGTCACACGCATCGTGTCTGCGACCCTCGCAGGGCAGATGCCCGACTATGGGTACCGAGTATCCTTCACGGAATCGCAAGAGGGTGACACACGCACCCGCTTCGTCAAACGTTTTGCCTCGCGTCAAGCGATAGACAACAACAAACGCCCTCAGCTCATCGTGCGTTACGACGATTCAAAAGTCAGTCACCAGTCTGCGTTCTACTTCGATGAACCAGGCACAATCTTCATGCGCAAGTACGCGCGAGGAACACCGACCAACGTTGTCTCTGGATCGTCGTTGACGCCCATCACGGGAACGAACTGCATGATGCTCAAGTTGTGGACGTACTACTCGTCATCCACGGGTTACCAGCAGTACTCGCAGTCGGTGACCGCTTCGCAGTTCCTTGTTGGATCTGTCTACACACCCGGGTTGTACTCCGCAACGTTCACGGTGAAATCCAGTGAACCTAACCTGCGTGACCTCATTCTCAACGCAGCGTTGAGCGCGTCAAACGGGACCAACCACGCGAACCAATTTGTGAAATTCAAACAGGAGTGGGGTTCTCTAGATGGCACGGTTGCGTACTACAGCGGATCGCTGTGTGTTCGCTTGCCAGACACAACGCTTGGCCCATTCCGCTCGCGTCACTACCAAGTGAACGTGCCGAACACAGCGGTTGAGTACTCCCCAACAGACAAGATTCGGTTCCGTTGCTTCGTTTTTGACAGGTTGAACCCGGCGTACACGTACGTGCGCGTTCCACAAGAGGAACCCAGCCTCATACTGGAGGCGTACTACTCCGTTCGTGACTCGATCAGCGACGAGGTGATCATACCGTTCGACACAACTTGCACAAGGATGAGCTCAGACAGCAACTACCTCCACTTCGATGTTTGGATGGAGTCGCTTGTTCCTGGACGTTCTTACGTGCTTGATGTCAAGATCGTTGACGGAGGTCAAGAAGAGATCTTCTACGACGCGTCGCCAGCGTTCCGCTTGGCACTCGTTTGATGTAAAGAGCCTACGTTAACCAGAGACATAGATGTTTCGACGACCCAACACCCCCACACGTTTCAGTGTAGCTGACCTCGCCGACGTTGGGCGTGGATCCTCGCGCACAGTCACGTTCAAGGGTTCTGACAACATCGACAGCAACTACCTGTCTTCGGCGTCGTTCGCCTACGATCCTTACGAGTCTGGGCTCAAATCAACGCAACAGCTGAAGGTTGATTGGTCGAAGTTTGAGAACCACACCTTCTTCAACTCGGCGCAAGCCAAGGTCAACGTCTCGTTCGATCGCATCATCAACGGTTACCCGTTCGACGGCTCAAAGAAGGAGCTAGAGAAGTTCTTCGACGTTCTCACAGGGTTTGAGAAGTGGGTGATCGATCAGTTCCCACGCAACGTTGGGTACTTGAACTTCTCGCAATCGTACCTCTCTGTGACCGATCACCAAGGCAGCACGATCCCCGATCTCTCCAAAAACAAGAGCGGTGACACCGTTCTCGATCCAAAAAACAGCCCTTACACAGTTGAGTTCTACCTCTACATGCCGCCGGAAGAGGCTGGTTCGCAGGTCATCCTTCAAAAGAAGCATGTTGTTGGAAACGTCGGGTTCTGCGCTTACATCAAGAGCGGTTCGTCTGCGTCGGTCGCCGAGGTTGCCTGGAGCATGTTCTCGGGTTCACACTGCCTTGTGGCTTCAGCCAGCGTGGATCGTGGCACTTTCGTTCACATCGCCGGTGTGTACGATCGTGAGGATTCCGCGACACTCAAACTGTTTGTGAACGGTGACCTGTCGAACGTGTCTTCAAACAGTTACGTCTTCGACAGCGTTTTGACAAACAACGCGTCGCTGCTCATCGGATCTGGATCAGATTTCACACTTGGAGCGACGACGATCACCCCAGACAAGACGCTTAGTGGTTCTCTTGATGAACTACGCGTGTTCACGCTTGCACGACACGCAGAGCAGATCGCAAAGCATCGTTCACGTAACATCTTTGCGCAAGATGGCCTGGCTTTGTACTACAAGTTCAACGAACCAACCGGCTCGTTGAGCGATGACGTGACGTCAAGCACAAACACGATCGTGCTAGACAGCTCGGGGAACGGCCTCCATTCGTACATCGTGGGGTTTGATTTCGCGCTTCGCTCAACGGGGAGCATCGCCGCGCCTGTCGCGAACGAACGTGCCGATCTCAACCCAGTGATCTTCCCAGGATTTGCCGACGTCCAGACGCTCAACGTTGACCTGCTTATGAGCGCGAGCTTGTACGATCAGGACAACCCCAACCTCATCACACGCCTCGTCCCAAAGCATTACCTCACAGACGGTCAAGACTACCAAGGGTTAACGAGCGAAGAAGGATCCGTTGGCGAATCGTACGAAGGCAACTCCATCCCAGGATCTGGCGTGCTTGGTTCAACGCAGTTGCTGCTGGCGTTGCTCTACACGTGGGCGAAATATTTCGACGAGCTGAAGCTGTTCGTTGACTCGTTCGCGAAGCTGCACTACGTGGACTACGACGAGTTCGACACGTCACCCGACGTTTTCTTGCCGCTCGCTCTGCGTGAGTTCGGCATCAAGATGCCAAACCTGTTCTCAGACAGCGCGTTCGCGCAGTACAAGGACGGCGACGATGTCGAGGCTTCGTACTCGTTCAACGAAACATCGCTGTACAGCGTGCAGAACCAGATCATGAGACGCGTGCTCACCAACATGGGCGAGATCGTCCGATCTAAAGGCACACTACACAGCATCGAGACGTTCTTTCGCTCCATCGGCATCGATCCCAACAACTCCTTCAAGATCAAGGAGCGTGGCGGCCCAACACGTCGAGACCTGTCGTCTGCCCGTGAGAAACACATGAGCCCGATGCTGTTCCTTGGGTTCGCGAGCGGATCCGCGATCGTGTCTCCACACCTCAGTGGGTCTCGTGTGGAGGTTGGCCAGCCGACCGTGAGCGGCACATTCGTTCAACAAGCATCACACCCACCTCACGGCGTGTCCAATGGCGTTAGCGATGGCCTCTGGACCTCAGGATCGTGGACGCACGAAGGCTTGTACCGTTGGCCTGCCACGCGAACAGGACCCAAGCCAAACACGCAGAGCATCGCTCGCATGTACGTGACCGGCACGGCAACCGAGAACCTGGTGCTCAACCTGCTCGCGGTGTCTGGCAGCAACCCGAAGCTCGTGTTGTACGCTAGGCCCGGCAACGGCGCGACGCTCGCCAACTCTCCGCTGCTCGCGCTCACAGCGAGCGTTGACGTCTTCGACGGCGACCCGTGGTACATCTCGTTCGGCAGGGTTCGCTCCGATCTCACAGGATCAAACTCGGTGTCATCGTCGTACTTCATCAACGCTGTCAAGCAGAACTTCGGCGACGTGATACAGGAGGTCACGGCATCGACGACGTTCATGGAGTACGTCGTCGGCGAGTTCAGCATTTGGGAGAACATCACGCTGACGAACTACAGCGGCGCTTACGTGCGCATCGGATCGTCGTCGGTGGACACGGCTGGATCCTCTTACCTTCAACCGTTGGCGACAGACGACGTGCGTGAGACGCGCTTCGACGGCCAAGTGGCGTACCTCCGCTTCTGGTCAAAGGCGCTTGAACCTGCTGAGTGGCGCGAACACGCACGCAACCCAACGTCCGCTGGCGTGAAGAACCCACACGTCAACTACAACTTCAGCTCGCACCTGACGGGCGCGTGGGAACGCCTGAGGTACGACGTCACGATGCAGCAGCAGACGGTCAACGCAGACGGATCTGGCAACATCTCGTTGTTCGACTACTCGCAGAACTCGCTTCACTGCGTCGGCACAGGGTTCCCGACATCCACACGCGTGGTGACGCCTGTCGTGCATGGGTACAGCTACATCTCGCCAAACATCGACGAGGCGGTCACGTCCGAGAAGGTGCGTGTTCGCAGCTACGACGACGTTGAGAAGGTGAAACGCACCCCGTGGGCGTCGTCGACCCCTGTCTACGAGGTCCCCAAGAACGAGGAGCCGCAGGACGACCCTAGGCTCTCCATCGAGTTCTCGCTGGTGGACGCGCTCAACCGCGACATGATCACGATGTTCGCGACGCTCGACGAGCTCGATACAGCGCTCGGTGCTCCGGAGAACGACTTCTCGTCAAACTACCCCAACCTTGAGCATCTCAAAGAGGTGTACTTCAACCGACTCACCGGCAAGATGAACTTCCGCGCGTTCTTCGACTTCTACCGTTGGTTCGACTCGAGCGTGGCGTACTTCGTCGAGCACCTTGTTCCTCGCAAGACCGTCTACTACGGCACGAACTTCGTCATCGAGTCTCACATGCTGGAACGTCACAAGAAGCAGTACTTCCACTACGACATGTACTTGAGGGAATCTGACAAGCCGCGCATCCAAGATCGCATCCTTTTGCAGCAAGTTGCTGGCGTGCTACGAAAATTCTGATGATTTTCTTCGTTTACATTGATTGGACACTTGAAGATATGCCTCGAGCCTTCTACGTCGGCAAAGGCCAACTGGTTCGCGTTCAAGATCAGGAACGCGACAACGATCATTGGCGTCGCATTGTTGCCAAATATGGGTTCCGTCGTGAGGTTATCTTTGCCACAAAGGACGAATCATATGCGTTTATGCAAGAGATCCTTGGGATCCTCGAGCATGGCACGTTTTGTAGAAGCACGCAATATCGTTGGGGTGCTAACAAAACTGCCGGCGGTGAAGGGATCAGTGGATACGTTCATACTTTGGAAGCGCGCCATAAGATGAGTGAAGCACACACAGGAAAGGTGCTCTCATGCGTTACACGACAAAAGTTGTCAAATATTGCATCACAGCGAACCGGTGAAAAACATTCGATGTTTGGAAAACACCATTCTGAACAAGTTCGTCTCAACATGTCGAAAGTTAAACACGAACTCTACTCAACAGAACGTGGCAAAGAAATCAAACAACAGATAAGAGAGACTCTCACTGGTCGAACGCTTTCTGAAGAACATAAACTGAATGTCAGCAAAGCGGGTTTGGGTCGTAAACATACTGACGCAGCAATTCAGAAGATGAAAACTCACAAATTCTCTGACGAACATCGGCGTCGACTCAGCGAAGCAGCCAAACAAAGAAAGTATGATTGATGGCGCGATCTATCAAACCGTTTGACGATTCGCAGGAGAAAGATCGGCGCAGATCTTCCACAAACTCAAGCACAGACACGTCGCCGGTCGACGCGTTCCGTCAGGGTGTGGAGCTCACCAGAACAGTCCATTACGCCAACGGGATCGTCAAGATCCACAGCGGTTACAACGGGCAATCAGGCAACCATGAGGTGCCGCAGTTCGTGCTTGGGCAAGATCGCCCGTCACACCGCGATGAGAACTCCTTTCTTGAGGGGATCAGACTTGATCCACTCACACGTTTCGAGGATGGACTTTTTGAGGTCAGCGCACCCACAGTGTCGGCGATCGACCTTGATCTCGGGGACACACAAGGCGGCGAGCTGCGCACGCTCACCGGCACGAACTTCACAGGCACCACGAGCGTGACGGTCGACGGTACGGCTGTCGTCTCATTCTCAGTCATCAGCGCGACCGAGCTGCTCATCGTCATGCCGGCACACGCCGCGGGTGCATCGCAGTCCATCCTTGTGACGACGCCCGGCGGAACCAACGCGGCGAACACGCTCTTTGAGTATTGGGATCCGACCGTTCCTGCGTCCGCGACGAGTTTCCTTGAGTCTCCTGACTACGCTCCCGGCACCTGGACGGCCAGGGTCGGCCCCACCTTCACGGAGGCCACGAACTACCCGGACAACAACCCGACAGGAACGCCCGATTTCAAGAAGGTCAACAACGACTTCTTGTCCACCTCCACGCAGACAGTCACGTTCATCGGCTCAACGTCCCACACGGCCGGGTGTACTTTCGCGCTAGTGATTGACCTCACGTCACTACCGACGGCAGGCAACTACTCCTACCTCTGGTCTGACTGGAACGGCACGGGTGCTTACACGGGAGTGCTCATCGACGACATCGGAACAGCGTATATGTCGTTCTACGACGGCTCCTTCGCCAGCGCCGTATCGCCTCAAAAGGTGGCCATTGGACGCAACGTGTTGGTGGGTCGCAAAATTCCAAACGGAGCCAACTCCCTTGCGTACATGCAAGTAAATGGCGTGCAGGGTTCTTCCGTTGCGCGTGGAGACCTCACGGTCGCCGGCGGAGGCGTCTACCTCGGGCAGAACCCATACGCCGGGGGGTTGTACAAGTTTGACGGCAAGATGCTGTCTGTGGTGACCGTCGCGTCGAACTGGTCCGACGTGGACGTTGCCAAGTTCTACAAGTGGGCGGCAGCGAGACACCCATGAGTTTCCTCCTCGGATTCAGGAAGGCTCCGACCGGCCCCATCGTCTCGTCGATCACGCCCGACATCGACGACACGAGCGGCGGAAGAGACCTCACGGCGGTCGGCGGTGCGAACACGCTTGGCGGCGCGGCCGTCGCCATCGGCACCTACGGTGGCACTGCCGCGTACGCCGTGCGCCGGCTCGCGGAGGTCTTCGCGTTCGACCGTCCGATCTCTCTACGCGACGTTCGCACGCTGCGCCGCTACCGAGATTCGTACTACGGCCCAGTGCCGTAACATTTAGTCGAATCCATGATCTGGTCGAAATCGCACTTGATTTGTTCTTAGTGTAGAGTCAAGACACGATGCGACAACCTATCGAAGAAATCAACGCTGAGCTGCTTGAGGATGGGGCGTCTAGAGATGGATCCGTCGAACCACTCGCTGTTCGCGATCTGGCGACAAAGCGCGTTCACCCAAAAGACATCATTCACAAGCTGTGGGCGGCGTTAGGCGAGGGGAACGTTGCCGAACGCCGCGGGTCAGACGTGTTCGTGCAGATCGTGAAGGACTCCGACAAGCGTGTTGGTGGCTTCCCCATGCGCGACAACTCCGATCACTTCGGGGACGTCAAGGTTGTGGTCGACAGCATCAGCGACGACGATCGACGTCAAGGCCCGTTCGTTGAGGGTTACGCCCCCAAAGGCGTCATGACGTCTTCTAGCATGGAGAGTGACATGATCACCGCGTTGACAGGCATGACCCCGGGGACGGAGAACATGGTGCCGATCGGCTACTCGCAGCTTGGCTCCTCGGGGTTCGACTACTGATGTTCGCTCCCTTCACGTCGTCGATGCGATTCACGCCGCCGAGGGTGGAGCTGCGCGCGCGCGATCAGAGGTCGGGCGCCTACCCGACGAAGGCGCGAACAGGCGACAGGACGCGTACAGGACGCAACAAGTACTACTTCGACGACACGCGAACCGTGATCTTTCAAGACAACGTGAACATGAGCCTGCCGACGACCTTGCCCACGGGGTCGATCCACACCGCCTACGACCTCACCAGTAGCTTCGTCGTGATCGGCAACACGCGGCCAGAGAACGTCGATCAGTGGCTGACGCATCGTGAGCAGGTTGAGACGTTAGGCCCGTTCGTTGAGGACAAGCTGTACGAGCAGGATGAACGTCCTGTTCTCAACTCGAAGTTCATGACGGGGGCCGCGTACGCGATCGCGTCTGATCGCTTCTCGTCGGGGTTGGCTGGCAAGACCATCATCCGCATCACCGTCCCGTTGACGCAGGAGTCGGTGCTGTCGCCCAACTCGTCGTCGATGTACTACCTCAACCCGACGAGCGGGCAGTTCGAGTTCATAGCCTCGCAGCGTTACAACACGTTCAACGGGTACGGCAAGGGTGGCAACGCGCCAACCATGCTGGAGATGTTCGATCCGATCCTGTTTGGCCCGTTTGGTTACCTCAACTGCCCAAATTCGTACACACCCACCAATTCAACCAATCGCAGTTTGGCAACACCGTCAGTTGCTTTGCCTGCGATCAACAATTTCGTTCCCGATGGTTCAAATGTGTTCGATGTGTCAGCGTTTGGTGTGGCTTCTCCAATTAGAACGTCACTCAAGACTGGATCCTTGATCTACACAGGCCACACGGCTAGTGCGAATCAATCGATCGATCTAAGCGCGTACCTGTCGGCGCCTTTCTTGCTTGAGAAGGTCGTCGTTGAGTTCCCGTTCGCGGCTGGTCCAGGGTGGATGAACGACAGCTACGTGATGAGGAGTTACGTTAAGCAAAATGGTGCCGGAACTGCCATAGCTGATAAGAGGATCGACGGCGGCGGACCAATGATCACAGTAGGCCTGATGAGGCAAGACGGTGCGCATCGCCGTCACCGTGACCTCATCGCGTCGGCAACGTTCACCAACGCTTTCGAAGCCCTCACGGCCTCCTACCACCTGTCGTCACACTCTCTCAACAACATCGCAAATGGAGGGCAGGTGAATCACCTGCTACTCTACACGCGAACAGGCCTTAGCGGCACCGTTGATCCCACGTTCGTGTGCATGGGTCCAGTCATGTCTGGATCCACGAACTACTTCACTGGCACTGTCAAGTTAGCCATGACGCCGGCGGTGACGCAACACATCACACGTGTGCGTGTCTCAGGAACATGTGAGGTCGGATTCTACGGCACCTCTATTCTCACAAGCTCATTTGGAACAGGGCAGGAGATATTCGGCGGCGGCGGCGGTGGAGGTCCAACAACAGACACCGGGCCACAGTCTTCACGAACCAACATGGCTAGCTTGATGACGTTCGGAAGTCCATCAAGACGTCCCGGCGTGTTCGATTCAGGCAGAAGCGTGTTGGGTAACAACTTGGCGCTTCTCCCTTTCACGAAGATCGATGGAAACGTCGTCCCTGTCAAGTCCTACGAATCAGATTTTGAGAGCTTGACAGGAAGGAAGAAGGACACAAACAAGACGGAGACAGGAAAGGTCTACTGGGACCTGATCTCCAACACGAAACAGTCGCCCTACCTTTTGTTCCCAAAGGATAAGCTCGTCCTGTGTGTGAACAAGCATCGCGCGGTTGCTAGCAGCATGAGCTTGAACGCAAGCACACAACCAGACGACATCCTGGTTCGTGCGGAACACGACGCCAAGATCCTTGGTGGATCCATGACGATCACGTTGTACGGTGACCTCGTGAGGGAGGATCACGAGTTCCACGACACGCTCAACCAGCGGCTTGAGACCGAGGAGCTGTGGGAGACGATCGGCGAAGAACCCGTGTTGGATCAGTTCGACGTCATGTACGCGAGCGAGCTGTCTGGCAGCTACATGGATCGTTTCAACATCCAAAATGTTCTAAACTACCGCGATTACGGGAAAGATCTGAAGCTCACGACGTCGCTTGAAACAACGCAGTACTACAGCAACTTCACACACATCGCTCCGCAGGTTGTATCATCCCAGTACAGGTGGTCTAACAACAAGCGAATAAGTGAATTTGCCAAGAATTCACGTGGTGCTGTGCACACAACCACAAGCGAGGTTTACTGGGACACGCGTGTTCCTGATCCGGGTGAACTTATCAAGTTTCTGAACCCGAACATCGTGCTTGACAACTTCGATTTGAGTTACTTGTATATGGTTGACTTGGGTGGTCCTGTAACCAACGGCGGGTATGGGATCGATTGGCAGATGTCTTACCCATACGAAGGAAAATTTTCAAACCTATCTTACCTGTTCTCCAACAAATTGGTCGGGAGCATTTTCCGTTATCAGCACATGGCGAGTCAAGCTGTTAGCGCTGAATTCGTCAATTATGGGAGAATAACCATCAACATCAATTACGGCGACGGTGGTTCATCCGATAATGTTGCATGTGAAGACCTCTTCAACGGTTTGGGGATGCCAGAGTTCATCAAGGCATTTTTTGGGATCGGAGATGGTCATTCTCGTACTCGCAACCAAAGCGTCACGTATCGACAGTCTGATACGTCGGCTGCGATCTTCACGCAGGCTGGGGCCGACATTCGAGGTTGGCGCTACGGTCTGTTGAACGGGTTCCCCACGAAGACAACATGTGTGTTCCAGCGGAACCACTTTGGTCACTTCAGGGACATGTTGGAGCAGCGACTGTTCACGAAATTCTACAACGAGGATCAAACCACGCTCGTTGGCGTAAAGGATGGACCGCTGCAAGTGAGCTTCTACGATCGCGTTGGCAACAAAACCGATCCAGCTCGCACGTTGTCAAGCAACCTTTCTTACGAAGCGACGAGCTCCATGCCGTACACCGACGGCATCGCAAGGAACCGCGCTGCGATCGACTACAACAACGTCAACATCACGACGGTCACGCTCTGATGGATCGAAGAGATTACAAGAAGAAGCCGCAACACCTTGTGACCGACGGACGCACAGGCGAGATTAAGCGCATCGTTCACCCGTCTGACACCGACATAGGCTCATCGCAGATCAACGCTGACCTTCGCGTCTTCGGTGTAAGCACGATCAATGGCGTCAGCAACGTCATAGGCACGCTGGATGTGACAGGCGTAGCGAAATTCCCTAACCTTGCAGTGTCTGTCAACTCGTGCATCTTTGGACATCGCTTGAGTCTGTCGCAAAGTGTAGCCGTGCCAACCGCCGACATTCCGTCAGGATCCACTTTGTGGTTGACCAGTCATACATCGAATTTTTTTAGCCTATACGATGGAGCAACATGGCAGGTGAAGTCCACGGGATCGGTGGCGTTCACCTTGACAGGGTTGACGGCAAACAAAAACTACGACGTGTTTGTGTTCGAGAACACCGCTTCGCTTGCGCTCAACCTTGAGCTTGTCGCCTGGACGTCTAACACAGCGCGTGCGACGACTTTGGGGACGCAAGACGGGATCCTTGTTAAATCCGACGATCTAAAAAGGCGTTACGCTGGGACAGTTCGCACGGTGAGCACGACAGCCGTGGCAGACCGACAGTCACAACGGTTCGTCTGGAACCAGTACAATCGCGTCGAAAAAAGCTTGAAGGTGACCGAGTCGGCTAACAACTGGACGTACAACACAGTCGCGTTTCGACCCTCTAACAACAACATCTACAACTCATTTGAGTACGTCGCGGGCGATTCGACACTCTTGTCAGTTCGAGCGCAATCGATCGGTGGATGTAGCGGTGGAGCAGCGTACGCCGGAACAGGCATCGGGATCGATAGCACCACCGTCAACAGCGCCGACATTTTCGGTCAAAATGTGGACACGTTGAACGGTGTGATCTCGTCAGAATACAGGGGTCGACCTAGCGCTGGGTACCATCGGATCACATGGCTTGAATGTGGTGGCGGTGTTGCAAATATGGTGTGGTACGGGGATGCTACGCAACCCACCTTGTACCAAATGGGCATGCTTGGCTACATCATCATTTGATCAGTTACCGCAGCTGATCATGTCACGCCAGTCGCATCCGTACATCATGCACAATTGTGCCATATCGAGACGCGTCGGACACTTCGACGCCATGTTCATCGCAGGGAACATGACGCTCTCATTCGGCACCGGGATGTGATCCAACCCTACCAGGTGTCCTGCTTCATGCACGCCAACGTTGCGCAGCAACACGGGGTTTGTTAAACGATCCATCACGAACGCAACCAGACGACCGTCACAACTCGAATGTGTGTAACCAAGCACAGTGAACGGCCTTCCAGTCTCTTTACCCTTCACCTTCTCAAGCGCTTTCACTGACTTGTCCTTTGACGTCACGTGCATGACGTAGACCTCGTGTGTGCAGTTAGAGGCCGCCTCTGGGACTTCCTGTGTGTTCGAATTCCACTTCCTCTTGCTCACGACGAACCTGATGAGCCCGTGCGTGTCTCGCTCCCACTCGACAAAGGAGTCGATCACGATCGGCCTGTCTGCCGGGCTGAACAGGTCATCGACGTGCAGGATGAACGTCGTTGCCTTGTCAAGCGGAACGACCTTCGCAACTATAGGTTTCGCTGCGCAAGATGCGGTCAACACGACCAACGCAAACAACACGATGATCTTAGAGATGACACGCTGCATTAGAGTAACTACGGCCTCTACTGCAATGGTAAGCCTACTCCAACAGTTTAGCTACTCCCGCGCGTAGCCAACGGATTGACTCTGAGGTGTGCACACCATCGGGTTGAACCAAGTGCAGTTGTCTGGAGTCAAGGTAACGACACGTTCTGTCGTCTTCGACCTGCGTCTTCAGTGTGTCTGCCGCGCCAGCCTTCCCTCTTATGAGTGGCGGACCCACGAAGACGCAGCGGGTTCCCTTGAGCTTCGCCAGCAACAGTCGTGCGTTAGGCTTGCCCCACCAGTCGTTGCTACCCAAGAAGACAAGCACATCATCGCCTGGTCTGATGCCGACTGAATCGATCTTCACCACCCACTGCGATGTGGTTGAACCGACCTGACAGGTTGACTTGATGGTTGACCAACGTCGCATCTCAGTGACGTTTTTGACAACGAATGAAACGCCAGCGCATTGGCTATCGCCAACAACATGCAGGGTGTTCGAGCTCGTGATCTGAAGTAAGAAAAGAAGAGTAGCCAGCACGACCTTTAAATATCAGCGATGTGACCACGTTCGCCATGGTACTTGAGAGAGGCCTCAGCGTACGCTTTGGCAGCTTCTAGTTCGTCATCGACGTACCCGATATGAATGGCTTTGTAGTTCACACGGATCGAGACGCGCCATTTCCCTCTGGTCGCGCAAACACCTTTGTACTCTGACGTCGTTGAACGACCGGCGTGAGTACGATGCTTTGACGCGTTAGAAGCGTTTTGATGAGCCGTTGCGTATCTCAAGTTGTCAATTCGATTGTCAGTGCGCACGCGATTCTTGTGATCGAGCTTCGCAGTTGGCCATTCGTTGTAATGAAGGAACCAAGCGATGCGATGAGCTTTCACATTCCGTTTGAGACCTATCTCAACATCTTGTAAACTGATGTTGAGATAACCAGAATCGGTGGGTATTCCACGAATCACACCAGATTTCTTGTCGATGATGTTACCTGTTGACGGATCATACGAAAACCGTGTGCGAATCCACGTTGCGATGTTTTCGGACGGAACCCAATCTGGAGGTCGACTCATCGTCTTAATTTAGGTCTCCTACGTACGAACACGTCATGTCCGCGTACCTTGCCATCGTAGACGAGGATGGGATCCCGCTGTGGATGCTTGAGCCTACGCAAGAGAACGTTCAACGTAACACAAGGATCGGGTGGATGGATCCGTACGTCCCATGCATTGTGATGATCGAGTACCCAAACGGAACGTGCTTGATCGTCTACGACGGAATCATCGCGTTCGCAGTCACAGAGTGCTTGTTTGAGGTGCTGTGATCACTTCCCAATGCGGAAGGACTTGATGAACGGCTTGCAAGTGGCAAGCACCTCGTCACCATACTTGATGTTTCCACCGCAGGTGACGTAGTAACCCATCTTGCCATCAGTCACGCAGACGGAGAGGATCAGAGCCACGCCGCCTGGGACCCTGCGTGCCTCAAGCACTTCGTAACCTTCGTGCTCGCCGTGACGGGACATGCGTTGCCCGATGACCTTCACGTTCTTCTCGTCTCGACCGTTCGCGGCCGCCTTCATGCCCTCGTAGAATTCAGCCGCTGTGCCGTCGATCTTGAAGGCGGTGACGTACGTCGCGACGTGAAGCGTCTCAGACACTTCATTCTCGTACTCGGCGATCCTCTGAGGCTCATCGCCCTCCATCTCAGACTCCTCAACGAGCTTCCACCCATCGACGAGGTCAACGCTGTACCCACGTGCAGGCGTTTCCACCTTGGGCTCGACCTTCACAGTGGGAGCGCTCGGTGGAGCCACAGCTAGCGGGGCTTGCTTGGCGCACCCGAGCGTGGCGAGAGTGAGGATCGCTGCGAGGACTGTGAAACGTGTGAGCTTGCTTGTCATGAGCGACAAGTTAGCCTGCAGACGGAACTGCCTCGATCGATGTTTGAGCGATGTACTGCTCGGCGGCGGCGATCTCGTACGGCAGCCAACCCATGTGGTAGCAGATGGCTGGGACGGCGAAACGGACGGCGAACGTGTCGATCGTTGGGTTGGCGGCCGTCATCGCGAGGTACGTCTCGTGTAGGAAGAGCAGCGTCTCCGTGATGTCAAGACGCGGTTCGAAGTCTTCCTTCCCAGTGAGATCGCTGAAGATCGCGGGTCGTCGCGTGGCAGACAGGTTATCCAGCAGGTTCTTAGAGCTCATCATCCCTCGTTTTTGCCCTTGTTCTTCTTAGAAGCTACTACTTCGTTCCACTCTTGTACAGTCCAACCGCACTGCACAAGGATCTTTTCAAACACGTGCGCGTGCCAATCGACGCGCACCTGCTCGGCGCCTGGCAACGCTTCAAGCGCAGTCGCGGTCTTCCACCACGTGTCAGCAAGCTCAGAGAAATCAGCTTTTACGGCGTTCAGCATCGGTCAATCGCAATCGTCACGCTCTCAACGCTCAATATGATCTCTCGCATGACACGAACGTTGAGAGTAACGTCTTGCGTGTCTTAGATGTACATTCGCCTCATGAACAACACGAACGGAAAGAGCGGACCCATCCACTTCTACCCCAACGACGAACGCAACACCGGAATCGCTCACGTCGTTGAGTACTGTGTGCAGATCGGGGAGCGGCAGCCGCTCAACCGAACACAGGCATGTTGGCTCGTCGCTCGCGGTGACGTCCTCGTCGACGGCAAGCAGGAGCTTGACCTCGCGCATCGGCTCCCTCAGGGGACGTGGGAGGTGGCGATCCGTGGTCGCAAGCACCACGTCGTCGTCCACCCCGCGATCAGGGAGTGACAACATGCTTTGGCGCAACGTCAACACAGAAGCGTTGCTGCTCGACATGCGAACCGGTCAGCTTCACGAGGTAAGGTTGGCCTACACCAAGCGTGGATTTGGCGGCGCCGAAGGTTGGGTGCGACGTGTCACACTTTACAACCTCGTCACGAAATCAACCCTTGAATGGAACTACAACGTGGCACAGGACATCATGCCTTTCGCGTACGTTGGTAGATGAATCACTTCTCCTTGGACCACGCCTTCCAAGCATGTGTGTTGTCGTATGTGTACTCACGTTCACCCGTCAATGTGCCTTGCTCAAGCTTCGCGCCTTCACCCTCAATGCTAAGCTTGGCACTCTGCGCGAGCCACTTCCCACTCTGCACTGGGATTCCTTTGCCAAGCCAAGCATCCGTCTTGTACGCGGCGAGCGACCAATCCTCGGGGTAGCCAAGAGCACGTGCTCCTTCGCGCAGAGTGAGCACACGTGAGGCCGTTGGGTGGACTGACTCCTGAAGCTTGCCTGTGATGACCGGGCACGGAGAGTCACCGTCCCAGCGACGTGGCTGGTACTGATCAGCGCGAAACCCACGTGCGGCGAAGTACCTGAGACGAGACGTGTCCCACGAGTCAAGCGCTTTCAGAGCCTCGTACCCGTGTGACTCGACGTAACGACCAGCGGCTTGACTGACGCATTCACGCGCGTTCCACTCAACGCCCGTCTCTAGCAACGCCTTGATGCGACGAGCCTCGGCGGTGTTCGGCGTCGCGTTGCCGTCGCGTCCTGGGCCATCGCCTCGCAACACGTCCTCTGAGCGTGGAACGACGCCGACGGTAGGGACAGGGAGCACGCCGAACGGGATCCGTGTCGCGACAAAGAAGTAACGTGGCCGGTTGCTGTTCCCGCCAACCGAGAGGTTGTTGTGGAAGACGTGGTGAAGGTCCCATTCGTGTCCGGTTAGACTTTCAAGCTTCGTTCGGAGGTTCTTCATCAATGGGAGCCCTTGCTTCCCAGCTTGAGCGACCGACTCGAACGCGATCACCTGCAGCTCTGGGCACTTCGCCGCGTAAGCGATGATGTCGTGCATGCAGGAGTTGATGGCGGAGTCGATGCCACGGAAGCTGTTGGTCCACTCAGCGACCGGCGTGTTCTTCTTGTCGATGCCCTTGGGAGGGACGTGGACGGATCGAACCGAGAACCCCGAACAAGGTGGATTGCAGAAGAGCGCTTCGGCGGAGGCAGGCGTCCACTGTATCGGATCGCATGCTTCGAGCTGCCACTTGTCACCAAGGATGTGACGGTTAGACAGCGCGGCCGGCGCTCCATATCCTCCCTCACCTTCTCTCTTCGCCACAAGTTCAAATCCAGCTTGAACAGCACCCACGGTGAATCCGCCAGCGAAACAGTAAGCGTCGATAGATCTCATGAAGCGATCCTACAAGGTTTCTCTGATCACTTGCGGCGTTCCTCTAACGAGAGCTCAAATCATCCTCGCGCAGTAGCTAGTTTGAAGACAGATGGTCGATTCTATCGCGTTCGCAGGCCGAGGTTATGCTAGGCAAAACCGTCGTGGAAGGCCGATCTTCACGGCGATCAACTACTCGGTCGGAGATCCTGATGGTGGTGGGCAACCGATCACAGTTAGCGGAAAGTACCTCTTAAATGCAAGCGTTAATCTTGCTGACACACCATGTCAAGTGATTAGCACAACTTCAGACATGTGCACATTCATATTACCAAGTGGTACGCCTGGTGCTGCTACACTATCGATAACAACACGAGATGGATCAATTGATCTTGACAGCGTATTCGAATATTGGTCGCCGAGCATAGGCCCACTTAATTATTTTGACTCAAATAAAGATGTTGATTTGACACCGGCCACATTTAACATTGAAACTTGGAAGAATCAAGTTGGAGAAATCCCTTCGTATTTCGAGCAAGAAACACCAGCAAACAAACCAACACTTGTGCAAAACGTCTTTGGAACGATGCCAGCTGTTCGTTTTGTTCCACAAAATTTCTTGACTGGTACTTTTGAAGACACGAGCGCTGCTGGAATGTCCATATTTGCTGTCGCGAAATGGACATCATCTGATAGCACGATTGACGGAGACGCTACCAACGTGCCGTTGACGATCGTTGGCAGCTCGCAGATGGACGGCGCGTTTGGTCCGAACGCAGGACAGCTAGAGGTCAATTACTGGGACGGCTTCGGATCGGTCATCCATGTTGTTGATCGAGGATCTGGTTTGAACGACGATGTTACACGGCTTATCGGCGTGACGTACGACACCGTCACTGAGACGAAATTCTACGTTGGCGACGTGCAGCAAGGATCCACAGACGTCGGCACAGCTATGTTAGGCAGCGCAGGTTTCGACACCATTGGCGCTGGTGTTGCTGGTCTTGACGGGTTCGACGGCGACATCGGCACTGTGATCATTTATAGTGGAGTAGTTGATGCGAACACGATCACATATCTGAACAACTGGGCTCGGCAACGTTTCGGGACACCGTGACGCCTTAGGATCGAAGCATGAACAACGAGACCTTCAGGACGCTTGCTGAGGCTCTCGCGCTCGAGTGTTCAACCGACGCAGAGAAACACAAGGTGTTCTCGGACGTCTTCTACAACGCGTACAACAAAGGTCTCAGTCTCCTCCACGTTGACTCATCGCTGTCTGGTGACAAGTCGATCGTGTTGATTCACCACGGCAAAACATCGAGAGCGTTCATCACAGCTTACGACTGGAGCGTTGACGACCGTTACAGCAGCGGACACGCTCGCGGCGGCAGTTACAGGGTGAAGTTGGAGCTCGTGACAGACGATTTCTGAAGAGAAACTCTGACAGACGTTCGTGGTAGGGTGTGCTCATGGACACCCCGTACAGGTACATGGAACCGAAGGATGACGTCGTCAACACGCGGTTGGAGACGCTGGAGGTCGCCAACGTCTGGAGCAAGAGGTCGTTGCACTGCGTCTACGCGGTGCTCGGCATCCTCGTCGTTGGCTTCGGCTGCATTCTGGTGGACTCGGCGTGCCGGGTTCGAAACGAGAAGGACGCGTGTCACAGCATGGTGAAGTCACAGCCGGTGACGCCCGGGATGACGCTCTCGTGTGACCACCACAACCAGAAGATGACCATCGTGGGCACTGGGACGATCGAGTGCGAGTGCCGCTAAACAACCTGACGAACACACACACACGGAGAGACACATGTCACCCAGAGTGAAACCACGTCCAGCCGCGATCACGGTCAAGATCTCTCATGAAGAGTTAGAGAACATGCTTTCGATCGATGCCGTGATCGAAGCTCGTGATCAAGTTCATGAACGGCCAACCGTTTTCATGGCAGCCGTCACTGTCGATTGACCGTTCTGCCGTCATGTGATGGTATCTAAGCGTTGTGACACGGCCGATCGCGAAACCAACGCCTATCGTCCTCGACAGAGAGGCGATCGTGGATTACGCCAAGCTCCTCGCGGATGACGTCATCGCGCGTGCTGAAGAGGTATCGTCTGAGCAAGAGCTTGACCAGATCGACGAGCACGCTGAGCTCCTGACCAGCAGCTACGGAGTCAGCGATCCTGTGACCAAACGTTGGATCGAGGTGCCGATCGTTGTGCGCACCGAGTTCTCCTCGCTGACGCCGAACAGCGGTGACCTTATCGTGACGTCCATGGTGCATGAAGACGGTGACAGGTCAACCGTCGAGATCGTCGTCAACGGCGCGTACCAATGGAGCAAGTTGCGTGACCTACGCAACCGTTTCATCCAAGGGTTGTTCAAGATCCTGATGCGTGAACTCCCGATCGCGGCCGAGATGCGTGAGGAGAAGAAGTCTCCGTTCATGCAGAACATCGCTGACGAAGCTGTCGCACGTGCCAAATCGTTGACCCACGAGCAACGCAGCCCCACCCGCGAGATGGTGCTCGCTCACGTGCGTGACGGCAAGTTCTTCAAGAGCATGGCCAACATGAAACTGCGTGAGCGTGCGAAAGCGCTTAAGGCAGTTTACTCCTCGTTGGTCGACGCTGGCCTCGTGTGAACAGTACGTAAGGCCGTGGAACGAGCCCTCAGACGCGTTGTACGATACATGTTGGAAGCCGCGATCGCTAGCGGGCAAGCAGCCAGTCAGAACCTCGCGTTGTTCCAGAAGAACAGCGCGGGAAGCGTTGTGTACGTCCTTTACGATCCCGCGAAGTTCGCGAGCGCTGAGGGTGACGATCCGCGCGGCGTGATCTACGGGTACATCGACATCAAGCCGCATCACGGAGACGCTTGGGACGCTGGCGAGGTCAAGTTCGCTGCCGCGGAGAAAGGGTACGGGCCGCTCATGTACGAGCTCGCCATGTCCGACTTCCCTGGCGGGCTCATGCCAGATCGCCTCAGCACGAGCGCTGCGGCTCGCAACGTGTGGAAGAAGTACGAACAACGTCCTGACGTCGTGAAGAAGCCGTTTGACGACATCAGCAACCCGAAAACTCCAACCAAGGCTGACGACGCCAAGCTCGTTGGGTACGATGAAGAGGAAGCGTACCTGAACAACGCCTTCGTCGGCGCAGGGGACAGCGGATCGAAAGCAGCCTTGCTCACCAACCACAAGGACACTGTCGCCACGCTCGCCGACCAGACGCAGAGCAACCCTGTCGCGATCGAGAACACGCTCATGAGGATGGGCGACGAGTTCTTTGGCCTACGCATGCAGGCTAGTTGAAGTAATGTGAAGAACAAACCAGGTGAACTGTGGGAGTTAATCCCTCACTACAGCGCGCTGTGGAAATCAGAGGAGCAGACGTACATTCTGATCAAACAGATCAAGAACACCAATGTCTGGATCTCTTTGTGCATCGAGACATCAAGCATGTTCACGATCACTGTGACTAGCAGCATCTACCAACGTGTGGCCTAGACGTCGTTTTCGCGACTCAGAGCGTTACAATTGTCGACATGGGTTGTGACATCCACGCTTACGTTGAGACAAAGAACGCGACTGCGTTAGAGGACGCCGAGTGGTCGTATCTCTGTGATTACCACTTTGTTCGAAACTACGCTTTATTCGCCTTGATGGCTGGTGTGAGACGCTACTCATCATGGCCGTCGCCGGGCGCGTTGGAAAAGGCCTTGCAGAAGCGAGGCGTCAACAGACTTGACGATCCAAAATTATCGCTAAATGAAGCAAACGTGATCATGCTTGAAGGCGCAGACACTGGTCTCACTCGTGGTCAACCATCCTTTGAACCAAAAGGAATGCCTAAGAATATCAGTCACAAGACGGTTGACGATTTCACCATTTATGTTCTCTCAGATGACGCAAATGAAAACGAGTGGGGTGAGAACACTTGCAAACGTGAGATCGCGAATAAGTGGGTTGAGAACGGATCGTGTGTCATCTGGGATTGCGACAAAGAAGGCAATCCACTGCGTATCACTAGCCCTGACTGGCATGGTGAATCGTGGTTAGACAACAACGAAGTGAGGGAGTTAGCGCAACGTTGTGCGAAACTCTACGACGACGATCCTGACGATAACACGGTTTACGAGCTTTTCACAAAGACGCTTGCATGTGTTGAGGCTCTAGACGCCATGATGCACGCGCTAGAAGCGCGCGGGTTCAAGGCTCGCCTGGTGTTCTGGTTCGACAACTGAGCGCGTCTCGGGACGCCTGGATGATGTCTGGCAGCCTGTCTGCAAGCTCACCGTAGAGCTCCCACGTGCAACCCAGCAGACGGTAGCACGTCACGTAGCTGCGACGTGCGAACTCGACGCACAGTTCAGGCTCGGTGAGCCAACCACGGAACGCGATCTCGGAGGCGAGCACGCCGTCCCCTAGCCGACGGTGCGCGTCGAAGTCCAAGCCAGCGCGTGAGTAGGCAAGGACCACTGAACCGGCTCCAACGAGCTCGCCTAGCTGTTTGTCAGCCATGACGCCGACAACGTACGCTGCAGTCTCAGGCCGGGTCTTCAGAGCCAGTAGCTGTGTCCGCATCCACTCCGACGTGCTCGTCACTTGCAGCAGGCTCATGAGCAGTAAGTTTACCCTTGCGAGCCTTCTTCAACGGAAGTTCTTCACTTTCTTTCGAAAGCCCTTCAGCGACACCGTCTATCGTGATGTGGAGTTTGGCCTGCAGTTCATCCTTCTTGACCTCTGTGACAGAAACAGCAAACGTGAAGTTTGCGGGCATGGCCACATCTTCACGTTTGCATCGTTTGGCAAGATCATCCAACGATTTCACGCCCCAATCAGCGACGAGTTGAGCAAGCGTCTGATTTCGACGAGCGGCGACGGATTCGAGTGTTGTTCTCTTTTGGTATTTGGCCACGAAAGTAGCTATGCAGCGTCTTCCTCTATCAGGAGCGAGGCCACCGCTTCCTGGAAAGCACGCGATCCTGCGATGCGTTCGAGCTCATCCTCGTCAACGTCAGCGCCCATCGCACGACACGACTCGTGAGCGAGACGCAGCATGGCAGTGCGCAACTTCGCACGCACCGCGTTTGGCGTGATCGTGACACCCTCTTTCTCCAGGTTGGACACAATGTCCGCGACCAAAGCAAGCTTCTTTTCCATCATTTCGTCTCCGTTCGACCGTCCCAAACCTGGTTCTTGTGGTGGTGACGACGGTCGGTCACGTACCCGTGCTCGTCGAAGTTGTCGCTCGCGTACTTCTCGGCGTGTCCACGAACAGCGAACGAGGCGACGAAGTCCGTCATCTGCGTTCGCATGTCGTAGACGTAGAAGACGTGATTGCGTGTCACGTAAGCCTCATGCATTTGAAGCATGCTGGAGCATCGGGATGTGGCGCGCGATGAGCTTCGTACGCTTGGCGCGCGACAACCTCTCCGCACAGGCTTCGAGCGTGGACGTCCACGTACTGCCAATGCGATCCCTTTGCGATTTCGCCTTCATAAGCGTGAGAGACCCAAGGGGCACCGCCTTCGCAGCGCCAACCTTGACCACGCCAAAAGGCCCACATCACGTTGCTCTCCCGATCCGTAGCTCGACGATGCGCCGCTCCAACGGATCAAGGGAGTTCAAGGCGGCCGTCATGGCCATCCTCAACTGGTTGAGAGCGAACGGCTGCTCTGGATCGTTGGATCCGCTGTCATCCGTTCGAAAGCGCGCTTCAAGCGACTCACGCTCAGAGGATGTCGCCGGCTGGGACAGCGAGACGGTTGCTCGAGACCCCGCGACTGTCGCTTCGACAACGTCGGCGGAGCCGCCGACGATCTCGGCGATCTTCTCCCACGACGGCTCCTGCTCGCCTTCCTTGCGAAGCTTGTCCATCGTGATCTCGATGTGCTTCTTGAGACGAAGCGCATGCGTCGGAACACGAATGCTGTGCCTCTGCGTGGAGAGGTAATGACTGATGCGCTGTCTGATCCACCAGGTGGCGTACGTGGAGAACCTGTTGCCTCGCCGCCAGTCGAACTTCTCGACCGCGTGGATGAGGCCCATGTTACCCTCTTGAAGGAGATCCTCCCAGTCGACGCCCTTGTCGCGGTAGGCGCGAGCGACCGCGACGACCAGCTTGAGGTTGCGCTTGACGATCTCGTTGAACGCGCTCTTGTTGCCGCCTTCGAGGAGTTGAAAGAGCTCCACAAGCTTCTCGTGCTTCAGGACTTCGTGGTCCTTGATGCTGTTGAGGTACCATCCGACCGTGTCGTTCTCCCTGCGAGAGGGTCGCGACGCGGCGTCCTTGGAGCGTCTCAACTCCATTCGAGCATCTCCCTCACAAAACGTGGGATCCTGTTCCCCTCGTACTCCGGAAGGAAATCCTCCTCCCGCATGAACTTGAGGTCGGCCGCGCGCTCGCGATCGACGTACTCCCTGTGGGACTGCCGACGCGCGTGTCGGATCTGCAGTTCGCGCTGCGAGTACGCCAGCTCGGTCTCCCACTTCTGGCGCCACACCGGGTCGCCCATCCGTTTCCCCATCTCGCTTCGGCACTTGCCGATGCGATCCGCGATGTCCTCCTCCGCCAGGAGCGAGAGTTCGTCGGCCGTGACCATGTCGATCTTCCAGTTGCTCAATGCGATTCTCCGCGTCAAGGGGGTCCGCCCCGCGTTCCCCGTGTTTCACTTCGCTACCGTAACCTTCGTTGATGACTTCACTAACGCTCGACCGCGAAATACTTCACTTCAAACCGATCCGCTCGAAGTCTCGCGATGCTCGTGGCCTTCTCGCTGGCGTCGCCTGCAACAAACGAACACAGTAGCTCGCTCGCTGCCTGTATGATCACTCCAGAACCACAAAAAGGGTCTAAAACAACACTTCCAGGGATCACAACCGGCGCGAGCAGCCGTTTGACGAGCCTCGCTGGCTTCATGGTTGGGTAGGAGTTGAGCCTCCGTTCGTTTGACGATGTCCCGACGATGTTGATGTCATGGAAGACGTCAGTCACCGGTTGACCCACTGCAATGCGTTCCGCGCCGTCGTCTTTGCCGAGGCGTTTCGCGCGGTATATCTGGAGCTCAGGAGCCTTGTAGGGCACACGATCGACTCTGCTGAGGTCGAAACGGTGTGCGCCTGCTTCCTTCGCGTAGTGGAGGATGGTGTCGTGTTTCCTAGAGAAACGGTCACTTTGACGAGCGCCCCAGTTGTAGCTCCACACGATCTCACCGATGTGGTTGTCACGCCCGAAGGCTGCGTCCATCGCGAACACCTTCGCCTCGTGAACGCCTCGCCAGTCGAGGTGAAGGTACATTGACCCATGCGGTTTCAAGACGCGTTGGCACCCAACGGCTAAGTCATGGATGAACGACAGCCAGTCGTTTCTCGGCATGTCATCCTGGTAGAAGGATGATGAGTCGCGTGGATCTGCTCTCAACACGCCGGTGTTGAACGGTGGATCAGCGTAGATCGCGTCAACGCTCTCGTCAGGCAACGCTGCGAGCAACTCGTCGTACGGGACGTGCGCAACGTACGACTGACCTTCGGAGATCAGTAGTTGTTCTGAGAGCTTTATGATGTGTGTCATGACTGGTAAGGAATCAATCGGTTTCACACGGATCGTAGAGCTCCTCGAGGAACAGAACGAGCTCACTCGCGAGAACAACCAACTCCTCGGCGACGTGCTCAACTCGCTTGACAACCTCGGGACTCGCGCAACGATCGGGAGTAACGACGGCCTGATCCCTCCACCTCCGAACGCGAAGACATCCAACGATCCGGCCCCGAAGCCGGACAGCGCCATGTTGGAGCTCGCGATCTACGGGCTCGACGTTGTCCCTGTGCTTGAGCTCGCCACGCTGTACGAGACGAGCCACTTCTGGCCGAAGCCCAACAAGTCTCCACATGGCTGGGTACGTGTCTCCATCAAGCATCCATCGGAGGAGTCGCTGCAGAAGCGAGTCGACAGGGGTTGCCTCTGCGGCAAACCGATCGTGCCGAAGGAGCACAACGGTGACTTCTTCCTCACATGCGAAGCCTTGAGCCAGAAGGGGAGCTGCCCTTACCGGCCGGCGGCCTACTTCGACAAGCTCACCTTCCTGACGAACCTCCCGCCAGCTAAATGACGTCTGTCGGCTCGGTGTGGGAAGAGAAAATAGACCACGATGATCCACACGCGTGGATCTACCTCGTGCTTGAGGTAGGCAAAATCAACAAATTGTTGATCTTGTTCGGTTCAAACAAGCAAGGTGTTGTCACTCACGTTCCGAGAAGTTGGTTCGCAAATCCGCTTCATGTGAGATTGACGTGAGTCGCGTCGGTCAAGTGTGGTGGGCGAGACGCAGAAGCATCATCGCCGACTTCGAGCCATGCGTCGTTCTCGGGCGAAAAGATTGGGGGTCGGCGCAGCGTCAAGGCCCCGTGTGATGGGTGCTACGTCCGCTCGAACGCCTCGCTGACCCGGCTTGGGAGTTTGAGCAATTCGAGACGCAGTTCGCCAGGGTCGAGGCCGGCTGGGATGACGCGTGGGTTGGCAGAAGGATCGCCTGAAGAGCTCTGTTCCGGGCTCGCGTCGGCTACGGTGAGCGAATGAAACTTTTCGTGTTGGTTTCGCTCATGCTTGTCGCGTGCGGTTCGTTGTCCGATGAAATCGGGACGAACTCGTCAGCGTATCACGACGATTCCGCACGCGTCGTCATCGTCATTTCGGAAGGTACACCGCCTTACTCTGAGCCTGCTGTTCAGGATGGTGGGCCCGTCGTTGCACTGGACGACCTTTGTACTTGGGATTTGTACGACGCTGCAGATGGCGAATGTGACGTGAGGACACAAGACAATTGATTCGGACTGACATGTCCTATGTAAGACATGCGCTCAAAACTTGAAGCCAAGTGTTCTTTCTGCGAAACCGTGAATGTCATATGGAGCGACTCCTACAGCAAAACAGTGAAGAGAAACGGGTTCTACCGTTGTCGCGCGTGCACCTCCGAAAGGTACAAAACGATGTGGGCCGACCCCATTCGACGCGCTGTTTTGAGCGAAAAGATGCGAGCATCAGAAGCTCACAAGGAGTCACGAAAAAAGCTCGACATCAACGACGAGAAGAACGGGATGTACGGCCGCAAGCACACAACCGAAACCAAGCGCTTGATGTCGTCGGCTCGAGTTGGTAAGACTGGCTGTAATGCAACCGCTTGGAAAGGCGGGAAGGCTTCGTTCACGAAGCGTGTCAAACGTCTGTTGTCAACGCGTGTCGGATGGTACGCTCGAGTGTTCGAGCGTGACAAATCGACATGTCAGAAATGTCCTTCGCGCGAAAAGCTCGACGCACATCACATCGAATCAGTGGTCAAGATCATCAAGCGGATCGTGAACGGTCTCACTTTTCGTGATGAAGAAGAGAAGCTTGAGTTCGTCATCGCGCATCCAGACATTGTGGATGTCGAACTTCGAAATGGGATCACGCTCTGTCGAACGTGTCACAAACAAGCACACGAGAATTGGGGAAGCCATGTCAGACCATGAACGCAGCTCGTTGGCATCACGGATGAAGCGATACGAAGAGGCCGCGCGGGCCGAGTTCCCGCGCCGCATGCCACTCATCATCCGCGTGGATGGAAAGGCTTTCAGCAAGTACACGAAACACCTGCCTGACAAGCCGTTCAATCGAGACTTCATCTCCATCATGGAGGGCGTCGCAATGGCGCTGTGTCATAACATCCAGGGTGCGGAGCTTGCCTACTCTCAGTCTGATGAGGTGTCCGTCCTCGTTCACAGTTACAAAACGTTCGACACGCAGCCGTGGTACGATAATCAGCTGCAGAAGATCGTGTCAGTCGCAGCCGCCATTGCTTCGTCAACGTTCACCGCCAAGTCGTGGCGTCTGTTTAAAACAGGTGACGAGCGGGCGCACGTCGGCGTCGAGGACATCGAGCCGGCCTACTTCGACGCTCGCGCGTTCATCATCCCCGAGGGTGAAGTCACGAATTACTTCATTTGGCGCCAGCAAGACGCCGTGCGCAACAGCGTTCAGATGCACGCGCGTTCGCTCTTCTCACACAAGCAGTGCGAGGGTAAGAACGTCTCGACGATGAAGGACATGTGCCGTGACGCCGGTCAACCCTGGGAGAATCTGACGCCAACGATCCGTAAAGGTCGCTGCGTCAAGAAGAACTACTGCCCGCTCTCTGGCGAACGTCAAGGGTGGAAGGTCGACACCGACATCCCGATGTTCGGCGAGAAGCGTGAGTACGTTGAGAGTCTGCTCGCGACGGAGGATGAGTGAACGACAACCACACCTGCTGTCCGTCTCACTGTTGTGATCAACACGGGTGCAAGTACGGGATGGACGACTGCCCCGTGACGCTCAAGAATGTCTTGCAACTGTATCCTTGTCAGGTGTGCGGTGAAACTGAGAGTGGTTACTACGGAGAGATCAACACGCTCGGGTACTACGACGACGACATGACGTGGCATCCACCGGTCGGAAGCGCCGATCACGAGCGTGAGATCGAGGATCGTCTGATCGCCAAGATCACGACGTTCTTGCGGTTGCCCATCTCTGAGGAGTACCAGGCTGACCCGCAGAAGGCAGGCATGTACCGCGTCATCTGTCGAGTCGCGCGGATGATCGAGGAACGTGACTGGGAGAAACCCACGTGAAGAACCAACGCAAGTCACGCACGGTCTGGGTGCTCGCGAACCACGCACCATGGCTATCCCCAGACGATAGACGTAAGAACGTTGTCAAGTTCATCCACTACCACGATCCAGAGAGCGGCGATTCGATGCACACGTACAGCGATGAGGAGAGTGTGGAAGGCGCGATGGAGTTTGACTCGTGCGACGCTGCGAACGACTTCCACAGTCACACTCTTCGCGGCCACTACGCACGCAACGAGCTAAAGCCAACGCAGGTCACGATCACGACAACCTTCAAGTTCCTGTGAGCCCTGACATCGGAACGCTCTGGCGACGTTGGGTGGTCTACGATGGGTTCGTTGTTGAATACGTCGTTCCACCCGATGAACACACGTACGGCGTGAAGACCATCATCGTCATGTTGGAAGGGCATGTTGACGATCCTCGGTTTGAGGATCTGTTGGGGCAGGAACGCGTGTACAACACAGACTCGTTCCATGGAACATTCAAACCCTGGATCAAAGGACGCCGATTGTCTGGATTTCAAGAGTTCTTAGACTCTTAGAAGAGTGGTAACGTGGTCGGATGAACGTCATCCCTGAACAGGTTCGTGTGTTGAAGAGGTGGCTCAACCTCGCGGACAGCGATCAGTACTTCAAGGATCTCACCGAAGAGACGCGGAAAGGCCTGTCCGTTCAGCTCAAGTACGGGCATGGAAAGCCGTACCGTGACGGTGGGCACAGAATGGGTCGGTGGGGAGACGAAGGCGTCACCTACTCCTACAAGGACACAGTCAAGACGGTCTCCTCATGGACGCCCGCTCTGAGACGTCTGAGGAACATGGTGGAGGCTGACCTGTTGTGGATGCCAAACTGCGGGGTCGTGAACGTCTACGGTCCAACCGGAAGCCTCTACCCACATCGGGATGGGTTGTACATCCCACAACTTGGAGACAAGCCAAGGATCGTCAGCGTGTCGTTCGGCGCGGCTCGCACGATGACGTTCCACCCGCTTGACGTGAAGGGGAAGCGACTGAAAGAAGGACTCGTCGACGTTCGACTCGAACATGGTGACCTCATGATCATGGAGGGTGACTGCGACTCCAAGTGGCACCACTCCATCGCGGAGGAACCCGAATCCACCGGCGTCAGACTTTCCGTGACCTTCCGGAAGCATTCAACAAGTGAGAGAACATCGCTTTGAGCCTGTTGTCGAGGAGCTCACGGTTTGTACACCTCGACCGAACACATCGCAGCGTAGTTGCTCTCGTAACCGTAACACACATGGTAGATCTCTCCTTGCGTCAAGGATAGGAACACTGTCTCGCACCACCCGTTGACTGTGTGAGCGATCACAACGGCAAGGTCACCTCGACGCGCGGTGAAATCGCACGAGATGTCTGCGTCGTCATCCTCAAGTTGGTGGATCACCGTCCCACACGGGAGGTGGTAGAGGTACTTCACCACAACGGCTCAGCCGAGCACGCGAAGTAAGAATCGCGATGGAACTCGTCGACGTGCCCTGTGAGGAGGTCAAGGTACGTGAAGTTCACAGCGTACCCTTCCCACCAGTTAGCGTCACGTTCGTCAGCCCCTAACACGAGGTAGATGCATTCACGACTGTCGGTCGTTGAGTACGCGTTCAGCACCGTGCGGTACACGCAGCCAGTTTCGAAGACACGTGGCTTCCACCCTTGCTTCACGTGTCAGATTCCCGAAAAACTTCTTACTTTTCTTTTCGAAGGAGGAAATCCGCTCCATGTAGTTTCAATATTAGCCGCCCGCCGATCTCCTCACAGAAACGTTCCTTCAACGGCTTGATGACGAAACCCTCGCGCACGTGTCCGCCTCCGAGAGTCGTCTTGCCTTCTGCAAGCGGCGCAAGCTTCTCGAACTCACCTTCTGCCCACGTGCCACGCGCCAGCTCGGGGACGACCTGTAGGTCTAACGACTTGCACATGTTGAGGAAGACGTCATGATCAAAGAACGACCCGTCTTCCGAGTTCCACGCGTCGAAGAAGCGGACCTCGTCGCCGGTCTTGGCACGCGTCACGCCGTACGACATGTCGGTGTTGTTGCCGTAGGTCTCGCCGAAGAAGACGATGCCCGGCGCTTGCTTGAGTTTCTCGGCGAGCACGTAACGCGTTGCCGCGTCTGCCCACGTGTGACGCTCCGCGGTGGTCAGCCAGCGCGTGCGTGAGCCGACGTGAAGTCTCTCGCCGTCGTGGACGAAGCGCGCGTTCTGGCCGTGAAGCTTCTCGGTGACAACGTACTCCTCGCCAACCTTGAAGGCGCTGGTGTAGCGACGCAGGCCTTCGATGTCGTAGACGCTCGGCATCGCCTTGAGACGCGGCGCCGGCACCTGAAACCCGTCGGTGCGCGAAGCGTTGATGACATCCTCGGCCTCCTCGTACTTGGTGATGCCCATGAGCTCGGCCACGTCCTGGCCTTCAACAGCGCCTTCCGGCGCGACGCCGAGCATGCCCATCGAGAAGACTCCACGCAGTCGCTTGGCACGCACGCGTCGATCCTTGTCGCGTGGGACGTCCGCGTCGACCATCTGCTTCTCTCCGCCAGGCAGAAGGATCTCCACCTGCGGGGACAGCCAAGCGTACTCCTTCGTCGCGGGCACCATGCTGTCAACAGGGATGTAGACGGCGAGATCGCCCTCCTCGAAGGCTCCTCCGAACTCCTTTCCCTTGAAGATGATCGGGTAACCACCATGGATCTTCGCGATGTACAGCGAGTCAGCGTTGGGGTGCTTCTGGACGTTCGTGAGACGGACCACGTTCACGTGAAATTCTGACATGTCACTAGTCTAAGTCGCTTCACATCGTATTTGAGCTCTACGTGATTCGCTCTTGCCACGCTGGAGTCCATTCCCAACGCTTCACCTTCTTCTCGTGAAGGTGTATGAATCCGCCTCCCTCAAGCAAGTAACAAATGTGAAGCATGCTGCGTCGATCTTTCGACATGACAGTCTCGGTCACGAGAACGATCAGCTTGCCACTCCACCACACCTGCCCAACGCGATCATACTTGGATTTTTGTTTCATGCGATCCTCGTCCAAGTGTTGGTGATCAATTTTTGCTCGCCCTCAACGAAGAACCGCTCGTTGACGTGACAACGTTCTCCTGTCTCAAGGCAAAGAGTCGGATGACACCAACCGTGTTGGCTGAGAGTTTTGAGCACATTCGAGACGTGCTCAATGAATCGACCGTGACGATCCCACTCGTCAGATGGCTCAGGCTCTCCAACAACGATCAACACCGTGAGGTCGGGGCGAGTCCAAACTTGACCCTTGCGACAGGTCACTTTTGCCAAACGACGCAACCAAGCGATCCCTGGTGTGAGTATGAAATTCCTTCTCACAAGATCCTCTTGCGATGAAGCGTGGCGTTGAAACGGCAAGGGTTCGTGTCGATTACGCGTTCCGTCGGCGTGTCCTCCCACAGCGCGTTCATCATCTCGACCGTCTGGTAAACCTCGCCAGTCACGAGGTTGATGCACATGTGCCACTGCTGATCGAAGGCGACACGCTTTGTCTCCAAGATCAACACCTCGTGCCACTGGGTGTTGTCAAAGCCGTCCCACTCGAACCACATCTCACCGGCGCGTGTGTGTTTCAAGCTAACCTCTTGTAAATTTCCTTCACCTCTAGAGGGCGATCAACGGTCTCAATAAGAGGCCACTCGTGTCGTTCGCCGCAGTCGTCGATGCAGTAGCAAGGGTGAGAGAACTGAAACGGTTCGCCGTTTGGCGCGTACATCGTGACCTCTGGCGCGCCGGTCACGAACTGGATCAGGCCTTCTGCGTAAACCTCCCAAACCTGAAACGTGCGATCCTTTGACTGGCGGATCTGCTGGTCGTTTGGATGCGGCGTGACAGGTTGCACGAACATGTAATTCCTCATCTCAAGCGTCCAGACGTTTCATGTTGTCTGCCTCTTCCCACAAAGTGGTTGGGTACTCCGTCCACACGAGCAGACGCCCCTCCTTCTTACCCGTGATCTGCAAGATCTTGTGCAGCATGGCGAACCCGGCATCGTGACGAAGGCTAGTCAGCTTCGACTCCATGACGACGACCACACGCTCCCCGTTCAAGAAGCTTTTGATCTCCCACACCTCACCGACACGCGTGTTCAAACGAACCTCCGACAATGCTTGTATCCAACCGTGAGTCTCCCGAGCGTGCCTGCCGGTCGATCAGCCGAGATGTCGTTCAGCCGCATCGCCCACCACACATGTTTGTTTTGGTAACCTTCACACAGCTCGATCAGCACGTACCACCACTCGCTGCCGTCGAGACTAGGGTCACTTCCGTCGCCTAGGATCCACACCTCGCCAGCCTTACCGGTCACGCGAGCCTCACGTACATGCCGTTGGTGAAGTAGTTCTCGTTGATCTTGTCTTCGCCGTCGCCTGGAAGCGATGGGATGTCATCCATCCAGAGCACCTGGTGACACCATGACGCCACTCTAGACGGATCATGGCCTTCAACGAGCGTCGGCTCACCGACGACAACGAAACGTTCGACCCGTTCGTCGTGTCCCGGCACCCACTGGTGTTCTGGGCGTGGTTTCTCCTCCCAGGTTTCACCACGTCGATCAGGAACGGAAGCGTGCATGTCATGAATGTACATGGGTAAACGCCAACACAGAACTCTCGTGTATCGAGAGTCATCGTCGTGTGTGAACCACGTCATCATGCTGACTGTGAACCGTGTTGGACAGGTGTGGGAATTCACCCCGGGCTACATCGCACTTGTGATGGAGTCTAGAATCGGTGAATGGGGGTGGGTGCATCAAATCGTGTACCTCGTCGCCGACGATCGCCCGTTCTCAACGCTGCTCTTCCCGTGTCTTGAAGAGTTATTTGTAAACGACGGATCGTGCGAGACCAAGAACATCAAGAGGTTGGTGTGAACCCGCCGTTGAAGCCTGGAGACGTCGTCGTGTTCCCATCGCACAAATCTGACAACCCAGACGATCCACCAGTCTACTGGCTCTTCATCGGTGTCATCATAGGGCAGAACCCGTTTCCAATAGCACACATGTTCGTGTTTCACACTGGCAACATGCCGTGGATGGAGCTGCACGATGTTGAACGCTGGGAGAGGCTGTGAAGCCTGAGATCGGGCAGGTGCGAGCCGCAGCGAGCTCTGGCAACGGTGAGATGTTCATCCTTGTGGTCGGTCACGATCGTGAGAACACTGGCTGGGAGGCCATCGTCATTCACTCCACAAAGTGGTATAGCAACATGTTTGTAGTCGGATCCACGACGTGGTGGAGTGAGGATTGGCTTACGACCCAAACGGTCGCCATCTAGAGAGGTGAACGTGGGTCTCAAACTTGGTGACGTCGTGCTCTACCCGATGGGCAACGCAGACAGCTTCGTCGTGCTCTCCGAACCGTTCAGCTCGATATCAGGCTACCTGTACGTCGACGTCATGTACCTTGACGACGGCATGCTTGCCGTCGAGCAGGAGTCTGGAGAGTTATATGACGACGCCGTGTACCTGCCGAGAGCATGCATTTTGCGATGATCGCCGTAAGATGGTTGGATGAAGGTCATCACAGGGAGAGAGGGGCAACGCGTGCCCATCAAGGCGTGGGTCGACGGCGTTGAGCTTGAGGAGCCGGCTGAGGAGCAGCTCGTCAACGTCGCCACGTTGCCGTTCGTGTGGCCGCACCTCGCAGTCATGCCGGACGTGCACAAAGGCTTCGGCGCGACGGTCGGCAGCGTCATCCCCACAGATCGGGTGATCATCCCCGCGGCCGTGGGTGTGGACATCGGCTGTGGAATGATGGCGCGCAAGCTTGACCTCAAGCTGTCACAGCTTCCAGACAGCCTCGCGAGCCTACGCTCCGTCATCGAGAAGGCTGTCCCGCACGGACGCACAGATCAAGGCGGTCGCAACGACCGTGGCGCATGGGGAGACGTGCCGCAGAACGTTCGCGACCGTTGGTCTACGCTCGACGCGGAGTACAAGAAGCTTGTTGCACTTTACCCCGGCCTCGACCGAGGAACGACCATCGGCCACCTCGGCACGCTCGGGTCAGGGAACCACTTCATCGAGGTGTGCGGCGACGAGGATCAGAACGTGTGGCTGATGCTTCACTCCGGCTCACGCGGGGTCGGCAACCGTGTCGGTTCGCACTTCATCGCGCTTGCGAAGAAGGAGATGGAACGTTGGCACATCAACTTGCCCGACAAGGATCTCTCGTACCTTCCGGAGGGCAGTCAACACTACACGGCGTACATCCAGGCTGTCAGGTTTGGCCAGGACTTCGCTCGCTTGAACCGCGAGGTCATGATGGACGCCACGCTCGACGCCGTCGTCAAGGAGCTCGGCGTGACTTGGAACGCGAACGCCGAGGTGGAGGCTGTCAACTGCCACCACAACTACATCTCAAGCGAGAGGCACTTCGGTCGCAAGCTGTGGGTCACACGTAAGGGAGCGGTCTCCGCTCAGCTTGGCGAGCTCGGCATCATCCCAGGATCGATGGGCGCCAAGTCGTTCATCGTGCGAGGCAAGGGCAACCGCGACAGCCTGTGTTCCTGCTCGCACGGCGCCGGCCGTCGCATGTCACGCACGGAGGCGAAGAAAACGTTCACGGTTGAGGATCACGTTGAAGCCACCAAAGGTGTCGAGTGTCGCAAGGACGCGAGCGTGGTCGACGAGACTCCAGGCGCTTACAAGAGCATTGACGCGGTGATGGCAGCCCAAGCCGAGCTGGTGGAGATCGTACACGTTCTTAAGCAAGTTTTGTGCGTCAAGGGATGACGTGTCACCTTGAACAACATGCCCATCGTGTCGATCGGTTCAGTGTGGGAAGGGGATGCCAGTGTGTTGCTCCTTGTCGTGGACCGTGATGACGTTATCGCGCATCACGACGAGGCGACGTGCTTCGTCCTCCACTCGACAAACGTGTTCATCCTTCCGGGTGAGCTCTACCACCCAAGGTCGGTCAGCTTGCTGATGCATTACAAGAGGATCACGTGAGGGTCGTCGAGCGTGGCGACGTGTGGGAGTGGTGCACGTGGTCAAGCGAGACAGACGCAGTCGAGTGGTACCCTGTCCTCCTGATCGAGATGATCGGGCCAAACACACACAACCCAGAGTACAACGACTGGGTCTCGCTTGACCTGTTGACAGGCGATGTGGAGACAGTCTTCAACCTTCCGAAGCTCGGGTGGGAGAAGGTCGAGTGAGCTTCAACATCCCACCCCAGGGCACCTGCTTCACAGGTGCGATACGCGTGTACTCATCAGGTAACGAAGAGTCGATATACCTCGTCGTAGAACACAGCGGAAGCTCAGGTCCCAGCGCCACTGGACGGATAGGACGTTCGTTCGTTCTTCACTCAACGTACGCTCCGTACAAGGCTGGCGAGATCCTTGAGCACGACGAGCACGCCATCTGGTTCATGGAGTCGACCGCGCTTACCGAGAGCGACTGTCAGAGAAGGGTGTGGTAAAGTGGATTCGTGAGCCCGATCAACAGCACGCGTCGAGAGCACGATCAACCGTGTGGTTGCTGCCTCTGCGATCGCCTGCGTGCGGAGCGGTACGCCGGACCGAGCATCTACAAGGCGATCGCGGCAGCACCGAGGATGGGTGGAGGGAGCGCGACAGTCACGTGGACGCTTGAGCATTTCAGGTGGGGCGAACGCATCCCAGCTGGTGAGCTACTGCTCGTGGTGCGTGAGCTCAAGAAGCACGAAGCTGGCGGCCACCTTGACGCGGTGCTCATCGTCCCGCTTGATGGGAGAGACGATCGCTTCACACATGCACCTCACCTCTGCACCAGCAAGAAATGGATCGAGCCAGCGTGATGATCCAGCCGCGTGATCAAGTGCCCGTGGAACCAGGGCAGACTCGCATCCATGTGGGTGCCACCGGCGACAGCGTCTATCTCGTATTGGCATCTGTCGGCGTCGGGTGGTCTGTGCTCACATTGGAGGTGACAGGCATGCAGGAGGCGTACATCCCTCCGGCCGGGAAGATCGTCGACGCTTTCAACTCGTGGCTTGTGGAAGAAACAACGGTGCTCGTGTGAGGTTCGACGTCGGTGAAGTACGTGAGTACGGCGACGGGGTTCACGACGAATGCGGGCACATCATCTACGTTGTCTTAAAGTGCACACAGTTCCACGCGACCGTGCTGTTCCTCTACGTCGAGAAGTTGACAGCAGGTGCTCACGTCGGCGTACACAAAAATTACCGTTTAAACGAGCCGTTGTTCACCCACTCTGAGCTCATCGTGCTGGGGACGGCATGAGCGGCGAATGGTACTTGATGCCTGGCGACGTGTTCCTTTTCTCGGGCACACACCGAAGATATAATTTCATATTTGTGTTACTTGAACGTCACAACGAAACATACCCGTGGTGGGACGCACTGATCCTTGACTCTCAATCACAAGATTTCAGCATCACGACGTCGATCGACGAAGCTTGGATGTTTCAGCGGTGCAACCGTGTTGTGTGAGCTGGAAACCGGCCAAGTGTGGCAACTAACGAGTCACGAGCATCGTCTTGAGCCAGCGCTGTTGCTTGAGAGTCGCGTGTCATCAAATGGAGAGCGTTACTGGGTGTGTTTGTGTTTGATAGACGGGTCGATCTTCAACGCTTCACTGAACCGTTGGCGGGACGTGGAACGATTTCCTGATGACTTAGCTGATCATCTTGTTGGAGTGAGGCTAGCGTGATCAACCCTAGGATCGGCCAAGTGTGGGAGATCGGCGGCTCGATCGAGGTGATCACAGGCTGGCACAACATGCTTGACAGAATACACAACACGTTCATCATCTATCGCGTCGATGACGCGGCTGGTCGTCTAGGAATGCAGATCGACACCGCTAAAGAGGACGTGTTGACGTCAAGTGAAAATAACCGTCCCAACCCCACCAACTGGGTGAGGATCACGTGAGCAAGCGTGAGCCGTTGACAGGGACGACGTGGGAGACGAGCAACAAGTCTTCGGGTCACGTTCTGCTCACGTACCTTGAGGAGCCAGGCGCGCACAACGAGGCTAAAGCCCTGATCCACGTGTCAACGTTCAGGCCCGACTTAGAAGGTCACGTTTGCATCGTCGACTGCAACAACCGAGGGTTCAGCAAGCTGTGACTCCTCTTGCACCTGGGCAAACACGCGAGTGGCAAGGGTGGTCGGTTGTTCCCACGATCTTCGTGACACTGCGGTGGGTGGGCAAGGCTCGCAAGGGGAGACGCAAGATGGAGTCGTTGATCCTCAACGTAGAAGACAACTTGTACTACAAGTCAGGAGACGTTGTGGTGTTCAGCGAGGACGCGCTGTGGCACAGCCAGTCTAAGCTGATCGCGTGATAAGAGAACCGTTCCCGCCGTCGCAGGTGTAAGGTTGCGTCATGAGGAAACGAGTCGCCGACGAGATCCTAGAAGAGCTGATCGAGAACGACGGGTGTCGCGCCGGGTCGGCCGGCCCGGTCTCCGCGCTCGCCATCGTGCGGCTCGCGCTCGACCTACAAGATGCGCGAACCGAGGTGAAGAAGCTTCAGTTGGAACTGTGCGATGCCGACGGTCGCCCTTAGAGAAGGTTGGACGCGCGATCACGTCGCGACGTTCTGGTCACTCAGGCTCAGGGCGGGCGACGCGTTCGCTGTGGAGAAGCCTGATTACTTGTTTGTCCTTCTCGACGATGTCTTGAGCCACGACGATGAAGTGCGATGCATGCTGATCAGCGCGGAAGTAGGTGATCCTCCTCTTACAGAGATAACGTTTCGAGGGTGGACAAACATCGATAACAACTCGCCGTTCGCGCTGTTTCGAGCGTCAACGTGACGTCTCCTCCTCCTCCTGACAGAACCGGCGAAGTGTGGACCATTTACAACAGGCTGTTTCTCATCATCGGGAAACCAATCAATTCACCAACTGATGATGATGCGCTTTGGCGACATCCTGTCGTCTGCTTAGAACCAGGGGATGATGCAGGTTGGGACTTAACACACGTCTATGAGAAGAAAGACGTGCCGTGGACATCGATGAGCAATCGAAAGCAGTGGTGAGAGCCAACCAAGTGTACACTCACACCGAGTCAGGCGTCTTGCGCTTGATCATCACAGATCCTGACGAGCTTGGGTTCGTGACAGCGATGTTCCTTGACGATGGGTTTCTTAAAGACGGTTTACGTCCACGTGAGCTCGCGGGCAAGACGTACACGATCCACATGCGAGAGTTTCTCAAACAATGGATGGTGAGGGTGGCATGAGGATCGACGAGCCAGCGGTCGGGCAGGTGTGGATGCTTGCCACTCCTGACTTCGAGGAGATGCAGCCGAGCGTGCTGCTTGAGCTGTGGACGCCAACGTGTTCAAAAGAATCACTGTGGCGCTGCCTGTGCTTGGCGACCGGCAAGATCTTTCACGCCACGCCGAACCGTTGGAGCGAGAACATGGACGACATTCGCGGTGAGAGGCTGGGCTGATGAACGTCTTTGTTCTTGACGTTGACCCTGTTACTGCCGCTCAACAGCAATGCAACAAACATGTGGTCAAGATGGTGCTCGAGTCAGCACAGCTGTTGATCACGGCGTTGCCTCCTGATACGACCCGTTACAAGCACACACACTTCAACCACCCTTGTAGCAAGTGGGTACGTTCCTCGTTGTCAAACTACAAGTGGCTTGCTGTCCACGCTTTTGCCTTGTGTGAGGAGTATACACGTCGCTACAACCGTGTTCACGTCACGCAGGAAATCATCGAGCAGTGTGTTAACACAACGCCTGATCTGTCTGACGTAGGTTTGACGTTATTCGCTCGAGCTATCAAAGAGCCTTGGAAGACGCAGACAGCAGATCTGGACATTGTTGAGGCATATCGTCGTTATTACATCGGCGATAAGGCTCGGTTCGCCCGTTGGGCACCACGAGCCTCGGCACCTGCGTGGTGGCCTTTTGAGGAGAAAACATGAAGTTCGTCGACCGCGTCGGCCAAGTGTGGGAAGGGATCGACCTTGTAGGTTGGAACGGGATTCACATAGTCGTGCGATCCGCACAATCGCGCGAACACACACGTCACACAGTTCTCAGGGTTGAGACAGGTGAATTCGTGAACGCGAACGAGATGGATGACTGGGGTGGGCCTGACAAAGGTCACGGGACATGGATGAGGTTAGAATGACGCTCAAGCTGGGTCAGGTGTGGCGCAACCCGATGACGGACACATGGCGTGTGATCGTGAGACTCACCCCCAAGCGTGTCACGGCCATGTATCTGCACGAGGGTCGCACAGGCGTCGCGCTGGCCGGGTACACGTTCTCGTGGCCGTCGCACGAGTTCTGCGAGCACCCGATGGAGCTTGTGGAGTGATGGCCACAGTTGGCACGACATGGATCTGCGAGCGCAGCGTGGTGGTGGTCGTTCGAGACTGCGGTTTCGGCGGGGGGCAAGACACGCGACGCTACTCCGAAGTGCTCATCCTTCAGCAAGACGACGACCGGCACGGCGACCCACACGTCGGCAAACTTGGGATCTGCGTCGACCTCGCCAAGCACTGGACGCGGTTGGAGGCGTGAAGTCTGGCGAACTACGCGCGCACGTCAACCCTCCTGGCATGTACCTGCTGGTGCGGCAGTCCAGAGACGACCACACAGAGTGGCACGCGCTGGTGATCGAAGGTCACCACATGGCCAACGGTTGGGAGCGGCCCGGCGAGGTGTGCGAGTACTCGAGTGTGTGGCTGTCGATGTTCACGACAGGTGTCAAGTGAAGCGTCCGCAGGCCGGGCAGGTGTGGTGGACGCACGACGGCGAAGGACAGAGGTGGCGCGTCGTCATGCTTGAGTCCCGCCACGTCAACTTGATCAACGCCTCTTGGCTAGCTCGTGACATGGAGACGTGGAGGTGTGTGTGGGTGAGCGAGGAGCGGTGGGACGTCGCCAGCTCCAAGTCTCGTTTGATGGGTCCGGAGGCAGGCGACGCCGAGTTCTACATGTTCTCTTCTCCACGGGTTTCGGCCGCCCCTCTCCCGTAAATTCTCTCAAAAATGCGCGCACTGCGAACCGCAGTTCGCTCCCCACCCGAAAGCCACCCGAAAAGCCATGAAGAACAGGACACGTAGGAAGCAAGCCAGGCGTCAGCAACGCGAGCGCCGACGCGCGAGCGTCAAGATCGCCGGCCACCACGAGCAGTGGTCGCTGCTCGCGACGCTCGCGCGGTGCGTCGAGGACGGCAGCGCGACGGTGATCGTGATCCAGCCACCCGAGAGCTCCACGTGACCCACCACCCCTACCGCGAACCCTCCTCCACCCCCGATCGGCCCGCCCCCAAGCGGTGGGGCGCGACGTGGGTCACGCGGATCGCCACGTGGGCCGAGCGTCGACGTCGGTCCCAAGCGCGAGCCGAGCTCAAGGCTCAACGCGCCAACGTGCTCGCCTGCCACCAGCAGATACGCAGCGACGCCGGGTTCCTGTACGCGTGCGCGTGCACGTGCGGGTTCCACGCGCCGATCCAGGTCCCGTCGCGCGTGAAGGGGGAGTGGGCCGAACGTTGGCCGCACGTGGATCCCAAGAGCGCGTATCCTCCCAGGAAGCGGTAGGGTGAGCGCATGGACGAGGAAGTCTACTGGTACGCTAGGTGCCGACACATCGCGCGCATGGGCACGTTCCGCACGCAGCTCGAGGCGTGGAAGGCCGTGATGTCCACAGACGGCACGCCCGCCCCGGAGGCGACGGTGTGGTGCGAGCCAAAGACGCAGGACAAGAGGTGACAACCCGAGCCGCGGGTGAGGTGTGGGCGCGCACAGAGCCAAAGACAGGCGTGTACCTGCTGCTCAGCCGACACGGGCAGTCCGAGTGGAACGTGCTGATCCTCGAGACCGACCTCACGGTCGGCGAGCAGATAGAGCCGATCGGCCACGTGCGTGGGATCTCGGACATCTGGTTCGACATGGCGGCGATTCAAATAGCATGAGGGCCGAGTCGATGCAGGCGAGACGCAAGGATCCGGGCCCGAACGTCAGCGCCGACCCGCGCGACGGCGAGTACAGCGAGATCCGCGACGACGCGGATTGGATGCGGTCGGACGCCAAGGGCGAGTGGGGCAGCGACGACACGCACAACGACATGATCGC